TTATGCTAACATATTGTCGTCAAGTTCAATGACGCATTTACCATAGCCTGTCTGATCATCACATGCAAGATACTTTTTAGTATCAATACTAAATACATATCTGTTTCCCTGGTTCTTGTTAATCAAACACCGATACAAGCCATTTATAACGGTATTTTTCCCCGGTAGCGGAATCACTGTCATAACTACATAGTCATCTGCATATCCATATGTACTTTCGCAAGAAATACTATATGTCTCGCCACCATCGATCCAGAATCTGTACCCAGATCCTATATATCCGTATACTCCGATATTTGAATTATCCTGTAATGTCGCTGTACTTATCAAATATGATAACTGTGTTCCTGTCGTCATTGTGTCTGAAATAAATACAAAGAATGTCGCTCCATTTTTCCCGTTTGCATATCTTAGCCTGAAATTCTTTGCACTGTTTCCATTCATATTCTGGTTAACTACCGTTGCTGGTTTGTTTGTTCCTGTCTGTTCTACACCGTTTATGTACTGCCGAATCGTAAAATTACTGCCGGATATAGAACAAATGAATCCATCTTTTGTAGACTCTCCGCTATACAGAATCCACTTGCTGCCGCTTGTGACTGTACTTAACTTACATCTAAGCGCATCAGCAATCTGCTGCATCACTTCATCCGTGATTGTTACAATATAGCTGTTGTCAACCAAGTTTGACAACATTAACTCCTTATATCCTTTCATCATTCACCCTCCTGTTCTATCGTGCATGTTCCATATATGTTTTTTACCGTTCCGTCACTTGTAATGGTTGTATCAGCTTTCCCATACACACCATATCCGACTGACTGGATCTGCTTAATCTTCTCTGCCATCGTTTCAAATCCATCACTGACAGATTTTTTTAACGTTTCAATATCGGTATTACATTTTTCAACTTGTTGAGATAAATCACCTACATCTACAGCACCATGTTCTTCATAATAATCCTTATCATAATAGGTAATCATAGGCAATCCACTTGCTTTACATCTAACCATACATGTTCCACCTTTCCCAAAAGTAGGAAAGATATCATTTATTTCATCTTTATAATAATTAAAATAAATATATTTAGCATTATAAGGGGCGCAATATATCATCGTAGTAATATTGCCCTTGGAAGCTTTTTCATTATGTGCCACATAAGAAATTTCGCCCTCGTCATCAATCACAACAAACGGGTATTCAAGATCGGATTTTAATTCTATAGCTCCTGCATCAGCATTTAATACAACACAATTGATAGAATCATCATAATTATTATCTGTATTTAAAACTTTTTCACCTGTGGCATAATTGAAACCATCGCAAGTTCTTGTACTCAACAATCCTTGCTTTGCGATACCGTCCTTATAAAAGTCTCTTACAATGCGATTAATTGGGTATACAGCGTTATCCAAGAAATATTGATATATTTTTTCATATATAACTTTATTCTTTACAGGATTTTCGGATTCGGATGATAATTCATCATCTATATTACCAAAACCACCGTCCTTGATACATTTAACAATCTGATTACTTGACCATGTTGTATTTTCGGAGATGTTATCATCGGCAATTTCAGGTATATGAGTTACCTTTTCTAATGCATCAACTAATGTATTAAACTCATTTGAACTTTTAATGTCTCCATCCTGAATAACTTTTTTAGCAACTATCATTTTACCTGTCACGGTAGAAATAGCAGTACCTTGCTCAGTTAATAAGATGTCATATTCAATTTCACCAGGCTTAACCGTTGCATTTTTACCGAAAGAAAAGACAAGAAGATTATTCCTCTTGTCTTTATCTAAATTCGATATAATAACGGTCTTATCTGGCTTTTTAATATTGATAACAGCATCTAGTTTTGATATATCTACTGGTTTTCCAGCATTTACGATTTTAAACTTGACAATACGATTGATGTCACCTTGCTTGGCATATATAGTGCCAACAGCGGCATGATTCATAACGTCAAGTATTATATATTGTGTTTCATTTATTTTAGCCATTTCGTCCTCCTAACCCTTATATCCATATGCAATCATAGCAATAGGGGCATATGTAATTTTAATTGTACACGGGCGATTAACCACAATTCGATTTTTAACTGTTTCGTCTACATCTTGATATGTATTGATTAATCTAGGCAATAAGAAATTACAGTCCTTTCCTAATTGCCTACCATTTATGTTACTTGTCACAAGTTGAGATGTCCCATTAATAGTAATAACCTCACCCATACAGCAATTATCAATCTTAAATTGTCTGTCAATAATCAATAATTTATTCTCTTGGTCTACATAATAACTAGAAACAGTTAAGTCGCCAGCTTCTTTACATGTAATAATATAGTCAGCGTTTATACAACCATATTTATCACTGTTGATTTCAAATTCTGTTTCTCGAATATTCGCTGATAAATCACAATTAATAAGCAAATCATCTTGTAAAGCATATGGTGTATTGGCTGTAAAAGTCAAATTAAAACCAATGATTTGATCATTTATCATCACTTGTTTTGCAGAAAAATTACCAATCCAGTAGATATTCTCATAACCAGAACAATTGATTCTGAATTTCTTGTTTTTGAGAGAAAGCCACTTTTGAATTTTTCTCGCTTGTGCAACAGTCAGATAATCTATATCTGAATTACACATGTTTACGCATATAGAGAGTGGAAGAGTAAATGGCTCATCATATGTCGTAGAGTATAAATTGAACCAGTCCGATCCAGATGATTTTTCTTGATTTAGTTTTAATTCCACACCAACTTCCACCATACCTGAATTACTATCAAAATTACAACATATACAGTTAAAATCTGCCAATGTTTTATCAGCAAAGGTAAAATCATTTACTTTCACATTTTCACCTCCTTTATAACATAGCAATCCATGCTACACTTGTACTATTAGCATCGATTCGATTCAAATATATATCAAATCCTTTAGTTGTAACATTTGATACCGACACACATTTTACATATGTTCCAGGTTGTGCGGAGATAGGGGTAACAACAACAGTTGGCACTGCACTAAATGCGCTACTAAAGATAACGGATGTTTTTGTTGGAGTATTTGCAGTTGCTTTACAAACAACAGTTCCTTTTTTGCAAAATCCAGAACTAGATCTAGCAAATAATTTTCCTTGTAATGTGACACCAAAATAAGGATTTCCAGAACTCCCTGTTTGTTCCATAATTAATCCATAATTAGTCGTAGAATTATTAACATTAATTGTTATTCCCATATTAGTAATTAATGTAGATGCACGTCCTCGTGTATCATCATCTACACCTACATTTACTTCTGTACCAAACACACGCCCATCTTTGCTTACTCTAAATGGGCAATCAGAATAATTATCGTGAGAAATTCCTCCTGTTGCAAATGTCCATGTTGTGTTTGCAGTTGGAATTTGCATTACTGAAACCTTTTCGCCACTATTAGCAGGATCTCCACTATATATTTTACCATCTGTTATAGTCCAACCTGCCAGACTTGCCCATGAAGCTCTCATTTTACCATCTTTACTTACTCTAAAAGGACAATCACTATAATTACTATGAGATGTGCCACCAACCGCAAATGTCCATAAATTATTCTTTTGTGGCATCTGCATAACCGCTACAGGATTATCTGCTGATCCATCACCACCATATAACTTACCATTTTCAATATTCCAACCACCGACCGAACCTTTAATAGAATAGATACTGCCATCATATCCAACATGAAATGGTGCATTATTGCTATCATTACTGCCAGCCCAAAAAGCTTGGTTTTCACCCATTCCTGTACATGTATCGTCACTTCCTGTTATGAGATATGTATCTGTAATATTAAATCTACCAATCGTACCTTTCGAAGCATTTATCGTACCACTTATATTTGCATTGCTCGCATATAAATCGCCACTTGTTGTAACGCCAAACTTCGAACCAGCGGTGAAACACCAACCAGAAATAGCGGATGAACCACCAATCGCTTTATTCTCTGTAGTTCCTATTGACATTAATACTGATTTATCTGTACCCCAAATTCCATTACTGAGATTGTTTGCACCAATTTTGAATCCACCAAGTTGTCCAGAATTACTTATAATAGTACCGTTCAGATATACATTATCCGCATATAAGCCATAACCGACACAATCATAAGTGCCACATTTTAATCCGTCAAGATACCCTAATCTTACACTCGGAATAGTATACACAGTGTCAGGATCAGAGCTTGATTTACTGCCCCAAATGTCTACATAAGGTGCAGAATTTGCACTACCTATAGCAGACATTCTAATACCGACAGGTGAATATACATTCTTAGTAGTTGAGCCAATTTTTTTACCATATCTCTGATAGAGCATTACACTAATATCACTGTAAGATGCGCCATTTTTAGCCGTAGAAAAATGATCGGCTATTGAAGATTCGACAGTAAGTGTTAATGACATAGTATTAGCAGTTGTATTCAATTTAGCAGCCATAACACCACTACACCTAATATTTAAGCCATCAATTTTACCTTGAAATTTAATTTTAGAATTTTGTGCCCAACGAACCCCTTGAATAGAATCAGAAGTAATTGCTGTTTTATCTAAGATAGAAACAGTAATAGTTGTAGCACTTGCTTTAGATACATTAACTGTTGCACCTGATTGAATATATATTATAGGAGCAACACAGAATTCACCACCTAAGTCTTGAATAGTATTTAATTCATACTTAAATGCTTTCAGAGTATCATTGATTGTTACATTTGTTGCTGTAATATTATTAGCGGCGAGAGAGTTGTTAATTGTGACTGGAACTGAGAATTTTGCAGAAGATGTGTTGAATAAAACTCTGCTACCAGAATCTCCTACTTGAAAAGTCCCGTCCGTTCGTACCGTACTTTTGCCAAAATATACTCCACTACCAAAAGCAATTTGGTCGTTTATTCCTAGCCAACTATATCCGTTATCTCTGATAGCTATTTTATTATTGAGAGACAATTTTCCGTTGGTTGCCGAATTACCAACATTCAATGTACCAGTAGTGGTAGCATTACCATTAACAGTTAATCCGCTTGTCGTTACACTCGTAGCAGTTATATCATTAGCATTTAATGTTTTTACGACCAATGAATCGCTGATATTTATATCTTCACAAAAAAGCTTACCCAGTAATCTACTTGATCCTGTGACAAGCAAATTTCCTAATTGTGCCAAGTAAAATCACACTCCTTTCTAAAGAGAGCAATTTACTTGCCCTTCACAACTGTATTTTCTTTAATTTCTTCGTCTTTCTGAATTTTATCCATAAATGACAACATATCAATATCACGGATATTTAATCTGCAATCATCGGGAAGAGTATCATACACTGATTCCATATCGAATACAGAAAGAGTAATTTCGGTTCTGTCTTCTAATACTTCATCTAATTTACGCTGGCATTCCGCTGCATCAGCTTGATATTCCTCTGCAAATTCTTTCTTCACTTCAATTCTTTTTGAGCCATTAACCTCTACCTCTTCAGTCTTACCAGCTTCAATATATTTATTTCCTAATGACTGTGTTAATTCATTTCTCATTTCAATTAAACTCTGTGCAGTCTTATTTACTTCCTGCATATTTGTACGAAGTGCTAACTGTACTCTAAACGGCAGAACATTAAACTTTTCTTTATCTTCCTGTCTGCTCTGTGCATACCATTCTGCAATATTTACCAATTCAATGTTGTAAAATTCCTTTGTTGTAATCTTCTTATTAAATGACATAATAAATTCTCCTTTTTCTCAACTAAAATTAGGGCATATAACAGCCCATTAACTTATTCTCCATACGGTCTGAATATATGTCCGAACACGACATAGTAAGGTTTATTCTCATCATGAAGCACCTTATATTCAAACCAGTCCAATATAAAAATTGATATACATACAATCACAAACCAAGCACAACAGAAGAGGACATTAAGTTGATTCTGTGCAAATGTTCCCCAAAGTCCCCTGTAGTCCCATATAGTAAAATCTTGATTGAATGTAATACCAAATAAATATTCCAACATGATAGAAGTCAAACCACCAAATAATACTTGCCATGCTAAATCCATATCATATGTGAACATATTGTTATACTGTGAAATGATAATTCCCACAATAAAAGCGAGTATGAACATCGTCCAATGTGTCCAACCTCGCCATAAGATTTCTAAACCACAATATATAAAACCAGATACTATACCAATGCTAGTTAGCTGTAGTATCTTTTGTAGTAGTTTCTGTATTTTCGCCATCTGAATCACCACTTTCTGATGTAGAGGTATCCGTGTCAGGTGTATTATCTGAGTCATCTGTAGTTCCTGAACCGCCCATAAACCCAGCAATAAGTCCCTGTATAATCTCAAGAGTATTAGCTATAATCTCGTTATACTGTGCCTGATATGATTCATTAAGAGGTGTGTCATATGTATAAGACATAATTGTATCTCTGTTTGTCTCTCCGTCTAACTGTACACGAAGCAGATTACATTTAGTAGTTTCCTGAGTAATCTTTAACTGCATCTGAAGATAGAGTGATATAATTACTTTAGCAGGAAACATACGACATTCGTTGCCATTTGAGTGATATGGAAGATATGCAACTGCTGGATTCTGCATTGCAGTCAAACAGAGAGAAGAGATATTGTTCTGATCATGTTGTTCAAGGCTGAATGTCTCTGTGCCATTATCTGTTTCTATTTGTACACCCTTTGATATTTCTGCTGTACAGGTATTATTGAGTACACCTTTCTTGTATGTCTTAATTTCCTCGTCAGACATTGTATTAAAATCTATAACAGGATTTACAATATCCTGTAAACTCTGAACTTGTTCAGCGAGATTATTCTTTGTTAGTCTAACCGCCAAGCAATCTACAAATTGGTTCACATCTTCATTATACTGTGCACCACAGTCTGTAATGTCAGAGTATGTATCGTATATTTCGTATAAGCCAACAGATATATCATTCTGGAATATCTGTATAGCTGTTATTTTCTTGAAATTCTCCTTAACTCCACGTAAGTAATCTGTCTGCAAATAGAGCACAGGATCATTCGCAAAATCCTGTGCAGAGAACTTTACAAGAGTATAGGTTTCTTTATTATTAACTAGAACGTAACTTCGCATTTAACGCTCCTTTCTACATAATAAAAGAGCCTACCGAAGTAGACTCTATGTGTGTTAATTACTTGATTTTAAATTTCCCATATTTCGTTACAAACGACAAAATCATTCGCAATTCTGATTTTAATGTTATCGTTGATTGCGTATTTTAATAGATTCTCATCTTCAACAACCGCATCTGTTTCATATATTTCAGTAGTAATTAGATTTCCTTGCTTAGTTATATTACTCATTCTGCAATCACCTCGCCAGCTAACATTAAGTTTCCATTATTATCCACTGAAGCAGAGGATTGATATAATTCAAGAATATTAGAATCAGAAAGGGCAGTAGCATAGATGCGGAAATCAGAAAGTTGCCCATTAAGATAATTTGAAATACCATCTCCACCTTGAGAGGATGCACCAATTGTACCTACGTTTGAAATTAATTTCATATCTCCAACCGTATTTACCGTTTGTTTTAATATTCCATTAACATACAATTTTTTACAGGATGATGACCTAGTTACAACTACATGTATCCATTCGTTTGCTGATATTGTATAGTCTGAAAAAGTGCACTGTCCATTATCGTCAAACCTAATCTTATTGCCAATTTTAAATAAAGCAATTCCATTTCCAACGGCAGTTCTCATAGTGCATATAGTTGAATTACCAGTTATGTCATCAAATTTTACCCAACAAGATATTGTAAAATCTGTTGAAGAAGATGTTATAGGATTTTGAAATTTTAAATATTGGTTGTTTCCATTAAATACATAACTTCCTTTGTATCTAGGCGTATCACTTGACCAAGTAGGGCATGTAGAATCTGTTACACTACCATTGTTTTCATATCCACTTGTATCATAAATTATATTGTCATAAAAGGAAGCATCATCTTCAGGGGCTGATGTCCAAGGTGTAGCGGTAGAAGATTTTTCGAGTTTGACATTTTTAAGTCGTGCTGTAAAACTTGCTTCGACATTTGCGTTTGAATTGTAGAAAGATATATAATTTTGTTGCCCAACATTTGAAGATGCTTGCTGAGGAATAGTAACGGTTTGTTTTACATGATACCATTTATTTAATTCACATCCGTTTTGTCCTACTACGGGTAAAATATGTCGAGTTACCCCTCTCCAAGCTCCAGTTGCGGTTTCTCCACTTGGGGCATTAGTATATCTTTGTCCCATCCAGAATTCCCCCCTATTAGAACCTGTAGGAAAATTCCAAGCAGTGTACATTATGTCATACGACCATGTATATTTTTCGCCAACCGGGTAATCTCTGCATCCATATACAAATCCGTCATAAAGACTAATAGTTGCATAAGTTTTTTTTGATTTTAAAGTGAACTCTCCATATTCGTCTGTTACAGTTGGAAAATTTTTGAAAAAACCTGCTTTCTCGTTTCCTTTACCGTTTTTGATCAGATTTCTACCACCGATCTTTCCGTCAATTTCTCCGAGAGGGTAGTGGCAGACTAATCCTTTTGATATTTCCTTGACTTGGCGTGGGGATAAACACTCATTATAAATTCGGAAGTCGTTTAATTTTCTATAAGCATTTTGCCAAACAACCCTTGTCTGATATTCAAAAGATGATGAATTACTTACGCTACTATATGTATATTTTTTGATACCATTAATATAAACCGTCATAATTGGATTATGATATGTTACGGTAACATGTGTCCATTGATAAGATGGCAATACTCCCTTGTAAATTGGAGTCATCATAAATGCGTTTGCAGCATCATTCATCCAACTTAAATGTAAATCATTACATGTAGGATATTGAAAAATAGAAAACTTCCGATTATTAAATTCTACATTAGTATTAATATTTCCAAATATTGTGCCACCTTTTGACCCTTCTTCTGCATTTATGTATATCCAAAAACAAATTGTCAATGCTTGGTTATTTAAAATTTTAGATGTCATTGTAGCACTCATATCAAACTGCCCTTGTTCAAGACATTTTCCTAACTTACCATCATTAAAAAATGTTGGGTCAATACTGGTAATAAATTCATCATTAATCAATCCTTGATTTTTCGTTGTCCCATCTGTGAATGGAAACCATAAACATAGCAATCTATCACACTCCTTTCTCTAAAAATAGGAGAGTAGTACCAAACCTACTCTCCATAATATACTATATATGCCTATGCAAAAACAAAGTTTAAGCACTGTAATTCGGCGTTATATTCTAACGTAACGGCATCTCCGATCATTGCCTTATCTGCGCTTATTTGCCCCTCAGAAGCGATTCCTCCCCTTACTTTCAGTGCGCCAGTGGTCTTACTGGTAGAAGCTGTGGCAGATGAAATCGTTGTTTCTTTTGAGAAGGTTTTTGCTCCTGATATGATCTGTGCTGTATCTATTGTAACATATTTAGATGTAATTACATTGCCTGCACCATCTTGGGTAGCTTTGGTAGCTGACGAAGCATTTCCAGAAAGATTACCAGTTACATTGCCAACTACATTACCTTCCCAACCATTAGATGTTATCTTGCCGAGAAGTGTGTTTGTGCCTGATTGAGATTGATAAAATTGAAATAATCCTCCAAATTCATAGAAGTTCATATAATCTTGTCCTGTATGACCAAGCAATAAAGCATGATTAGTAGACGAACTAGATCCACCCAAAAGGTATCCATCAACTTTTAAATCACCTGTAATAATTCCACCAGTAAGAGGAAGATATGTTGAACTAATCACATTACCATTTCCGTCTTGAGTAGCTTTTGTAGCAGATGTAGCCTTAGTTGCGGTAGCAGCATTACCTGTAATATCAATACCCCATGTGCCACTTGCACCTGTACCATCTTTTTTAGGAACATAATCAGTGTAATTATTACTTGATAAAACAGTTTGCCATTCACCCCATGTATTAGCTTGTTGCCCACGCATTTGTAACTCAGGATTCTCTCCAATAGTAACTGCTAATTGAGAATCATATCCACCTGTATTATCCCAATAGAAATGTAAAATATGTCCATCAGATTTTGGCTTATTCGTAGTCATTAATTTTGTTGCTTTAAATGTAGCTAATCCACCACTACCTGTAATGGCAACATTTGCATCTGTCGGACGACTACTGAATAAATTAGCTAACAAATTAGCCTTTAAAGCATTGCCACCAACACTGTCACTCAGAGCATACTTCGTGCTAGAATTTAATGCATCAGTAATACCATAACCACTTAGCGTAGTAGGATTAGTACCAGCCGTTACATGACCATAAGTGTCAACAGTAACAGATTTATATGTACCAGCTTTCACACCACTTACATTGTGTGTAATTGCAACTGTCTTATCATCACCTACCGTAGCAGCTAATGCACCACTTGCAGTTACACCTGAGAAGTCGATTGTACCACCGCTAGAAACCTTGATAGAATCCAGTTTACTACGTTCCTTTTCGGTCATAAGACCAAGACCAGTTGAACCTATTGCAGTTTGAAGATTAGCCTTTGTAATGGTAATTGCATTGCTTACACATGAATAATCTGTACCAGCAAGAGTGACTTTTGAAGCGTAATTATGTGTATGACTTGATGAAGACGCTCCAATATCAGAGAGAGAAAATGATATGTCTAATGCGCCATCAAATGACTTCTTAGCTAAACCAATTGTAATATTTCTAGCCGTTGTCAACTTACTTGCCGATAAAACATTCTTGGTTGAGTCAGCCGTATTATCTACATTACTAAGACCAACTTTAGATTTCGACAATGCAGGGATATCAGCTTCAACAAGTGTTCTAAATGTTGCCTTTCCATCTGATCCATTAGGAGCTGCAAGTATAGTATTTTTTGTTCGAGTGCCTTGAGCATTATAAACATAAGTTTCCCAATCAGATATATTAGCCATAGTATGTGTGTGTGCAGATGGTGCAAATGTCTTTGGTTTATCGGTGATTCCACTCCAAGGAACATTAGATGCAGTTCCTTTTAAGTTACCAATCAAACCATTGGCGAATCTAGCTGCACCACTAACAAGAAGTGTCCCTGCTGTAAGATCATCTACATCAACCGAGCCACCAAATGACACATTCTGACTAACAGAATCAAAATCTTTTCTAAGGTATGTGTCTGAAATTGTATTGCCGTTTCCATCCTGAGTTGCTTTTGTTGCACTTGCCACATTAAGAGTAGATGGATTAACCCATGATGGGGCAGAAGTGCCACCACTCTGTAATATGTAACCAGCAGTTCCAAGAGATAACTGCGATAATGTTCCACTTGCACTTGCATATACAATACCGTTTGTAGTCCAAGATGATTTTCCCGTACCACCATAAGCAACGCCCATAGTTCCAACTGTCAAATCAGCCGAGCCATTCCATGACTTTCCATTAACACTCAATGTATGAGTAAGTTGATTAGCCTTACTAGCTATAGCAGTGAGAGTACCATTAACAGTTAAATTACCTGTGACTGTACCACCTGAGATTGGGAGATATGTACTACCTACAGCATCCTTACGAGCATATTTATCTGAAAGCTTTGTACCATTTTCATAAATAGTACCATCTTTATCTACCTTGAATAGATATTCCCAAGTAGACTGAGAAGAAGACGGATCTTTAACTCTACGAATATATAAGAATTTATTATCCCATTCGTTCTTAGAGCCGAAGATAGGTTCAACCATACCCATATCATAGTATTTCTGTGTTTCTTTATCGAAGACATAGTTACCACCATTGATGGTTGTCCATCCCGATTGAATACCGAGACTACCATCTTGAGACATAAGATACCAATGACCAGCCGTAAGAGCAGCGTTACCCTTAGAAATCAATGCACTATATTCTACACCGTTCACAAGTGCATCATCTTTGTTCCTAATATTATCAAACTCAGCAGAGCCAATATACCAGTTATTATTGGCATCACCAAAGTAACCTGCATCAGCATTGACTGTACCTTGATAAAAGGCATTGCCAACTGAATCTAAATAGAATCCAGGTGTGTGAATTTCTCCATTAGACAAATCAAGAAACGTACCAAGTGAACTATATGTTCCATCGTTACCAGCTACATAATTGTTTGACTTCAAGGCATCTGCTTTGAGCTTTCCACCTTCAATAATCGTTGCTGAACCATCAGGAGATTTGATGATGAACTGTTTTGTGATTGCCGCAACAGCAGAATCTGTAAGAGTAAGGGAGGTGGAAGATGAACCTGATTTTACGAGCCATAAGAACTGATCCAAGGACTGTTGTGCCTTTGTTTCGGCTTCTTTTGCAGTTGTATTAGCTGAAGTAGCAGTGGTCAATGCATTAGACGCATTTGTATTAGCTGTATTAGCCTGTTTTCTTGCTACAGTAGAAATAGAAAGAGCACTATTTAATCCATTAGATACGATAGGAGTAGTTGTCTCTTGTGTATTGTCGTCATAAATAACAAGTGTTCTTGTCCATATATATTTTCCCTCAGACCATTCTGGTTCTTTATCCGACCAACCTTCATTTGGTTGTAAAACGTTGCTATCAGAAATGGCATACTGAGGAGTAATAGATTTTACACCTTTACCCTTTACACCATTTTCACCTGGTTTACCATCTTGACCATTAGCACCTGATATACAAATAGCTTTTGCTGTTTGAGAATTATCTGTTCTGTCCTTGTAGTATGTAATAACTTTCTGCCACACATATTTTCCGCTTATCCATGTAACACTATTTGTTGTCCATTCGCCACCAACTAACTCTGTAGCAGAATCAGATTGGTAGAAATAGGTTGTTACATGATCCACACCTTTTTCGGCAATTTCACGGATTTCATTAGTTTCAACCTTTAAATCTTCTGTAGCTTTGTTAGCTTTATCAGCAGATGCTTGTGCTTGATTAGCCGATTCTTGCGCTTTATCGGCTGCCTGTTGAGCAAGTGCTACTAACTTTTGAGCTGTATCAAGGTCAATGATAACCTCTGATATGGTCTTTCCATCAGAACCAACTTCTGTGCCTTTAATCTTCAGATATCCACCGTCAATTGTAAGACCATTTTCGTCTATAACAATAGACTTGTCTTCATTGTAGATTTGAAGCTCCTTACCTATTATAAGATTACCAACTACAGTCTTAGCGATGATGCCGTAATCTTCAACAAGATTGCCATTGATATCAGTATATGTAAAGCGTCCAACGCCTGTTTCAATTGTTTCCCAACCGTCTTTGGTGAGATATAGTCCGTTGTTTACAATCTTTAACTGCTTTAATGAAAATTCATTATACACATCATCCCAAGATCGAGCTAATAAACCATTTTTGGTAAGTGTTACTGTTTGCTCTTTAGAATTACTGAATGATATATTATCACCAAGTAATCCATTATTTGTCCAATCTGAAACTGTTTTTGTCGTACCTTTTGACTTATCTACTTGATCTTTAACAGAAGAGTAAGATGTAGACATAGATTTTGCTGACTGTAATACAGACTCTACATCTGAATAACCAGAATAGATTTTTTCTACAGTAGAAAATTCTACAGGTATTTCTGACAGATTATCGTAATCAACCTGATAAGAGAGCAGACGAAGCGAGTATACCTTCTCGTCAATTCCGACCTTGATAAAATTACCAACTTCAAATTTATCTACAATTGGTTTGAATTCTGGCAGAGCAAGTAGATTACCCATTGTTGTGTTAATGGAATACTGTAAGTTTCCTGCCTTATATAATTCTCTCTGCGCCGCCTTAAATAATTCGGTGGCTCTCTTGATAAGTTCCGTATTATTCAATCCAGTAGAAGAGTAGTTTGAATTATTATAATCATCTTCACGCCGATAAGAATAGAATAAATTCCATAAGTCAGTACCGAGATATTTCTGTAAATCTAACTCTTTTTGAATTGACTGTTTCAAAGTTTGCAGAACACCAGTTGACTTAACTGGATCAAATATAGCTTTAACACTATTTAATTCGCTAGTTCTTGTTTTGATCTCATTATTGATCCACGTTAATCTGTTTGCGTAGAATTTTTGATACTTCTTTTTAAGCTCGCTGTTATTATATTGTATATCTACAGAATCTTCTGTAAATCCATTTGTTACTATGTCTTGACAAGCCTGAAATTCAGTATACATATTAGTCAGTTCAGTCAGTGAATAATATGTCAATTCCTTTTTAAAATCTGCATCTGATAAATCAAAACTGGTTATCTGCTTATCTTTGAGTTTCTTTGATTCAGCAGTCATACGCTTGATTTTTTGCTCAATATACTTCTCGTTATTTTCTAGTACAGGACATGTAACATCAACAGATCCTGTCAGATATTCTTCATTTTCGTCCTGCTGAGTTAAACTTGTAATTGTAACAGTACAGGAATATGTTTTAGTTTTCGTGGAAGAGTTGTAAGCAGACAGCGATTTCGTTTCAACCGAAATATCATAATATGCTGTGCTGCAAAATACTTGACATAATTTTTCCAATGTATTTCTTACTACACTGGATTCAATTGAAGATACTTTTGTTACAGCAACTCCTCCTAATGCCTTGATTCCTTTTGTAATTGATGCCAGGCTATCTTGAACTCCGAGTCCATCAATATCAATCACAGGCATCATGCTATCATTAATATAATAGTATAAATCAGTAGCATCATATCTAGCAGCGATGAGAGATGAATAACCCACAAGAGGGTTAGCTAACTTATTAAAAGTAACTTTATCCTTATCATCATCTGAAACATTGGCAAATTTCTTGGTTACAGAAGTAACGACATTATTGTAGTTTGTAACTTTCGTAGAATCCAAAGCCATTTTTCTTGTTGTCTGAATTTCGTTATACAATGTATCATATGACTTTAATTTATTTTTGAGATTGTCAGGCATATCTGATAAAACATCGTCAGAAAAGTAATAAATATACTGTGATCCGTTTGGATTAATATTACGAATAGTAGTATTCATTAAATCATCTGCACCAGTCACATAAAAGCAGTTCTTTAAAGAGTCTTGATTTGACTCCAAAGTAATACTTTTTGTTAAATTGGTACTATTGATTAATACATTTGTATCTTCACCATATTTATTAATTACTTTTGTTGATCCACACTCAGGACATGTATCAAGAAAATCTCCTCTGTATTTACATGCAGTGCATGTGCTATATAAATCATATACTGAAATAGTTCTTTGTTCAGAATTAAAAGAGAATAAACAATGATACGCTTCGGCAATATCGTTTTTTAATGCCGATAAGGTATCTGTTCCATCAAATGTGAATTCGTGTACTGTTGATAATTCTCTAAGAGTAGAATCCACATGAGCAATTGAATAATGTGGTGCTTTTTCTAATACACGATGCAGAAGAGAAGCATGTGTAAGAATATATTTCTTTCTGGCAATTACAGAAGCAGTTGTTGGATATGCTGTTTTATCTTTAAGATAATCATATTTTGACTTTGCCCATATTTTTAAATTATCTTCTGAATCATAGTCATCAGGATCTCGATATAATACAGTTGGGAAGTTCTCATCGTACAAATCATTTGTCATGTCAGTTTCCGTATTAATCTGTACTCCATGTAGATTGATATTCGATAATTCAGATTCACACAATGCTGTACCTGTAACAGATTTTGATAAATCATCTGGATCTTCTTCATTCGCCGAAACAGCAATTTGAAATCGTTCTTTCAGTTCAGGCATATATATAATTCTAAAATCCACTAACTGATCCCATAGTGGATGTTTTATTCCATTGTTAAATTTATGTATTTTAAATGATATTTCATTCGCATCATTAAAATTGTTTTTATATGTTAAGCCAGAGACATTAGTAATTCCTCCATTACCGATTGTTTCAAAATTTTTGTGCTGTAATAGGAGAGTAGGAGTCTCTATTAAACCTTGGCTATTAAATAATACTTTCGCCATTTACAAAATGCCTCCTTATTTTAATTTTATTTATTATCCATTTCTTGATTCATCTGTTCGTGATATTCATTTGCGTCAAGTTGTAATTCATTTATCATGTGTTCGTAGTCAGTCTTGAGCTGTTTACACTCATCTAATAAGTCTTCATATTCTTCCTTCGCTACGAGAGTAGCTTCGATCTGTGTAGCGAATTTTCGCACATTATTTTCCCGTATATACTTACGCAATTCTTCATTTTCTGCCTTTAATTTTTCGATTTTCTTTGTCTTGGATGATTTATATCTCACAAATATCCACCTCCGATTTAATGTGTTTTGATGAGAAAATAAGCATAATAAAAGAGAGGAATTGTGACATTCCTCCCTGTTACTATGTTAATATTTAATTTTTAGTATTTCCGTATTCCAAGTGAGTTGTGATTAGGTGATAAAGATCCTACTGTAGTATCTTTAATCATATTACGAACTCCACCCGTATTATTTTTAATAGCGTCCTTCATAGAACTAGCAAACTGCTGTGGATTCTGTACTCCCTCTAAGTTTACATCACCAATAGTGATATTGATGTCATTATCCGTTCGATTAGTAACAGGCATATTTGGCATTCTAAATGCATTACCAGTATACATATTACTAAACATCATAGGATTCTTTGCAAAATCCATCAATGTTTTAGCCTGTTCAGCAGTGAATATCATATCATTCTGACCAACAGATTTCAGTACACCCTTAGACACATCATACTGTAACTCTGTGCCATCTTCACCGAGATTAGCAATCATATCATAAGGAATACTCTCTGAACCACGTCTGAATCCTTTAATACCAGATTTGTGAAGTGTCTGCCAGAATGGCGAAGTAGCTTTATTTGAGAATGCGTAACCAGTCAAGTTGGCAAGATGTTGTAATGCTTCCTTTGACAAAATCTTACCAGTTTTACCACCATACGATTTCCATATAGCTTGATTAAAAGCATCATAATCAGATATTTTTTTACCCTTGGCAGGATTAATTAAACTGCTATTTATGAAATTCTGAATCTCACGTACCCTGGACTTTGACAACTTTTTACCTGCATCTGTTCCAGAACTTGTCGTTTTTGAAGTAGATTTGTTTTCAGAGCCATTTCCACCACCATAAGCTGATGTTCCACCAGAAGAATTACCAGATTTGTTCCCTTCAAGTTCTTTAATCTGATCTTGTAAATTTTTAATGCGATTCGCAACATCCTGTTTCTGTGCTTTTGATGTTACCTTTTCTTCTTTTAGTGCTTTAATCTGCTGATTTAATGCATCTATCTGTTCTTGTTTCTGTTTCAGTTCTTTTTCTTTTTCACTTGTTGTCTGTGAATCATGAGCCGTTTTATCATACTTTGCCCATGCCTTTTCTAAGAAAATCCTAACTCCATTAACCGCATCCGTTGTATTCTTGGTAATGTCGCCATTAGCATACATTTTAAGTCCATCTTTTGTAGCACTATAACCAATAGTAGATAATGTCTTGTTAATGACATTATTATCACTTGACCAATTCTCGTTGATTGTATCAATAAGACCTTTGAATTTATCATCCAATGTGTCAATGATATTCTGGATACTTTCGTCCAAATCATCCTGGAAGTCTGAGAGCATATCCTGTGTAGCAGAAACATACTGGTCAAACTGCGTATCTTTGAGATCTTTCTCAGCATCTTTGAGTGAAACATTTAATTCCTGAACTTTTGCTCTTGCTTCTTCAGAAACATCACCAGAATATGCCTGAAGTTGCTTACGGATATTAGCAATCTGTTGAGTCTTATCACTAATATTGTTTGCATAATCATAAGCATTCTTTTCAGAACTAATAAGATCATTATATTGGTCGATCAAATCAGAAATATGATTCCTGAGTGAAGTATAGCCATTTTCAATGAGATCAATCACGGCATATTTTTCATCTTGTGCCCCTGCAATTGCATCCTGATATGATTTAACCAATTCTTCTTTGTGGGCAATCAGTTTTTGATTATACGGATCGTCCGCAAGTTGTTTATTAATCTTCTTAATTTCACTCTGATACTTTTTGGCTTCCGTTTGGTAGACTTTGTAGTTAGATACATGTAATCCGGCAACAGCGTTACCTTCTTTTGTTAAGCCACCAGTCTTATCGGATGTCAAATCCTTACGAGACAATTCATTGATAACGAAGTCAGTCTCTGTTGTAAGATTCTGCAACTTAGAAACATATTCATCTACACGATCCCAACGTACCTGTAAAATCTGATTATTATATTCAGCAAGTGCCTTTTTCGCATCATTAATGGAATTGGTTGTGTCGTCAATTTGCGACTTCATATCATACCATTCCGTACTTCCTTTTTTGATGCTTCCATTAGCTACACTGTCGTCTAATTCTTTGATCTGTTTCTTACGTTTTTCTATAAGAGAATCGTATTCTTTTTGTTCGGTCTTTTGTAAACGAACATACCAATTAGCAGAAGCTCCATTACCACGCTCCTCATATAAAGACATTTTGGCATTTAACTCTGTAGCAGTTTGTTCATATTTATGACGTTTGTTATCTATCTCTGTTGAGATATTGGAGAATTTCTGCTGTGCCAATTCCGCTTTCTGTGTAATAGCGGTCTGCTTATCTATTTCAGCCTGTTTTCTTGCCTGATCTAATGACTCACGAGCATTATTATAACGGATACACGATTCATAGAAAGAGCGAGAGATATATCCCCTTTTATAGTATTCTGTGATCTTAGATATTAATGATGCAGAAATTGGTTTCTTAGATTTTGCCTGTGAACGTGCCTTTTCAACGACATTTGATACTGCTTTCTGACCTTTGCTTCCCAATCCGTTATAAGCCGTTGCTGTGGCAGACTTATTCATAGTCTTTCTTGCAGATTTTACAGATGAAGCATATTGATCAATTTCAGCTTGATTATTCTTAGCAATTGTATCATATCCAGAAGCTTGTTTATTAAGATATTTGTTCTTAGTCTTTGCCGTAACAGCATTATCAGATTTTGAACTATTCAAATCCATAGTATCATTTGTGGCATCGTCTTTGTTACTATACTTCTCTGTAATATTCTTAATCGCATCGGTGTAATTGCTAGAATAAGCTGTTGCGTATTCCATCCTAGCAGTTTCAGCATTATCAAGAGCTACATTGTATGCATATAACCGATTATACACGTAAGTAGAATGTGCACTGATTGTAGATAAATCCGCATCAGATACAGCAGTCTTGTTCTTAATCGCTTTCTGAGCATTCAACAGAGCAGTGCGATATTTAGTATCTTTCGTTCCTTTAATAGCATTAGTAACCGAGCCATTTGCCGATGCAGCCACCCCATTTGTATCACGGGTTACATTCTGCACATAGTCACGATATGTTGCGTTCTGTTTGCCAAGAGAAGAATTAGAAGCATTAAGCTGTGAATTTTTTGCTCTGGCTGAATTAGCCACTGTACTTGTCGCAATATCATTATAGCCTGTAATTGAATCGATTTTAGCGTCACGCTGTTTATCACGGACATCTTTCAAATCTTGAATATATGTACGGATATTTTTGTGTAATTCTTCTAATGCGTCAGAGGCATCCTTGCCTTTGTTATACCATTCCTGATAAGCGGAGATAACTTCCTGAATCTCATCTGAATATTCTGAAATATTCATGCTACCATCCGCAACACGAGTCGCAATGACATCGGCTGTTTTCTGCGATATAACTTCACTTGCTACAGCTTTATCCAGAATTTGACTTGCCTGTGCATAATATTTATCTCTAGCAGTTTCCTCGTAGCCAACCTGTACATTTGTTGCGTCTATAGCATTACTATAATTCTTAGCAGAGGATGAATACTTCTTATCATCTAACTGGGATTCAGCCTTAGAAATGTATTTACTGATCTTATCTGTTTGGCGTTCCAGTTTGATTTCTATCCAGTCGAAGAGAGTAGAGAGCCAATCTTGAAGCTTTTCAAGTGGAGTTTTCTTTTTGGTGGATGAACCTGAACCGCCACCGCCTCCATTAGAACCAGATCCACCAACACTAGGCGTTGTATTAACTTTCTGTTCAATATTAACTTTAGTAAGATTTTTCATTGCAGCAAAAGAGTTATCCAACGCTTCCTGTTTTCGAATGGCTTCTTGAGAATTATTTGCTTTAATATTACCATTGTCGTCTAATACAGCACTTTTGATATTTTGATATGCTCGAATCGCTTGTGTAGCTAGATCTAATCCTTCACATAAAGCAAGAAGATTTTGAATATCTCCATCTGTCGTTAATGTAGGATTGTTTAATTTCTTTAATGCAAGCAAAGCAAGAGCCTGTGCACTTACACCAGATTGCTGTGCTTCTTTTGCTAATTCAGCTATTTCACTTACTGTAGCATTAGCAAACAAATCCGTTGCATTTTCAGCAGTGATTTTTACACCATTTAAATTTAACCCAGCTTTTATTGCTTCTTCGGTTGCAACTTTTTCTTCACCAAGATTTTTAGCAAGTGCGGCTTCCACTACAGCAGTCGCATTTGTGATTCCCATTTTAGATAATTGTGCTTCATAATACTCTCTATTTGAATCATTTAATAAAGAAAGGGTGGCATTCTCATTAACATACTCAGTTGCAAGTTTATTTGCAGCTTCCTGACATTCAGCCATAGAAGAAGAGGAGTCACCAAGTAATTTTGTGAATTCATCCCATGAATCTAATCCCTTGATTGTAGCATCGAATCCTGTGAAGTCATCTACGCTGACGATGCCGTCAGATAGTTTTGTTCCCAGAGCACCAGTAATATCCTGAATGTTCTTACTCATTTGTCCAAGTTGGGAGTTTTTGTCGGATAGGCTGTTGATGTATTTAACTGCCTCTTCGGCAGACATACTTAAACCGTCAAAGTAATTCTTTGCTCCATCAGTCTCAGAAAACGTCTTGATCGTAAGTTCGCCCTTATCTGCTAAAGCAGTCAGAGCATCAGCTACACCTTTTGTAGAATCATCAGTAGAAGCTTTAAGTTGTTTCCATGCCTCTGCCATAGAGATTGGAAGTTGATCATCTAAATCACTTTGAATTGATTTTGCCTCTTCATATACTCTTTTGATTGCATTATCAATATAATTTCCTACATAATCAGTATCCTGTTCAGCCTTTGCCTTTTCTTCTGTAAGATACTTATCAAGTATTAAAAATTTTTCATCATATGATGAAACCAACTGAAATTCGATTGGATGGTCTTTTGCATATTGAGTCAATTCATCGTTTACATCCTGAACATATTTTTTCTGTTGCTCATAATTTCGATTATCCAAATCTTTTTGTTTAGTCTCTTCAGCAGTATCAATGTGTCCATTCTCTGTTAAATAAGTAGGTTTCAACACATTATCTGGGTTATATTTTACATTAATTTTATCAATAACACTTTGGTATTCTTCCTGCTTTAACTTAAAAATATACTCTATTGTGGACTTATCAATGCCACTGTCAACTAATGCTTCTACAAAATCTTGATTTAATTTATTAATATCAAAATTTCCGTCATATGCTAGTGCATAACCATCTGCTATAGCTTGTTCATAGTCTATATTCGTGCCAGATGTGATTTGTTTTGAGATATCCAAAAATACATCTGGATTTGTAAGAGATTGTAAATTATAAACTAATCCCATATATTGATTGTATATATCTTCGTATCCCTCAACAATTGTCCCATCATCATATTTGAATGATTCTATAATATCTAATATCGATGAAGTAACATTTGAAGCATCCCCACCTATCGATTCAATTAATTTTTGATATGCAGCTATTTGGTTTTCGTTATCTGTTTGCAATGCATGAAAATATTCATCATATGCAAATTGAAGATTTGATGCAGTATTCTTAGCATGATCAGCATAAGTAAAAGACTCTGTTTTTTTTATAATACTGGACTGATCCTGTGTTTCAGAATAATCCATATCTATCTGTGTATTGAGTAAATCCTTGGCATCTAAAGCAGCAGCTTTTTGTTTCAACTTTATATTATTTTCCAATAAAGACTTCTGAGTTTCTAATTGAGTGTTAGCTGTTGATAACTTATCTAATTCGTTTTGCTCAGTTAAAGTGATTGTTCCTTGAGATGCTATATCTTGTATTTTTTGTTTTGTTGAATCCAATTCTGAATTTACAGATTCCAATTCAGATTTATCATCCGATAAAGCAGTTTTTGTATCATCTAATGCTTGCTGGGCTTTTTCATGAGTTTCAACAATTGCCTTTTGAGCATCTTTGTTTGATTTATTAATGTATGCAATTACACCAACAGCGACAGCACCGACAGCGGTTAGAATCGCCCCAATTGGATGAGCGGTAATCACAACCCATAATTTTGCGATAGCACCTGTTAAAATATTAGTTATACCTATATTAGCAGTCTCGGCGGCATTTAATCCAAGCATGGTAGCAATTTGAGCCGATTCTGCCGATGTTAAAGTACCATTTGCAACAGCCTGTTCTAACATTGCCATAGTTACTTGATGTTTAACAGCAACTTGCCCCTCTTCTGCGGCAGTAATACCTATTTTACTCAGTAAGGCTTCTGCATCTGCTTTAGCAACACCAGTTTTTGTTGCCAACTCAACCATTTCTGCTTGAGTTAATGTGGAAGTAGCAGTTGTAAGTCCTGCTTTTGCCAATGCAGCTTCTACGTCGGCAGCCTCAGATTGCTTAGTAATTAAAATCTGCCTAATTTGTTCTTCTGTTGCACCTTTGCTCGCTAATGCAAATACTGCTTGTTCTGTACTTAATCCCTTAATTGCGGATCTAAATGCATCTAAATTCCCTGTATTTACTCCCACAGTACCTATATTCAGAGTGTCAATTGCTTGAATCGCCCCACCAAGTTTATTTAATTCTGAAATCATTGTTGGTAATTGTTTGAATGCCATACTATATATTTTTTTGCAACGTGTTTGAATCATTGCGTTTAGCCAATAAATATATTATAATAAAAAGTAGGAGGTACTTATGAAAAAAATAAGCATAATTATGCTATCTTTTTTAGCAATATTAGTGATAATTGTCATAATATGTCATCAACCAAATAATCACCTTGTAATAAAGGAAGATCAAATACAGATTGATAAAAGGAATATAACTGTGACTCCTGACATTGATCAAATGGTAAATAATAACAATTATGGTATAAAAAAATATGAAAATCGGGATAGCGTAGATATAAAAATAACAGATAAGCATATAGTTACATACCATGGTATTAAGATTGGAGATAATAAGAATAAACTATCTTTTTGTGAAAAACATATTGGTATAGTATATTATTTTGAATCCAAATATAAACACCAAGGATACAACTTAGAAATCCAATATGGAATTGGATATGATGACTGTATAATAGGTATTACATATCACTTTTATAAATAACAAAAAATTATAATAACCTATATTATTTCATTTTGGTAATTTTTCACAAAACATATGTTTAACCTGTATTATGCGTATGAATTATGATAGTATATTATCATCTTATACAAATGAGGAGGTTGAAAGGTATGAATAAAATTACAAAGGAGCAAATTGATGAAGTGCTCAATAAGAATATTTTAATTGTAGGAGAAAACATACCAGACGAGCTGGTAGAACAAATCGCTAACAACGTGGAGCATATGAGCGAGCAGGATAAAAATATTCAACAATTCAGTATATATCTTGCTTCAACAAACGTAGCCATACATGCCGCAACAGAAATAATGAAAAACACACTTTATGAGTTATTATGTGATAAAGAGTCGTAGACAATTTTTTTGAATTCTTTTCGATATAAATTATAATTGTTTAAAAAGTCTAACATATTTTCATGTTGTCTTATACTTACATATTCATACAATAAATCCAGTAACTCATCTGTGATATCTGGATTTATTGTATGGATTTCTTTTTTTATTTCTTCCAATGTTCTCATGTTTATATACCTCTGTTTCATTAATCTAGTTATTCCGTTCAATCTAAATAGAAGATAAATAAAATAAAATCATTATTATTTTGGATGGGCGGTGTATCCATCATCTCAGGTACTCTTTACAGAGTGTGTCGGGAACCATTTCCGACCTCAAAATAATGAATGAGCATAATAAAAGAGCAGGAGATTAAGTTTCCTGCTCATCTTTGTTTGAATTATATAATATATTATTAGCATCACATAAACACTTTAAATCATTGCATACCTCACTATTACTTGCATATATAATTTCAACCTTATTTGACTTAGATGTATCCAATACAATAATTCGTGTATTATCGTTTATATAATCACCCAGTATATTACCATGTTCGTCTTTTATAATATATGAAGTTAAGACTAAATGTGGTTCATTTGAATAACTTTCAAAATTATGTAACAATCCTTCATATACAAATCTATCATAATCAATTCGAATTTTCATTGGATAGTTATTATCCATTAAATCATCCCAATAATAGACATTTCCTGTATCCCGAATTTTCAAGAAGTCTAAAAATGGAATTAAATACTTACTTCTTAAAATACGTGCAAATAAGTATGAAGTTATTAAAGCAGATATGATTATCAATATATTGTCAACATTATTAGAGATATGAAGTGGAATGATATTCGCAATTTTATAGTAAATAAATCCAATAACCAATGATGCTGTTAATATATGTTCTATATCCTTTGAATTTTGTTTCAGTGCAACAAAATAAAATGTTTTATTAAAAATATATCCAATTACTATATAAATAATGATCTGTGGCAAAATATCTATGAATTCTTTAATGTTATCATCTCCAATCTATTAACCCAAACTTTTTTTTCGTTTTCTCTTTGGTGGAATATGCGGAGGTCTTCTTGATATTTTACTAGCCTTAAAATATTTTTTCCCACTTTTCTTAGTTATTTGTTGTATTCTCTTTTTTGTCATATCTACACGTATTTCTTTTTTCATACCATATTACCCCTCCTCTTTTGTAAGTATATACCAATTGTTGACATTTTTCTATCAGAACGTATGTTTTTTTGAAAAACTTCGTAATTTTATAGAGAAATATTATATGTAAAACGATTTATTTATTTTGAGGAGGTGTTACATATGAACAAAGTAGAATCAGTGATTTTATTTATGAGTAACTACAGAGATATTATAACTTTTGTAATCACAATTATTCAATTAGCAAAAATTATAATATCTGTAAGAAAGAAGAAATTACGGAAGGAAAGCTCATTCCACTTTAAAACCAAATGCATTGACTACAAATGCGATATAAGAGAAGAGTAGTGAGAAATTGCTACTCTTCTTATTGGCAACGCAAAAGAGACATCATTACGATGTCTCCTGTCAAAATTATTTCACATTAAGAGATATAAAATCTCTTGACCATATTTATCGTATATTATGTTACGCTTTCTTGCGATATTTGTCAAGGCATTTTTAATAAATAACAAATTTTTTTAAAGCCTTGCTTATTTTATCCATATCTTTTCCAGAAATCATACCAATATTTTGCGAAAAGTCAATACGTCTATAATCTATTTTTACCATATTATAAACATTACAATGTCTTGGAATTTTTGGAAAATTATATACATATCTAATAGGGATTAGATAATCTTTATCTTTTTTATCATCTGGAATATTTCCACTGTCTAAAGGTATAACATAGACGGCATTTCCCATTTTTCTTACAACAATAGCAGGATGATGTCCACCAAACTCAAAACCTATATTAAATCCAAAATGAACCCAAATAACATTACAACGTCTTACAACTTCATTAAAATTAGATGGTAAAATAAAATCAGACTCAGAATTGATTATGTCTGTCTTAAATGAATTCCACTCTAAATAGTTTATTGTACGTTTTATATCCTCATTATCTTCTTTATTTGTGTTGTCCGTAAAATCCCTTAAAGAAGATACTGCTTTATTATATGCATTTTCCATATAGTATTCCCCAATCATTAGTATTTAATATTACCATTATATACCAATAATCGACATAATACTATCAGAACATTTGTACGCATTCAGAACTCTTAACTATTTCTTTACCATGCGAATGATATAATATTTATATTACTTATTCACAAAAGGGTAGTGGAGGTACATATGATGACAATTTCATATCCCGAAGGGACTACAGTTTCTGGTGAGATTATCAAACTTGATGACTTTGTTGTGATCACACGGACATATTCAAATGGGGTTAAGATTATGCTTCGTGAATCTGAGAATGGAGTGTCAATTAATATCACTGGACTGGAAGAAGAGTAGTACAATAAAAGACACCTTAGTTGGTGTCTTTGTTATTATACATTATAGCCAATTCTTTGTGAAAATTAATTAAGCTTGACTCTCTGAACCTTGCAGTTCTATCGACACGTCCTTTATTTGCTACTCGAATATATGATTCTATATATTCTATTGCGTCTTTTTTAATAGTTTTATAATTATTTTCTATTATTTTTATTTGGCTATTACTGATTTTGGGAGTATCAAATCTGATATAGTTTACATTATTTATTATCATTATGTAACGATAATCTAATCCTGCTTTTGGTTTACTTAGGCTTGGAACAGAGAATCCTATTTTACCAAATTTTCTATTTGGTTCACCCAAATTTTTCCTTAATGGAATAAGAACAGAATTACCATTAAATTGAACATTTAAACATATATGAGTACGTATATTGTGTTTTGATGAATCATTAATGTCTAAAATTTTGATCAATGTTGGATTATCAATATAATATTGTTCAGTTATATAACAGTATCGTATATCAGACATTTTATCTCCTAGTAAAATAGGAAGCATTTCTGCTTCCTATTAAATACAAAAACATTTTTTCGATTTTTTATTAGCCAGGTGACATCGAGAAACCCCTCGCAATATTGTCAGGTTATTTTTAGCCAGACGCTCCTGAACCACGTCTCATAAATAGAGATCATTTCTGATTTCTTACTTATATTATATATTGTAACACATAAAAAATGTCACCAAAACAAGAGAAAATTTTTGTGTAAAATTACTATTTGCTCAACATTTCCTTTATTTCATCAAAACTCAAACCTTTTTCCTGAATCAGCTCGTCCAACTCAGAAAGTCTTTGCTGATGAATCTGTTCTTCAAGTTCTTTCTTTGCTTTCTTCATTTCTTTTAATGAGTTTTCCATATTTTCAATTTCTGTTGTTATTTTTGTTAATTGCTCATCTAATGTGAGATTTTTGCGTCCTCTTGCCATAATTGACCTCCTGCCTAACTTTTTGAAAAAAGTATAGTGCAAAAAAGTCTTGATTGTCAATGGTTTTCGCATTCCATAAATCGACAAGAAATCGAGATTTACTTGGTTTCGTTCCATCTTATCTACCTCTAGGAACTGAGAGGTCAAACTGATTTACACGAGGTATGAGATAAGTTCATATCATTTAACATGTCGTGCCATGAGTACGGAATGCATATTATAGTAGCATCGTTTCATATAACTACTACCAACGGTTGTCACTCTCTGAGGGCTTACCATTTTAAAGGTCTATCCCTGCGAACCAACTGAATTCATGAATTTTTACTGTGCCTATTTAGTTTCCTTATAATAGGGTAGTACCATGAGTTTTACAGCCTTCCTCGCATATTGCGTCTTCGTTTATCGTATGTATAGCATACTTATCATAGTCCAAACTATCGTATCCGATAGAAACCCTATGATGTCGGTACGTTCAAAACAATAACAATGATTTGATTAATACGCCACTAACGTATCAATGCCGACATTTTTAAATGAAAATGCTGCTGCGATAGCAGGAGCAAGAGTTGGCAATACACCAAATTTGTCAATAAGTTGATCTAATACATGGATTGCTCCTGTACCAAAATCAACTATACCCTTCAGAAAATCGGAGCTTACTAAATCAGATTCAAGCTCTTGGAGTCTATTCTGGAATTGTGCTACCTTGGCATCAAGAGATTCCATATAAGAGTCAAGTTCCTTCATTGCTGCTCCATCTGCGTCAAGCGCAGAATTGTACACAGACTCTAACATTTCTGGGTTGAGCAGGATACTAGAGGCGATGTTAGATCTATTCTTACCTGCAATAGCCTCCACTAAAGCATTTGCTCGGTTTGTTCCAGCTTTTTTATCTTCTTCTTGAATCTCTTTGTAGACCTTGGCGATGTCTAAAAGGATATCGTATGTATTACGGAGATTTCCATTAGCATCCAAAACATCAACACCTTGATATGCATTAGATGCAACAGCAGTATAATCTTTGATTATTTTCTGCGTTTTTGAACTGGTCTGTACAACAAAATCATCTACATCTTCACCCAAAGAAGCCAATTCATCCTTAGCTTCTTCCGTTCCTGCGAGCCTAAGTGAAATTGTGCGTACACCACCTGCCGTCTTAGAAGCATCTTGAGTTATAGCATTCGTTATTTTATACTCGATTCGCAACATCGAGTAAATTTTGTTTATCTTATTTTTACGCTACTTTAATATCGTATTTTGATAATTCAGATATTAAATATTCTTCTATATTATTTTGCTCCCAATAAGGAATGCGAATTAATTTTATATTATTATGTTCACAATATTTATTTTTAATTTTATCGTGTGATTTTGCTCTTTCGAAACTATATGTTCCATCATCCCCTTTATACCTCGGAATAGGGTAATAATGTCCTTCACCATCATACTCAATTGCGATATTATAGTCTTCTAAAAACGCATCAAATGGAAGTTTATTTATATCTCTGCAATCTTCAAAAGTCTTTTGTGGAGTATATTTTAAATTATATTTATCCAAAATATCTAGCATTATTTTTTCATGTTTGAATATTGTACATTTTGGACAAGAATTTGAACCTTTCAAAATTGTAGTAGGAATTTGATAAAATGTAGTATTTGTATGTATTTTACATCTACATAAAACAGGACTATGTGCATTGATATAATCTGCTATTGGTTCAACAGTTGTATCCATAGAAGCAACCTGTTTTTGTAATTCATCTAATGTTTTTCTGCGTGAATTAGCTACGCGAATTTTTGCACACTCTGGACAATCAGTTGTATTATTATTCTTAGTTAAATTCATTATTGATGTAGTCCATTGGCATCCACATATTTTACACTCCATAGTCACATTTGATCTAGTATTAACAATATCGGAAGCATTTGATACGATTTTAGAATTTGGATGTTTTTCTTCTAAATCTAATAAAATATCATCAATTGATTTTCTGTGCTTCTTTGCACTTTTTTCTTTTCCACAAATAGGGCATCCAAATCCAGAAAGTAAATTGTATGGCTTTGGAAACCATGTATAGTCATGAATTTTACAATATGATTCGATATTTTCTCTTGCATTTATATAATTACCTTTTATGATAATATTAGGAAATATATTAGATACTCTTTTTTGAAGTGTATTTGCACATTCTTGTCTTCTTTTTTCGTTATTTGAATTTTTCTTACTCATAAATTTCTCTCTTTCATTTAAAAATTTGCAATAAAAAAGAGTAGTCAATTATTTATTCTCTCTTTGACCACTCTGACGTTAATGTATTTAATTTTTCATTTTTAATATAAACCCAAAACATTTTATGTGTTTCAGGATGTAACCCCACTAATTCATATCTAACTCCATGAGATGTTAAAAAATCTCGAAGTGGAATAGAGTAGCAAGGAAATAATTTTGATTGTTTCATTCCTTTTAATCCTCATTTGTTCGATAAACAAAATTCTTACATTTTCATATAAGACATGACTATTTCTTCATCTCCACCGTTATGTGCTGAGAGTGACCTTTTCGTTTAAAGGTATTTGACCAACGCCATTTGCGATTGCGTCCTACTTCTATTGATTTAGATATTCAGGATTTCCACCTTTATTTTATAATCATAAAAATATGATATTTCTAAATCCCGACATGGGAATAGTCGATGAGCGTTTACCCTCGTCTCAAGTACCGTATGGTCTACGGAATACGTTAGGGTACTTCGTTGCATGAACAGCCAATCCTTACGTTTTTAAACCTTCATATAGTAGTTTCCCCTATATTGTGGTGTAAGGCTCTCAGGCATTACCTGCAATTAAATTCATTCTATTATATATATTTCTATATATACAGGTAATCACTTTACCTGCGGTTATCAAGGCTACACTTTCGGCAAGATCGTTGCCTTGAGTTTTTAATACAGCAGCCGAATCTTTTAATGCCGTTGAAAGCTGATCGGTACTGATACTATACTCGTTACCGATTTTATCCAGGACATCAATAATTTCCATTTTATCAAGATCTTTGTAAGCCTGTGACATCGCAACTAATGAGTCCGTTGCTTCGTCAATATTATCAAATTCTGATACATTTAATAAAACAGTTGCATCTTTGGCTGACTCTTTAGCATCATCTAATGATTCACCAAGACGCATCCACGTTGCGGTGGCATCTTGCATTGCAAGAGCAGTAGTACCAACCGAGTCAGCAGTAGAGAAACTTTCCTTTTGGAAATTTTTTAATGATTGTGCAGATTCATCAGATACTTTACGCATTTCTGTATATGCAGTATCTAGTTCCCTAATAGTAGAAGCAACTTGTTTAAAACCATTAATAATATCATTAAAACCGAAATACATTCCAATTTGTGCAGCAAAACCATAAAATGCTTTCTCTTTAATGACATCAAACATACTTCTACCAGCACGACCAGCAAGTTCTTCGGCATTAACAATTTTCAGTATTTCGCCATGTATTTTTTCCAAACTGACACTAGGATTCCCAGAAATAAGTTCTTGCTTATATGCTTTAATTTTAGCTTTTGCTTCTGAAGACATTGCTGAATTTTCACGAAGTATTTTATTGATTTTATCAATTTCTTTTTGTCCTGCTAATCGACTATATCCCTTTTCAGAAGCCGACATATTAGTAACAGTAGCGATAGTATCTTTGATTTTCTTTTCATACTCGTCTAAATTCTGAATATCCTCATCAGTAGCGATACCATTTTGATTAGTCTTTATATTGTCGAGAAGAGTTGCGTACTGTTTGACAGCATCACGTACAGCCTGTACATTTTTTAAATATGTATCACTTGTCCAACCACCATCATTAAATCTGTCAATAGTGGCTTGATATTTATCAATCTTACCGTTGTAAGAATCTAACCGTTTATCATACTTATTGAGGTTTGCATTGGCATTCTGTTCTTTAGCCTGTGTATTTTCCTTAACTTTCTGAGTATTCTGCTCTAATACATTATTCTCTTCTTTGATGGAATTAGTAGCAGACTCTACAGATGCAGAAATATCTTTATCAGGAAATGCGTCTTTCATTCCAGATGAAATATTCGATTCTTGTGGAGTAGAGGACACTTCCTTAATAGCTTGCTTTGCCTTTTCAGCATTTTGAGGGATTTCCACACCAAGCATGTTACAGATTTCTTTCAGCATTTCTTCCTGAGACAAATCAGAAGTCATTCCAAAAATGTCTTTTTTATTTCTGTCTGATGCTTTTAATGATAACCCCATTTTGTATTCGCCATTATAATCAGAATTTTTATTATTTTGTTTAATGGATTGACGAATTAAATTTAATCTTTCCTCAATAGCAGCATTATTGGCTTTAATTTGTTTTTGTTCCTCTTCATATGCCGCATTATTCTGATTCATGGCAATTGTTTCTTGGATAACAGATTTTTCCAAGTCTTGATATTTTTTAGGAATTATATATTCTTCTTTTTGACCTTTGTTTCCATAAGGAATAACTTTTCTCGATGATAAAAGTTTTTCATCTGAAGGCATTTCTGTTACGTCAGACCAATATCTCTGAATTGCAGACTTCATTGCTTTAATGGCAAATTCACTGCCTTCATTTACGCCTTTTGCCATTTTATGATATCTGTCATTGATGTCTTTTTCGATATCAGTTGTGCCAACTTTTTGCGGAGCTTTCTTTAATAAATATCCATCAATTCTGTCATAATCTTCAGATCGTGATTGCCGTTTCAAAGTTGGTTGTTTTATTTTACTTGTTAATTCATAGTATTCTTTTACTAAAGATACAATTTCTTGATATTTAGAAATACTTGAATCTAATCCATTTGCAACATTTGTTTTACTCTGTGCATCTGCAAGTTTATCTACTTGCTTAACAGCATCGGCAGCCGCATTACCAATATTCTCCACTTGTTTAACAGCACCACTCGTATTACCACCCATATTACCCATGTTTTTATTAACATTGAGAATATGCTGACTCAGTTCAGAAAGCGATTTGTCAATGTTTTGAATAGAAGAGAGTAGTGTCTTCGTACCAGAATCATCTACTTTGCCAAAAGCTTTACTTAAACTCTGCACTTCTGAGACAACACTTGATAATTCTTTTGATAAATTCTCAAACTGTTTAAAATCACCTGTTCCTTTACCAAGAGAATCAAGCATTTTTTCGAGATTAGAAATTACACTGGATAATTTCTTTTCATCGACATTTAATTTGATTTTATATTCTTTGCCCTCAACAGTGTCTAATCTGTCTTGGACTTGTTTCATATCTGAAAGTAGTTTTGCTACATTCGATTTGATTTCTACATCATACTGATATATACCTGGCATTTAATTACCTCACTTTCTTAAAATCTCATCAATTCTTTTGTTGACAATTTTATCCAAACGACCACCAAAACCGTCCTCAATGTCTCGTTCAACATACATATACGGAGGTAATGATTGATGCATCATCCATTTTCCATGACCATGTTCTCCATCCACAAACATATAGTCGAAAGCTGTACTTGGCTGTAAACTTTGACCAAACCAACCGACATATGAATCCATTGCACCTGAATCAACCGAAAAACGAAGAATATTCCCTCTACCTCTTGTTTTTGTAGAATCGAGAATTTTCATAAAATTATATGTTCTTTCATACGACTGTGGAGTGTAGTCGTTGTACCAATCTATCAATGAATATCTAACAGATTCTTTTAGAAGTTCATTTACTTGTGGTGCGACTTCTTCTGCAATGTGATTTTCAATTCTGTCTAACTTCTTTTTAAAATCTGCATATATATTTTTTGCCAATGTCATCACCTCCAAAATTTTCACTATTTTTACACTAAAATAAGAGAGCAGTAGTAACCACTCTCCGTAAGAAAAGCCCTATACGCTGTGACACGAATAGAGCCTGTTTATTTTATTTATTATATATGATATAATTATTACACCTGTGGTAAATATAGGTAGATAAGGAATTACTGTAATGGAAACCGCTTGTTCAGTCGTTTCTGCTTGTGTTGCAGTCTTAGGGCTTGTATACACAATATACAGAGACAATAAAAAGAAATAATATAACCTATTATTTTAAGTACAACAGATGCGAGTATCTACTTGATAAGGTTGATGTGATAGAACGGTAGAAGACCAGTCACCTTCTGCTACACAAAACTATAATAACAAAACCTATATTTACATAGTTCTTGAGGGACAACCTAACCAAGTAGAGAAAGTATTTGCTTGACAATATGATTATAAATGCTATAATCAACAATAGAACAAGCAAATAATAAAATCCATTACATGTACTAATCCATATCTTCATTGCAATCTGACTAATTGTAGCCGAAGACTAAGAAGTACACTAGGAGGCAGGAGATAGCATCATATTATTCGTAATGTGGTGCTATCTCTCGTTTTAGTAAGAAATTTGAATTTACTTATACCTCTTTAAATCCACCATTCTTAGCAAACTCAACAACCTTATCTAAATCTTCCTTTGGAATCTCATCGAGCTTCTTATTCACAACATCCATAAGTGGTGTGAGAGTAGCATTTGCCAAATCAGAAATCCTTCCAATCTGTTTGCTAATAAACGCCTGAGTAGTTGTCTCATTAAACTGAGTGTCTGACTGCTTCATTGTTAAAATGGTTTTAAATTCACTCAATTCACTCATAGGAATAAGTGGATCGGCTTTATCAGAACCAACCATTAAAATATCGAGTAAGCCAGATGATTTAAGTGCATCATATCCCTTGATAAAACCTTTATCGTCCTTGTCAATCTCAAGATCTGTATATAATTCAATTACGGCACGACAAAACTGTATATACTGAGCAACAGAATTTACTCTAATCTTATCTGTTTTACGATACTTTGTTTTTCCATTGTCATCATAAGCTTCTTGCTCAAATGTTGTTTTATCTACAATTAACTGTGCATAGGCATCCTTCTTAATGATTGATACATAAGGGGTGATTTTAACTTCCTCCTTGATAAATCTATCCTTTAACTGCTGAGTTGCCATGTTGTTGTATCTCTCTACAAATTCCAAAATTTTCATAATTCCTTTTTCTCCTTTATTTCTTATTTTTCTTCGCTTCTCTGCGAAGTTTCTTTAAAACGTCATATTCTACCCAACCACCATATTTGAAATTTCTGCAAATAAACGTAAGGTTGGTTTCTGGGTACTTAGCCCACATCATTTTTCTTTTTAAAAGTGACATACTATCTGGATTACCCTTCACGTCAAAAACCTGTAAAGCTCCATCAGACCAGACAACATTAAAATCACTTCTATATTTAATAGGTAGAATTGTTTTACCTTTATATTTAAATTTATCTTGAAGAACATATTCTACTTGGCGTTCATATGATAATATTTCTCCACTTTTCATCTTAGGTTCTATATACTCTTGTAAAAATTTAAGTTCAGTGAGACTGTCATAAGTTACACCTTTATATGTTCGATTTTTCTTACCTTGTTCTGAAATATCTACATGATATTTCGATTTAGCTTTTGCTATTTCCTTTCACTCCTTTACATAACAAAAGAGCAGCTTCCGAAGAAACTGCTCTTTCTAAAACATATTTATTTAATTTTTTACATCGCTAATTGCATAGGATATAATTCCCACTTACCATTAGGATATTTAGTGACATTGTCCATGACAACCTTATGTACTTCTTCTAAACTTCCCACATTTTCATCAACATGAATCACTTTACCACCCAAAATTGAAATTTCCTCACAGATTACATTAAAGTAATATCTTTCCATACTTATTCCTCCTCATTTAGATATACAAAATAACTCGTATATATCAACTTTAAGGACACGAGATAATATGATAGCATTAGTAAGAAGTATATCACTTGTATTATCATTTTCTATTTTGTTAATAGCTGCAACCGATAAGCCGGTAAGTCTTGATAGCTCTTGTAATGTGAATCCTCTTTGATTCCTGTAATACCACACTTTGTTCTTCATAGTAGTAATATGCACAAGTATATTTTGTTTATACAAAGCTTATCATAAATAATTTTTACTGTGGTAGAAATATTTATTCATCTTTGATCGGTAACGACATAACCTCTGGTATAATTTTACCCTTAATAGAATGGTTGCCACCAGAAGCAATATAGGTATCTGCTAATGATTGAAATGTTTCTAATCCTGCTTTTGTAACATATCCTTGTTTCATAAATTTAATATGAAGTTCATAAAGGTCTGCCCCATACTCGATAATTATTCTTTTTCGTGTGTCTTCCTCTGCCGAATCTAATCGACTAGCAATTTCTTCAATACCTTTAGATATTTTAGAAATCTCGTTATATTGCCATTTATCATGTTTTTCTAATATTGTCAATCGGTTCTCAATTGACTCCCTATCTTGTTCGGAGCCTGTTTTGATTTTGTATCTCTTTTTGAAGTATGTATATACATCTAAACATTCTTTAATAGCAAACAGAAATAAAAATATAGCCAATATAACATTGACATAATTTATCTTCAAAGCAGCTTCTAAATATTCCATTCAAGCCACCTTTCTAAGAACATAAATTCTTGAATGTTGATTTCACCGCTTTAGAAACTCCACAAGCTGCTTTCAATCCGCTACCAAATGTACCAGGATATTCAATCCCTTTTGGGTCTTTTCCTTTGAGTGCACATAATATCTCAAGTGCGGTTACTAACCACTGCCTTTCACCTACTTTAACATAGTGTGATCCAAAAGCTTTGTCTGTAGCAGAACCCCAAATTCCGTCAACTGACAGTTTTGCTCCATAATCCTTATTTAAAGCGGTCTGAACAACCTTAATGGCAGCTTTCTTTGTTTTATTTCCCCAGATACCATCAGCAACAATATTACAACCTACAAACTTATTGGCTGCTTTTTGTCCGTTTGCCACGATCTTCTTTTTTGCCTGATTGGATGTAGAAGTAGAAGAGTGGGTTGTCGATGAAGGTGCTTTGTCTGTCTTATATGTAGGGCGATAAACTCCAAGAATAAGAGATTTATGTCGTTGTTTTTCCAATACAGCACCACCATTATCCTGAGATCCATTCTTAGAGGTATTACCTTCTACGGCATAAATATAATCGCCAGACACCCTAGTAATGATGCCAATATGATCCGCATCTGAAACTTTATCGAAATTATAAAATACAAGATCACCTGGTTTATATTTGTTGGTATAAAATTTATGTTTGCTTTTCGCCCAATTCATAAGAGTGGTACAACTTGCTGTTTTTTTGCCATCATAAAACTGATCATACATGCCTTTTTTATTAAACAAATACCACTGAAAAATGCAACACCACGGAACGCCATTTACTCCATATGCTTCACCAAATTTCGTTCTATTGCTCTTAGCTGGATATTCTTTTGTATTAATAAACGATCTGGCAAAAGTAATCATTTCATTTACTGTACATGCCATACTCACACCTCCTTCTTCTTATTTCTTTTCTTTTCGTCATTAATAGCCGTTTCAATTAAAGAATCGAGGTATGCATAAAAATCGCTATTTGCTGCATTCAGTGTTTGATATACGAAAGTTGGAAGTGCTTCAAGTATTTTTGTTTTTGCAAGTTCTTTGACTTCCTTCTTCTTTTCATCTGTCCAATCATCTGTCCCTTTAATATTTTCAACAACAGACTGATATACTGCTTTCACCATTTCAACTACTATGTCGTATAGTTTTTTGGCGTGTCTATCTAATTTCTTAGCTTCAAGCCACTGTTTGACATATGTTGCAACATTTACAACAATTGGAAGTATAATCATAGTCCATAAAGTCCTAAGAATCGTATTCCAATCTAAGCTACCCAATATATCTTTCATAATTTTTTCTCCTTTCCAAACAAAAAAGAACGGGTTTACCGTTCTCGTCATAGTTACTTATTTAATTGTCTTAATATCTCAACACATCGTTTCAGATTACTACATAAATAATCCAATTCGTCCTTTGTCTCATATCCACTAAATGTCATACGAATACCACTATGTATTAGTTTTTCATCTAATCCAATAGCTATGAGTGTAGAAGATGGAGTTAAGTCCCCTGATGTACATGCAGAACCAGTTGATACCTGTATATCTGCTATGTCTAATAATATCATTAATGACTCACCCTCAATGCCTTCGAAACAGACATATAAATTGTGTGGTAAACGATCTTTAATATTTGTACCAATAATATGTGAGTCTTCTATATTATTAATAATAAAATCATAAACATAATCTCTACTATCAGATGTAACAGAAGAGTAGTTATAATTCTCAACTGCTTTCCCCAGTGCAGCAATACCTATTAAATTTTCAGTTCCACTAAATAATCCATGCTCTTGTGAGCCATATATAAGCGGTTCTAATTCAATTGATGATTTCTTGTATAGAACACCAGTACCTTTTAATGCTCCAAGTTTATGTGCAGAGAATCCTAAACCATCAACATTCAGTTTCTTTACGTCAACAGGAATTTGACTGATAGATCCTGTACAATCAACATAAACAATAGCATTGTAAAAGTGGCATATATTAATAACCTGTTGTATATCCTGAATTGTCCCTATCTCAGAATTGGCGTATTCTATAACAACAAGTTTTTTCATAGGGTTCATAGACAAACACTCTTTGAGATCTTGAAAATCAATTTTTCCTGTGTAGTCAACTTTAAGTGGGCATTTATATTTCAATGATTCCACACATTTCAGGACTGACTTATGAGATGTAGGCGAGTATAAAACCATGCAATGATGTTTATTTGTATAACCTTTAATAAATAACGTGTTATTGGCTGAACCGCCTGATGTAAATATAATATCTTTAGAATCTGCATTGATGAATTTTGCAACATTATTTCTTGCAGTAGTAATAATTTTCTTTGCTTCAACACCCGATTGGTACATTGACGATGGATTCTGATATGTATCCAAAAGAGATACCATATAATCTTTAACTTGTGGTAACAATGGGGTAGTAGCTGCGTAGTCAAGATACATACAATCACCTACCTAATCTAACTCATAATTACACCACTTTTTATACACTTCAGTCGTGTCTGCTTTAAGAAATACCATTGCCAAAATTACATTATTTGTTTTATCATCTATACTCGTATACATATCAACTGGATATACATTATTTTTAATATATAGTAGATACTGTTTAGGGTTGACAATCCTAACTGCTTCATGTGGAGAATAATCTCTTGTTTTTAAATTCGTTTCTATCATTTCCCTTTCATTCCTTTATCTGTATTACCGTAAAAAAATGGGAATACAACATTTGAATAGTAATGTTATATTCCCATCAGAATTTTCTAAAATCACTATTCAAATTGCATCACCCTTTCTTCTTAGGCGAATACTTAATCTTTTCATACTTATTTATATTTTCCTTGGTTAAATTATTAGTTGTATCTGTTGGAATAGAATCCTGTATAGTGTCATTTTCAATTTTGTCTGATATTGAGTTTGCTCTTATATCAGCGATAACGTTCTGATAACTTCCACCAAAATTATTTAGTCCAGATAAATCAAGTTTATCTAATCTATTTTTTGCTTTATTTGCTGTAAGTTTGTGATTTGCATAAGAAGACGTTATAAGATAAATATCATGACAATTTTCACTACAGAATGTGAACATCCAAGTAGGCTTATCCTTATCTTTTCCACAGACGGGACAATACTCATATGACTTATAACAAACAGCACATATCTTTTCCTTACTCAAGGTAATCCTCCTTTAAAAAGAAGAGTGATAGTATAAGGACTACCACTCTTATAATTGATTAGGTTGATATCAGATTAGACTTCCTCTGGCTCATCAATGAAGTAGATTTCTACCATCATCTGCTCAGTTGTACATGTATCAGTAAGGATTGAACCCTTATAATCCATAGTCTGTGAGTCGCCACCCTCAAGTGCAATTGTTACCTCTGGACTTGGAATGAATGAAGCGATGTGGATAACAACGGCTCTAAAGCTTTCCTTATCACATGGATCAACTGCAAGTGCCTTAACAAACAATTCGTGAGCTTTAGGGAACTTGTTACCAGTAATAGATACTTTTGCACCACTCTTAACCTTTTTCTTGTATTTGATGAAGAACTCTGTTTCATCATCTGCCTTTGGTGGAGTAAGTACATGTGTTGCAATACCAAACTCAGTCTTTGTAGCGGTTTCAGGGGTAGCAGCAAGCTTATATTCCTTACCAAGAGCACCATTTGCAAGACCAGATACAACTGCTGAACCATCAACATAATCTTCTGAAAGATCAAGTGTTTCGCCAGCTTTAAGAGTTGTAAGAATCGGCATCTCAATAGCATTATCACTTGTTGCGATTTCTGCATCTGTTGCAGCAATAGTTGAAACGACAGCAAGGTTAAGAAATGCGTTTGTTGCAGTAACATCGCCCTTCTTACCTGTGTACTTTCTATATACAAGATTACCTCTTGCGTCATTAACGTCTGTTGAATCAGCAGTAATGTCAATATTAAAATTATTAAGCTGAGTAAGAGCATACAGTGGGACACCAGCTTTAGTAGCACCATAACCAAACTGCGCTCTATCAATAATTACGTCACCAATCTTAAATGCCATAATTTTATTTCCTCCTTAAATTATTAAAAATTTGTATAAAAAAGAACATCCAAATAGATGTTCAAATTAACTATATTTCTCTCATAAAATTAAATTGTTCTTTATCAATTTTACTTGTGTCACAGAACCCAGAATAACTTCCACCCATCAATGCATGGGTTTGCTCATATATTTGAAGTCTTTGAACTGCATCGTAAAATTGATATATTTTTACTTGTTTTAATTCTTCAAGCTTGTATTTAAATCCAGGGTGATTTGTCAATGCTGAAATAATAGGTAAAAGATTAGACTCAGAATTATCATCTGGCTTTTTCATAGATAAGTTCATTTGATCTTCTTGTCTCATCCAATCTCTAGTAGTTCTTCCTTTTGCCTTTTCAACTTTAGGATGAATATTCATAATGGTTCTGATATACTCAGCAATTTCCATATATTCATTTTCTGACAATAGAATATTAGACTCTGGATTATATAACCCAAATTGTTCTTCTGAATTTTCATCAGTATAAGGAACAATTTTATAGTCTAGGAAATTTACATCATGAAATATCAAATGAAGTGGAGAATAATCTTGTTCTGGAATTTGAGATAATAGATTATATACCTCTATATCTTTTACCTTGCACCAATTTTCTACACCGAGATTAAATAGCATAAGACGAATCGAAGTGGAATTATTAATAAATGGGGAAATAGCAGTGTAAAATTTTGCTTCACCAATATCTAAAATATCACCTATAGTTGGTTGGGATATTTTAATTCCGTGAACATAATAATCTTCACCAAAGAAAAGTTTTAATTTATCAAAATGATATTTATCATTAGATGATTTTTGTTTCTTTTGGTTGTCTTCAATAGTAGCGGTTTGAATTGCATCCAATGCACCAGACGATATATTAGCCATAATATCACCGCCTTAACTGATAATTACTCAAACTTGTTTTCCCATTGGTTGTATTTACGATTCCATTAGTGTCAATAACTTGGAATACAAGAGTGCGAACAAGATAATTATTATCTGTAGTAGATTCCTTTGATGATACAAGATGTGTCTGCATCCCAAATATATTTGACCAATTAAATCGCTCTCTTATAATAGAGGCAATAAGATCATGTCTTGGAATCCTTGTTAATTTATCCATTCTATCGTTTCCATGAACAAATATTGTAAATGTGATAGTTGTATATTTTAATGTGTCTTGATATCTCGGTGTTTCATCAAAAGACACTTGATAACAAATATAATGTTTTACCTCTGTTTGAGTATCTGGAATAAATAAAAAAGGACGGATATTTGAATTACTTCCAAAATATCTATCCCATTCTCCAAGAGGTTCATATTCCTTGGTATCTTCATTCCATTCCCAGTTAATATTACCATCTTCATCAAAAAGTTCAGATTCTAATGATTTCTCGTTAAGTGCATATAAAAGACATGGATTAAGCATAAGTGCTTTCTCAATCTTTTTCTTATACTGAATATTTTCATCATCAGGAGTTGTCTTATACGCACGAAGTTTGTTTAACAAATCATTCTTTGTAACCAATTTTTCTGCCATACAACACCTCCTACTCAGTTAATTCTAACGGCAAAATTTCAGATTCAATCGGCAAATTATCCTTAACAATTTCACACTTAACAGACAGTATTTTGCCGATAACGGAAGTGTCATTTGAAAATTTTACTTTCTTTTGGTTGTACTCTGTACCAACTCTCCATGTTACTTTGTCAGTCCAATCTTCATTATCAATAGAGCAAGCCCATGTAAAGGTTGCATCAGCATATTCAGTTGTAATATCTTCATTGGAATCATTAAATAGATTTACCGTAAGATTTTTATAAGAGCCACCAACTTTGATTGTAGAAGTGGATGCTGAAATTCTTGCTGTAATAGAAGATGGGGGAGTATCTGGATCTGTTGGGGCGATTTCTGCATCGAAATAATTCGCATACATTTCACCTGTTTCAAGATTAACATAATCAGTATGCTCATTCCAAAATGCCGTATATATGGTAAGTTTTTGAATACCAAATGGCATTGAATTTTCAACTTTGGTCACTGTCCATACTGTAGGATGCTCTGTTAAAGCACTTACTACAACTCGCATATTTTTAGAATCTTCAGAAGTGTACCAAAACTTCTCTGTAATAGAGTTCATTGGCAACCATATCTTATCCTGATTATCTGTATGTGTAAAATATCGGTCTGTGTAAGTTCCGATCGTGTAGGAATTCTGTTGTCTTAAACAACACCACATACGTCTCTTGATACGCTTATCATTAGATTTTTCAATCCATGTAAGTTCGTAATTTACTGGTAAAATTAGATACTTTGGAAACTGATTTGCAGGTTCATCACGACAGACAATCCACTTATGATAAATTCCTCTATCATCTGGAACGTCCACAAAAAGCCCTATCGGAAATGTTGCTCCATAGCGTTTCCTAAAATCAACCTCATAATAATAAAGGTCATCACCTTCGTTGAATCTTACAGGCTGACTTGGACGAAACATAAGATAGTATTCCACTTGATCTTTGTCCATTGACTGATAAGATTTGATAATGAACTTTGCATCTATCTTTGTCTTATTGGTATTTTCATACGTCATGCCTTCAGCGAGAGAACGTGTAATTCCATGCTCGTCTGTGAAGAAGTCATCATGAAAATAGTCATAGATATAACAAGTCCTTGTAGCTATGTCGTTTTCAAATGTCTGTTCCATCGCCCAGTCAGACTGTTCCTTATATATCTGACCAATCGTTTTAGCTCCGTTGTTCTTGGCGTTTGCGACACGCCTAGCTGTTTGTAGACTCGGCATCGCTTACACCTCCCTCAAACATTGCTTTTATATATCCATGAGAATCTAAGATTGCCCTACGGAATTTTTTGTAACTGAAATGGTCGCTCTTGAAATTATCCATAGCACCTTGTAAAGTCGCCATAAGAGTCACCATAAGTCCGTTATCATTAAATAAGGTTTTTATGCCACCTAATTTAAACATAACATTCTCAAAGAAGACGAGAAACGCTTCATCATCTTCAAATATTTTCTCTTCAATTGTCTTGTCTTTATAGAGCAGTAGTTTGTGAATATCACCGTGCATCGCACGAATTGCTTCATTGATTTGCTTGTCTGTAAAGTCACCATATATGTATTGCATATTAGGACTCCGTGTTAATATAGGAATTATACATATATCCGTAATCACGAATACGTTTATTTAATTCAGTTTTCATGGAATCAAGACGGTCAATCATATTTTTATGATTGTCAAGTAGCTTCTTTTCTTCCTTTCCACCTATCATTACTGATGTGTGCATAATAGAATCAACCTGTGGCTGTAACCACTCAATCGTCATTCCAAGTACAAGAATTCCTACGACAAAATTCATATCAGCCGTTTCATCTACTGAATTATTCAGTGTGAAATCCAACTGTTGAATTTCATCATCGAGTGTGAGAGAAGAGAATAGTCTACGCACTCTTGGATTAGAGATTACATTGTTTAATCGCTCTGTATATATCTCAAGCAAATCGTTTTCGTCAAGAGAGAGTTCCTTTGGATCTGAAATTCGTCCTCTTGTTCGTGAAAAAATTGTTTCGTATGGAAGCGTCATTGTGAGCCTCCTTTATTACATATTCAATTTTAAAAGTAACTCTGTTCCAAAAATAGAATCAAGCATCTGAATTCTCTTAACAGAATCAAGTGTTCCGTCATCAACCATACTTGTTGCAATAGTTTTTAATGCTTCCTGTGCTCCAATTGGAAGAGAATAGATAGCTTTTTCCATTTGCGAAGGAGTCATCTTTAAAATATCTCTTAAATCATTTGTCGAATGAAGAGTAGAATATAAATCATCAAGTTCTGGATGTAATGCAATGAAATCTGCATCCTGCACAACAAAACGAGGTTTAAACATCATCTTGTCACCCTTCCTTGCTGCATAATCCAAATCTCTAAATTCAATTTCCTGAACGTCATCAATATCTGCAAATGTATATAAAGTATCTGATTTAAGTCCAACATAAAATAATTCTCCTGCGGTAAGAGACACACATGGAATCATTTCTGTTGGCTCAAACTTCTTTTTTTCTGATTTCTTTTCAGCCACATCAGTATTAGTATTTTCTACTGCTTTTGTGGTTGTCTTTTTTGTATATGCCATTTATTTTTTCCTTTCTATCCAATATAAAAAGAGTGGCTAGATAATCTAACCACTCAATTTTATTTATTACTCAAGAGTCCACTGACCAAAGTACTGTGGTAATACTACCTCAACACCCATTTCTCTCTGAACTTCATATTTCTGGAAGTCATCAGCGTGTTCACCCTTCTGAGTACCAGACTCATAAATCTGAGTTTCGCCCTTATCTGTAAACCACACGAACTGTTCCTGATTCTTTGCAAAGATAAGAAGTCTCTTATCGTCAATAAGTCTCTTTGTTACATCATTGAAAGCAAATCTCTGAGGAATCTCAATGAGTTCTGTTCCCTCATATGTACCAAGGCGACCTGTCTTAGCAACATCCTCCTTCTGAGATAAACTTCTCCAATCAACTTCTGTAAGACCATTAAGTTTCTTTAATGCAGTCTTTGTACCCATAATAACAACTTCTGCGCTATTGGCTGTTCCAACATCCTCAAGAAGTGTATCAAACTTGTCTTTTGTAGAAGCAGATAAAGCACCTGTTTTTACAAACTGAGAGTTGTTAGGTAACTTAGTAGCAGCTCCATAAATTCCTGTATAGCAAAGTTCCTGAACCTTATATACAAATGCTTCTGCAATCTTATCTGTCAGTTCTGTAAAATCAATACGTCCAAGTAAAATAAGATCAATATCCTTACCAATCTTTACACCATACTTCTTAGTATGAATCTTGTGTGCTGTACCTTCATTTAAGTACTGTAAAGTCAGATCATGATGGTCGCCACTGATTTCAGCAACAGCAAGCATAACCTTTTCTTTTGACCAGAACTCTTCCTCGTCACCAAGTTTAACATTTCTCATATCTACAAAATCATTAAACCACTCAGATTCCTTAAATGCTGTATCTACCTTAAAATCAATATCAGACTCAAGTAACTCATATACTTCTGTGTGATGAAGCTCTAAAGCTCTTTCACGTCTCTTGTTGGATCTAAGATCATCTTCAGTAAGGTCACATACTTCCATAATAATTTTACGGATTGCCTTGTTTGCTTCGTGCTTAGAAACCTTTCTCTGGTTTCCGTCATCATCGTACTCATAAATATCAATTCCGTGATTTAAATTGTATGTAAGCTTCTTAAAATTTTCATACTTATCAGCATCTTCAAAAACTTTTCTTAAATGTTCTGTACTAAATCTCATCATTATTCTATATCCTCCTTTCTATTACGCACCAATTTTTAATTTTCCACTAGAAATCGTTGTGATTTCAGCTCCAACTGTAGGTGAGCCATCAAAGTTGTCCTCTGTAAGCCAATAACGATCCTGTGAATGAAGCATGTATCCACGAACTGCACCGTCTGCTGGATCGTTATAGAAATTAGAAGCAAGTGCGAGTGAACGAGGACTCTCGACATTGTTGAGTGGTTTCTGATAGATAACACCAACTCCCTTTGGATCTCTAATTACAACAAGGTATCTTCCTGACGCATCCTTCATTGCGATATAAGCATCAATTTCAGTTGCAGCTTCCATCTCCCAATTATCAAGAGAAGTCATCTTACCTGGTTTAAAATGATATCCGTTAGGTGTATCTTCTGTGATCTTTACGGATAAAATGTGCTCACCATAATCCTGAGCAAGTAAATTACCAATTTCCATCTGTGGAAATTTTGTAGCAGCATATTTAATAGCCATTATGTTTTCCTCCTTAAATTTTTGTTTTTTTGCAATAAAAAAGAACGCATAAAGCGTTCTGTGCGAAATAAAGTTATATTCAGTTTTTAATCAAATAAGTTGCCGTAGTTTTTCTTAGGCTTTGATTTCTTATTCATATTTGTAAGTATCTTAACTGAATTTGTGTTTTTCTTTGTGTCAACAGAAGAGAAGTTCGCATGTGCAGACATATAATCTGAATGCATAACCTTTACCTTTGTTTCAAAGTCTTCTACAGAATAATTATCCATAGTCTTTACTAATTCGGCAAAATCAGCATTCACATAATTTCCATCTGAATCTTTCTCTGTAAGAACAGAATAGTTATCAGCATTGATAATAGCTTCTTTCTGTGCATGAAGTTCATTCTTTTCTGCTGTCTCTTTGAACTCCTTGAGGGCGGCATAATTAGAACGCATGGATTCAAGTTCAGCTTTCTCACTTGCTGTCAAAAGCTCACGGAACAATTCTATACGTTCACCATCAAATGAAACATTATCTCCATCTTTTGTATAGTTCTGGCGGTAAATTTTGTCAGTACACCAACCCTCGTATACAAAATAAGAATCAAATACATTTGAGATATAGTAATAATCATTGTCCGACTCTTCATATGGTGCTAACAGATTATAGAGTGCATATCTTGTATCTTCATGAGAAATCTCATATGTACGAACAATCTTTTCAAAAGTCTGACTTCCACCTTCATCGTCATCTGGATCAGAAGCTCCTTCGCCATCATTGGAAGGCTCACCAGATTTTCCGTTATCTGAATTGTCTCCGTCTGAATTGTCATTATCGAACATCTCAGCGAATTTTGCTTCAAGTTCCTCATCTGACATTTCTGTGTAGTCGAATGTTACATCTTCAGCAGTCTTACCATATTTGGCAAGTAACTCTTCAAATTTTGTCATTTTGTTATTTATTCCTCCTTCCTCTGATTGTGTTTGAACAGGAGTCTGTTCTTTATTGAAATTAGAAAGTGTCTTGTTAAGATTTTCTAAGAGTTCAATCATTTTTTCATCTTTGTCAAATTTTACCGAATTGTTATTTACACTAAAATCTGCAATATCGGCACGAGAACCTTCCATACCTTCCTGAATTTCTGTGCCATCATCATGGCTTCCTAACAAAGTCGAAGCGTTTACATAGAAATCATTTAATTCAAGATACTTCTCCTTGGCGTTGTAAGAAAGTTCATCAATAAAAAGCTCGCAACTATTTTTTGAACCTTGTTTTGCACGAATAATTTCACAAGCCTTTGTATATTCTTCGCTGATATAAGCATATGCACATACATAATCTTTATCTAAATTATCATCATGTTCCCAAAATGCAGGTTCAGATGAGAAAGAACCAACTTGAGATTCAATATATCTAAGTTCTTCGTTACCTTTATCATCCTTAACGATTTCCATCTCATGTCCTTCAAAATCCCAAGTTCCGTCTGTAAGCTGATGGATTGCAGCCAACACAGGTCTGTCAGCAATCGTATTCATTGCTTTCTCAGCAGCATCTTTTGATACATAACTCTTATTTCTGTTAAGTCCTGTATGAAAAATTCTGAATTTTAGACGCATCATTCCACGATGATTTTCGTCTACGGTATCATCTACCTCGAAAGTAGTAGGTACTTTTAAAGCCAACTGATAGCCAGTATCTTTAGAACTGAATTTTGCAAATTTTTGTTCTTGGCAAAATTTTAGTAAATCATCTTCAGTTAAAATTTTCTTTTTAATAACCTTTGGCATCTACTTAGTCTTTTCCTCCTTTCTGACATAATAAAAGTCGCCCAAGGAAGACGACTAAAATGTAAGCATATTTGTATACTTTAATTTATTTATATCTATATTTTCTGAAAACCGAAGAGTATCAGTATTCAAAAATACATAAATACCATTAGAATTTTGCACCTGTTGATATCCTAATTGGGATAGGAGAGTAGCAGTAGGTGCATCTTGTGTCTGTATAAATTTTTGATTCATTCCACCAACTCCTATTTATCATTTAAATTCTCGTCTCTTGTGCGAAGTCCAGCATCTGTAAGTTCCGAATCATCCTTCTCTTGACCACTGCCTTTATCATTACCTGTCTGAGTATAAGTGCTAGATAGTGGCTTGAATTTTGAACTAAGCTGCAAACAGTCTTCTTCCAAAAAGTTCATAGATAACGTATCTTTTTCAGACACACCATTTAGTGTGTTATAAAGAATTTTGTTTGGCAATCCATTGGTACATGATTCCAAGATTGATTTTCTAAAGTCATCTTTCTGATAAATAGAGACATCAAAGAATTTGACTTTACAAGGTTCAGATATCCAACTAGATAAAAGTCGATTTACAATCGCTTGAATCTGTGGAATAAGAGTTGAAATAGAAAATGTAGAATCTGCAAGTACGCCATATTTAAAAGCAGTAGAGTTAGAAGCGGAGTTTAGATTTAATATCTGAGCACCACCAGCCGTATTGAGAATTTCTTTTGTAGCTTTTTCAACTTTTGTAACATCGCCAGTTGCATCATCTGGAAAACTTATCTCGTGCAATTCACCAGGAACAATAGCAGCAGAGATATAAGGCGGTAATGCTTCTTCAAGCATACGATTGAAATACTGAATCATTATATCTGGATTCACAGCCCAATCATCTACATCTTTACCCATTGTCTTCATTTCAAGCCATACTAATTTATAAATATTAGCCGCCTGTTGAACTGCTTGATAATCAGAAGCGTCCATAAGATCAATCAATGATAAAAATATAGGTGTAAGCACGGGAACGATGGTTTCCCAGTCTTCAGACCTAAATTTAATACATACATTATATTCTTCTGGAATTAGCTGATATTTTTCATTTGTACTCTTATATGTATTCCACATACTATTGAATGGTTCACCCCAATATTCAAGAAGTTCCTGATGACTACGGAAATAACTCATATCCATAGCTCCTGCAAATGAACCATCAGGAAACATGCCTGCTATTTTCATATAATCTGGATCTAATGGAAGAACAAACATTCCTTGTCCTTCTGTATAATAAGCACATCCATAAAATACATCTTCCCTTAAAGTGATAGACGCAGCTTTACGAAATTCATAATTTAATCCTAGAGTGTCAACTATATCAACTGTTTCTTGATACTTTTGCAATGTGGATTGTACATCGTTTTCGCCTGAAATTATAAATGGAGGAACAATATTACGAATTGTAAGATCAATCTGATTTGCATAATATTTACAAAGACGATAATAGATTTCTGAACGATAATAAAGATAACGAGATAAGCTTCGTAGCTTCTTTTCATTAGAAGAGATATTCTTTATGTATGATTTTACATCTTCCTTTGAATAGTTACTGATTGACGTATATCTGGATGATTTCTGAATATCTCGAAGACTCGTAATTGCACTTGTTGCGTCTTCATAACGTTCAAGTCTACTTTTATTTTTCTCATACCATTCACGCATTTCATTTGCGGTTGGCTGTTTTGGAGTAGAAGAAGTGGTTTTCTTCTGCGAATTATTTATTTTAGTAGGTGCATTAGAATTTGCATCTACTTTCTTAGGTCTAGGCATATTTGATAATGCACCTCCTTAATTGTATTTTGCTTTACGGATTGTAAGTTTTGAAACTAATGATTGTGTATCCTGTGTTTTAGGCTTCAACTTTAATTCCAATTGACAAGCACACCAGTAAGAGTAAGCAATAGAGGAATATCTATCCTTCCTCATACCTTCAACTTCTTTGACTTTGATATTTCCGTTTTTAACTTCATGATCCAATTTGACCAATTCGTAAACTGCAAATGTTGTCTGTATATATGACATTTTCAATTTAGCTTGCTCTGTTGGAGACATTTTAAAGTATCCTTTATATGTTTCTTTTAATGAGCTATCCGCATCTTGTTCAGGAATAAGGAAATTAATTTTTCCATTCTGTATACCATTTCTAAGTAACACACATATCTCATTATTAAAATTAGCATTAGCTTTTACAGACCAAACAACCTTATTAGCATCACGAACTTTGCATCGTTCAGCCATATCTTTATCATTTATACAAGTCATCGCCTGATATCTTTTGCCGTTTTCTTGACAAATTTGATCCTTGGTAATAAAATCATATACCCCCAAGCCGATTCCGTTTGTATCTAAAACTAAATCTGTACATTGATACTCATAAAAATATTTCATAACAATCATTCCTAATTCGTCTGTTTTCAAACCTTCAAAAGTTTCGCCATATACGAAATTTGATTGATATGCAGTATCATTTACTTGAATTAAGTCGTTGATAAAAATAGCAGAGGCATCATTCTTTTTCTTTTTCGTAGATTGCATAAGAGCAACGTCAATAGATAGTATTCTTTTACCAGTAGCTGTTAATTTCGGAATTGTTATTTTATCATTGCAGAAACTCAATGGTGGAAATGCTTTGCGAAGTCTTCTACGAGCAGTTAATTCATCAAATTTAAACAAACTACCATCTGTATCACCAAACCACAGACATTCCATTTCCATCTGCTGAACAAGTTCATTGTAATCAGCTTCGCTCATTTCATCTTCAAGCTGAGAACGAGAGAGTAATCCTTCACGCACCGATACCTGATAAGGTAATCCACATATGAAATATTTTTTTGTGTCATCAAAGAAATTAAGAGTATAACTTTGTGCTTTTCTATAAGCCCATGAACTTTTAAAATATGCACTGGACATATATATTTCTTTGTTTCTTTCCTGCATATGAGCATATTCAGGTTTTTGTAAATATTTTGGCTGTCTTGGACTTGTTAAGAATTTACGCAATACAGTATTGATAACTGTTTCATCGACCATACGAAATTCATCCACGACTATGCAATTTGCTCTGGCTGATCTTGAATTTTCTGAACTGGTTCTTGTTTTTATCCATGAACCATTTTTGAAATAAATAGAAGCGTCATTTTGACCAATATTACATTTTTCTATTTCAGAACGTAATATGGAAGATTGTTTCATGAAATCATCTTGTATTTTCAACAAGACCTCGTTAGCCTGTTTTAGAGTTCCAGAACTAACAACTATTTTTGTACCAGGAAATAAAATACACCTTACACAACAGAAGAGAGCAGTAAGATAGGTTTTTCCTTGACCTCTTGCTGCGAGATACATAACAAAATTGTAATGCATCATGCACCACAAAAGAATTTGCTGAAACCACTTAAGAGATAATCCCAAGACCTCAGACACATACCTATGTGGATTGGCACGATAATATCCAGCTTTCCATGCAATCGTCTCCATTATCTTTTGTTGTTTGTCTTTCTCTATTTCCGTCTGAGTTTTTAATTGAGGCATAAGCTATACCTCCTCTTCAGCTTTTTGACCAAATATCTTATCAAATAATGCTTCCGAATCAGTATCCTCATCATACTCAGGTTTCTTAACTGTATATTTTGAAATGAATTTTTCATATGTAGATGAAAAAGCATTTTTCAATCCCATCATTTTAGATAAATGTCCCTTAAAGAAAACATCAATTAAGAGTCCAATTTTATCAGGATCTTTGAATTCACCTTCTGGTTCTGGAATCGGTTTTCCACCGTCCCATTCACCTTCCCATTTATCAATAAGTTGCCCAAATGTAAGATTATCAGTTAATTCAGATGCAGTTTTCTGATTAGGTTTGATATTTAAACTTCCTAATAAATTCTGTAAAGTAGCATCTAAGTCTTTTGTATCTTTCCCATTTTTCTGAGCATTATCTATTTCAAGTTCCTTACAACATACTCGTTTAAATAAAAGTTCCTGAGATTTATTTTCACAGGGATAACGTGTTGTCCAGTCTTGGTATTCCGTCTCAAGATACATAAGTTCTTCATTATTATAGTTATTTCCAAATCGCTTTTTTGCAGATTTGAGAGTTTTTTGGACAATCCTTGTATTTGTTTCAGGCATTGAATCTTCATCGTCTATCGAGAATATTGAATCTTTATAAGTTTTTTGACTATAATCATTTAGGCTTCTACAAATTACGATCCACTGTTGAACAGCAGTGCTTCTTATTTTTTCTCCTGTTTGTTCAGAGAGTTTTTGTAGCTGCTCATTATAAACATTTTCATCAAAATACCAATTAAGTCTTCTAAATGTTTCTATGGTTTTCTCACGATTATCAGTTCGTATATTATTTTTTTTGTCATAGTCAGTACATTCGTTTAATATACATTCCTTGCAAGCATAATGTTCAATACCATCAGGACTTGTTTTAGAAGAATAGAATGTTGCTGCACTTTTCCATTGTCCACAATGGCTACAATATATTAACTCATTGTTCATAATACGCTGATAGAAATTTGCAAGCTTTTTATATTCATTTCGCAAATTCACAACTGTAATTTTCTTTAATTCGGTATCTGAAATTGGTTCTAAAACTTTAGCCATTGTTTCACCTTCTTTCCTTTTATTCCAATAAAAAAGAAGCCACTTCATACGAAATGACTTCTCAAACTTTTCAATATTAAATTTCCAATGAAAGTGCAATTTACACACATTCAAGACTTGAGTAGAGGAATCGAACCTCGCTTATACCAACGCCTGACCTTATATCATACTTAAAATCTGCGCATTCATTTCTTTCATATATAAGGCGAATGGATTTGAACCATATAAACAAGTCAACTGTTGTCACAGTTTTAGTGCCACCTATACACCAGTATAGTCTAAGAATATGCACATATCTTAGCTGACACAAACACGCCCTGTAGGAGTCGAACCCACATCTCTCAGATTTGGAGTCTGATATTCTAACCAATTAAACTAAAGACGTATATAATAAAAGAGCCATCTCAACACATGAAACGGCTCTTTCTCATTTCATATTTTGTTACTCTTTTAAATGATTATCCTCGGATGGAGTAGTAGTCTTAATCTCATCCACGGTTATTCCAACATTATATGTTACATCCTTAATGACACGAATATTTTTATATCCATATTCTCGATCAAGCTCTTTAATTGTATTTTTCAACTCATCCAAGTCATCCGTTGAATATTCAATCAACTCTGATGGAGTACCTTCAGTCTGAATCTGATACATTTGATAAAATTCTCTTCCAAGCACAGAGTTATATTTAATTAATATTTTATACATATATAAATTACCTCCAAAATGATAGAATTAGAAAAGCTGCCAATAGGATTTGAACCTACAACCTTGGTTTTAGAAGAACCATGCTCTATCCATTTGAGCTAAGACAGCAAGTTTCTGGTCTGCATGAAGCACTAACTAGCAGATCTTGGACTGTACACATCCAGTTATTTAGAATATGGTCGCTTATCCGCAACCTAATTCATGCTTCCATGCACTTGTTTTTCTTGCTAACCAACGCACAAGAAGAGTAAGTGACAACTCGTATCAACCAAACTACATTGCGCTTATGTATTGATACTCCATTAATTTATCCAGTTGCAACGCCACATCGGACTCGAACCGAAATCTTCTCTCTATAGGAGAGACGCATGATCCTTTCATGCTGGTGACCTGAATAATATATTATTTGATCATTCCTAACTCGTACTTATAGTACGTCAAATGCATGATATGTGTATGAACAACCGTTTACTTTATCATTCTCCGCATATTTTCAGTCTTCGGAGCAAAGACATCTCGATAAGGTTTAATGACTCTTATCCGTCAAAATTCCAATTGTAAAAATCAGAAAAGACAATTTGCCATTTCTTACAAAACTCTGTGGACAGTTTTAATCATAATAATGGTTCTCATTAACGTAGAGAGGCACGAACATCTTCTCATTTCTGAAGGTTGAGAGTAACCGATAATCCTAGATGTCGGTAGGAAAGAAGTAGGACTTACAATACTACATGAATAGCAAATGCCAAGATGTGATACTTATATATTCTCTGTTTGGTTGCCCACTTAAGGGTTCTTTTATTTATTCTCTACATTGTCGTCACCGTTTTATATATGCCTTTCGTGCCTGTTTATAAGGGCTTTATTTGGATAATACAGTTCTATCGGTCTGTTAGTCCGTCTGATTTTCACAGAGCCTTGTTGAGTTCTTATGGTTTCAGAGCATTCGGCTGTAGGTATATGAGTTTGTTACCCTTAATATTATTCAATCACTTTGACATAAATCATCTTAACATGCTATGATGTAAAAAAAAATTTTATAAGGAGTATATATTGGACACAATATTTGAAATATTTAAGACCATTTTTCCTGCTATTATTACTGGAATTTTTACATTCCTAGCCACTAAATATACGTATAATAAAAATATACCTTTAGACAAAATGGAGATAGCATATGATAAAATATATAATCCTATATATCATATACTATTACAAAATAATTCTAATAATATATGTACAAATCAAATCAGCTTAGATATATTTGTCATTTTAAATAAATATAATGATTATGCAGATCAATCGACACTTCACGCATTTGATTTATATCGTAAAAATAGAGATAAAGATAGTTTTATAAATTTTAAAAATAACATCAATAATAAATACATATATCTTCGCAAAAGACTTGGATATTTAGAACCTAATTTGATACAAGCGTATACATATTCTTCAAAAAATGAAAAATCTGTTTTACGATTAGTGTTAGAGTGTACTGTCGCATACATAACAATGCTCGCATATGCATTGTTGAGTGCATCAGTTCACACAGTTATAACATGGATAGCTTTTAGTTTAATATGTATCATTATAATTGAGTTATTAACTTTATTTTTTAGGAATATTTTAATTTATATCAGGAAAATTATAAAACATATAAAATCCAATAATAAATGTCGTAAAAATTGACATATTTTGACAAGAAGTGTCATATAATATATAATAGAAAGGACAAGCAGTTATTCAAACATCTTTGTTTTGGCTAGATAGAGATGGTTAGGCGGTTAAGTCACGTCAGAGTAGTGATACTCTGTTTATATAGATATCCTCATGACACAATGTAGGAAATACTTACAAAGGAGGATAATACGTGACATTTTGTGAATTACTAATTTTTACATTAGTGACTGGCATAGTAAGTGGTGTAATTGCTACATACTTAGTCAGATTGTTCGATAAACACAAAAATGACCGCCACGGCAAATAGCGATCATTTCCTTTGTGTTGATATTGTTATATTAGCCAAATAGTGTTCAATATTGGCTTAACCGTCTAACGGATAATTGCTTGTTTCTTTTGACTTGTATTGTAACACATAAAATTGTGTGGTGCAAGAGGGAATTAGACAAAGTCTTAGACAAAAGCTTCATCGGGATTGCTTATAAATCAGAAAGTGATTTTTGTTCTACCTGTTTTATTTCTCCATCAGCAAAATATTTTGCAAATTGTTCATCTGCGTCAATATCTTTGTACACTGATACCATATCTAGCGAACTCCAACCGACTAGCATTTGAATTACATCATCAGGAAGACCGCTTCGAGAACAAGAAGTTGTAAAGAAATGACGAAGACTATGAAAATAAAAGTCTTCTCCTAAATGTTTGCTGAATGTATCAGCCCAACTGTCAAGAGTGCTTGAATCCATAGGTTCATCTATATATTCTCCATTTGCTTTCTTTGGAAATAACCATTCTGATTCAATTCCGTGTTCTTTTCTATAATTCATCCACAAATCAAAATATGGCTTAAACGGTTTTGCCAGTGTATATGCCACTAACATTTTTCCGCGAGATCCTCTTCCTTTTGTTTGGATCTTTTCAGGTGTCTTATATAAAGAACCATATATGATGTTTTCATCATCGAAATAAGATACTTTAAATCGTGGTAACTCACTCTTACGTCTGCCACTAAATGCAGCTAATGCTAAAACACAAGCTTTGTCATATTTACCTTTTTCAACCCAATAATCAAGCATACCCTGTACTTGTTCATCGGATAGTACAGTTTTAGTAAATACTTTCTCATTTGCAGGATTTTCAATTTTGCGTATAATCGGTTTAAAGTTCTCGTACTCATCATCTAATATAGCTTCAACATAATTTGAAAGAGAAGAGAGAGTAGATTTTACTCTACGCATTCTAGCTGGTGACCATTTATATTCAGTAAGACAAAAACTCTGATAACGAGCAATATCCCTCTTAGATAAATCAATAAAGAATTTGTTGTCGCAATGCTGAAGTAAATACACCCAGAAAATATAAAGGTCACGCCTATATGCATTAATTGTATTTGGGGATCTATCAACTGAATGAAGATAATCCAAAAAGTCATTTCCTAACTCTATATTCTCTTTATTGCACTGAGACAATAACTCATTAGTAACAATATTATTATGCTGTATTTTTCTACCCATCAAATCTCACTTCCTTTCAAATATAATATTCTCCATAATAAATGCTCACTTGCTCATGACTAAAGTCACGAGTGGACATTCGTACCTTTATCAAAAGTGGACGACTGAGGTTACGATCCTCACAAAGACCAATCTCGCCCATACAAAAAGAGTGTGCAGCGTACACCACACACTCCCATATTTCTTATTAGTTAATACCAAAATGATTCATCTAATTTATCCAGATAACATGCATAGTTCATTAACCGCTTGTAAATCTCTGGAAATGCGTCTACTATATCAAGCCAATCATTTAATGAATCATAAGTCTTCTGAATTTCTTTTGTCTTCTTCTCGAACTCTGCCTGAGACACCTGCTTGCCATTGATAGAATAGTAATCTTTATCAATTTCCTTGCAATCACAGTGGTCACAGTCACCATCACAATTATCATCACCAATATTGACTTCATATACTACCTTAGACTGGATACTTGAAATAATTTTTGAATTACAATTATCCATTACATAACAAACTACTCCTGTAGCATATAAGTATCCATTTTCACGTTTAGCAGGTTCACACCAAATACCTTCATGATCTAAAGCAATAAGATACTCATCATTGTAATTATCATGATCTGGTCGAGCGAAATCTGAAATATGAGCCAGATCGTGACCATTCTCTACTAACTCAGCAATGATATTCTTCGCATCTTCATACTTTGCAATAACGTCTACTGAATTATATTCATCATCAGATTTTACTCGCTCATATACGTCTGAAACATCACAAGCAAAGTCTTCATAATCTTCAAAATGTAATGTTTTTATAATAATCACATCCTTTCAGATTACTCAAAAATGTCTTTTAAAGACTTAACTGCCTTAACGCAACCTTCCTTATGTGCAGGCTTACTCCATGGCTTCTCAACTCCACCTAACTTAGTAATACCTGACTTAGCCGGGACATCCTTGCTTGAGATCTTACAAATCTCTGGGATAGTAACTGTATCACCAGCAATAACAGCATCCTTAATAACAGCAACCATGCCATCAAAAATTGCATTTAAATCCTTCTTAGAAACCTCTAATTCAATCTTATCCTGTACCTTTGTAATAAATTCGTTCTTTACCATTTTTAAAATTCTCCTTTTTCTCAATTAGTTTATTTTTTTTCAATCAAAAAAGAGGGTAGCGGCTCAATGAGTCCACTCCCTCATGCGTGGCTTCGTCAGCCCAAAACCGAAGTTATTCCCATTTATTAATCGCCTGTTGGGTTCAGGTCATATATCATTCATACATGTAATTTCATCGAAATGGTGAAATAAAACATTTAATGAAATATTATGTATATGCATAATAATATACAAACCAAGTCACTCCGTACTCAGTCTACTTTGTTATAATAAGTCTTTATTTGAGTTCAATAGGATAGTAAGCTTTTACACCTTTATCTGTACAAATACAAACCATTTGTGATGGTCTGCCTGTTAATCTTTTCTCAATTGTATATGAATCTCCGCAACCAGCAAGAGATCCACCACGGATCATCTTTACACCATTTGTTTCATCTACAGAACAAACATGCAAATGACCGTATGTAATTGCATATGGAACAAACCCTAACGCCAAACATAAGTTTTGCACCCCAGATTTATTAAATCCATCATAATCACCGTGTACAGCAATATATGATTTTCCTCTAATTGAAATATCAGAAATACCTGTATCAATATTTCTATGTAAAACATGGAAATTATCAATATGTTTCAGAGATAATTCAACTGCCCAACTGATAATATCGTCCAACCGCTCATCGTGAATTGCATCATCCTTGCGATCCATACGAGTATGATTTCCACTAACATTGGACATAAATACTGTCTCAAAATGTAATGACAATTCATAACAGAATGAAGATATCAACTCTGTGGCAATTTTAATCTGTTCAATTACATTCTCTCTATTTGAAACCTGAATTGATTTATGAATATTACCAGAAATTAAATCTCCTTGAAGACTTACATAGCAATTTTTAGAATTATTTAAATCACGAATAGATACGACTTCGTTTAATAATTGGTTAAGCCTGTCTTTTGCAATATCTGTATTATATTTTCCAAAAATAGAATCAAAACTTTGTCCGATATGTAAATCGCTTAGAATAATTAACATATCATTATCTGAGTCAATTAAAAAATTATTATGTTTATCAAAATTCGTTCTGCCAAGAGATGTGAGTTCTAATTCTAATTTGTCAAGCTTTTCTTCAACCCTAGCATCTGCAAAATTTTGTTTCTGCCAAGCATTGCGCTCATCTCTGAACTGAATTTTCTTTCGTTCTAATTCACGTTTCTGAACTTCAATTTCTTTTAACTGTGCATCGGAATCAACAAACTTAGACTGATTTGCATTTAACATCTTCTTAAATGCCTGGAACTTCTTTCTGTATGTACTTTCCCCAAAATCATTTCCAGTAAGTTCATTAATTATATTCGCCACATCATTCCAAGAACCTATCTAGTCTTTATCTTCGCATATCCTATAGATAAGTTCCTCATCTGTTTCGTTCTCGAATCTTTTATAGGTGCTAATTGTATCCACCTACTCTCTATTCAGCAGATTCAGACTCTTCATCTGAAATCTCAATACTGATTTTAATATCAAAGATAGTTGTACCTTTTGGTAACTTCTCAGCAATACGATCTACAATAGAACCTTCATCATCAACAAAAATTCCATTTTCAATTCTTACTCCACTTGCTGTAATATTCTTTTTAGCAGCACTAACAGTTGCTTTCTTAATTTTACTATCTACCATGTTTTCTCCTTTTTCTCCTTATCAACTAAAATAGGAGAGCAGTGTGCTCTCCTTAAAATATTTTTGTAATATCAGTAATTACTTCGTCAATAACTCCATATCTCAAAAGTTCATCGCTTGATAAATACCAATCTTTATTCCGATTTTTATTGAATGTCTTCTCATCAATTTTTGTATTAGCAAGAATATAAGACTTCATTTGTTCTATTTGTTTCTTATAATTCTTTTGTGCTTCTTCTATTTGTTCTGCCGTACCCTGAAAGGCAGCCGATTCAGAATGAACCAGCATTGAAGTATGTTCAAATGCATAGCGTTTACTTCCTGCCAGAAAGATTAAGAATCCAGCAGACATTGCAACATCCATACCAATTGTCATAATGGGTATTCTACTTGCTTTTTACTAAATCACAGAAAAACAAAGCCTGTTCAATATCACCGCCATAGCTATGAATAAAGAGGCGAATTGGGTCAGGATTCTCTTTATCTTTTTCTTCTATATTCATTTGGATAATAATCTTTGCCAGTTCTACTAATGAATAATCTTCATTAATCTCATAATCTATATAGAAAGTCCTATTCTTTCTATCTTTCCAATAAGTAAATTCCTCTGGTGTTGGTAATTCACTTTCTTTTGCATTTCCAATTAAAGGTATTTCCAGTAACTCCATAGGCGATTTGCCTCCATATTTATAATATTTCATTCGTTTGAACATAATAAAAGAGAGTCATTTGCTAAACTCTCTTTATAATTTATAACATATGTTAAATCATTATTATTAAAATAATTATCCAAAATATTTTCTATATTGTCTCGCTCCCAATATGGAATGCGTATAAGAATTATATTAGTATCTATGCAATACTTATTTTTAGCCATATCTCTCTTTTGGTATTCTAAAAAATTCTCATATGCGATAGTAGTGCCTTCATTATTAAAATCTACAGGCTTAAAATGCTGTTCACCATCAAACTCAATTGCTAAATTCTTTATTGGTATATAAAAATCAAATCTTAGCGGATTGATCCAATATTCTGTATAAATTTCATGACAATCGTGTTCATAAATATAATTGTTTGACTTAAGATATTCCATTATATTTTTCTCACCAATTGAGCAATTACAGTCATTACATTTTGTTTTTCCTCTTCTAAACCATGAAAGACTTGTAACAAATGGATTTCCGCATTCTTCGCAACTTATCAATAAGTTATAATCATTATATGATGTATAATTCGAAGATAATAGTTTATTCTTTCCATTTAACTCTATTAAATTTTTGACATAATCAATTGAATATCTTAACTTTTCTTTACAAGATTCTTTTCCGCAATAGTAGCATCCTTCTCCGTTTCTTAAATGCATCCAAGTGATTTTTTGAATTCCGTATTGAGAATGTTTATTACATATGTATTCAATGGGTGTATGATTGTTTACATATTCTGTTGATATTAACGTATAATTCCGTTGTTCAAATATTTCTTTTATTTGTTTAAAGATTTTGAATCCAATATCATTTTTATATTTCTCTTTATGTTTTTCAATGGTATATCCATTTACATAGGCAGATACAGTACCATATTTCTTCATTCTTGCATCATACGATTTTTGTTTTCGACAATTATAACAACAATCTTTTTGAATTATTTTTCTACTATCGTAATATTTTTTGATTTGCTTTTGAAAAATATCACCACAATAGTCGCATTTAATATCAATAAATTTATCACTATTATGCGACATATCTTCAAAATTTACTAAAAAAGCATCTCTCATATGAGTAAACTCATAGCCCAACAATTCAAAATGTTTTTTATTTGACGGACACCATTTATTTTCAATTTTCTTTGTTAGTACCATTATTATTCACCTTGTCCTTTCGTTGTATTTTTAATGAATATAAAAAGACTGCCGATTACTCAGCAGTCAGTTTTTTTAAGTCTTTTATAAATTTATCAGTTTCTTCAAAAAAGAAAACAGTAGCATTTTTTAATTTATGATTTTTCTGTAAATCAACTATTGGATTTCCACAATGGAGTAGTTGCTTTGCTAAAAAACTATTGAATATAGGTTTTAAATTAATAAATAACACCTCTTTCTACATTTCTTCTGCGACAGCAGCAATTCTACTTCTATATATATTTTTAAGTTCTATTTCTCCATAAAAATCTTGTCCTCTGAATACTTCAGACATTCTTCTCATGCCGTTGTTATTTCCTGCATACTGGCTGAGATCTACCTGAGTGTTATAATCACCATCAACAATGCAAATAGAGTCTTCTCCAATTCTCTGTAATGCAAGTTTCATAAGAGATATATCCATGTTTTGTGCCTCTGTTATATAAACTCCTGCACGCATTCCATTGGTATCAAACCCTCTAATATCAGAGAGGGGTAGCAACTGAATTAATTCTTGATTAATCATTCTCTCTAAACCAAATAGACCACCTAGTTTTGCGGATAACATATTACCAATAGAACTGTCTAATAATTTTTCATCTTTTGTTCCAGGATAATATCCAAGTTTTGCAGAGTTAGCGGTCGCAATAGTATTACAGAAAATTATAATTCTATCAATTTTATGCTTTTCAAGAAGCCACATCATATAACCAATGGCGAGATATGATTTTCCTGTGCCAGCAGCTCCCTTAATCATAGTAACTTGATTATTTGAAAAGCTGTTCAATGCCATCTGCTGATATACATCACCATTTAAAGGTTTTACAATGCCAAAGTAGTCCGATTTTATATTGGGAAATTTAATGTTTTGATATGTTCCATCTCTCCAAACAAGAGTATCAACAATTCGATTTTCAGAATTTTTTAAAATAAGATATTCATTTTCAAATAAATTATAGATATTATCTTGCAAATGTTCATAAAAATATGCCATGTCTTCATCAGAAAGAGTGACTTCTAAACATCCTGAATACTTGTCGTCTGGATTTTCACCAACGCTTTCTACATTGAGATTAAATATCTTACTTGCAATCATTTTACATGCTATATCATTTGTTACGAAAATTACTTCCTCTGATATTTTATCTTGTATATATGAACAAGTTCCTACTATTTTTGTGTCAGGAGTGATTTCCATATTTTTGTCTGATATGTATGTCTCAATTAAGAGGTCATATATAATAACCTTATATTTATCAGATTTTTCATCAAGTAAATGTAGTATCTTCCTTGCATTATACTTTACTTGATCATCTTTTGATCTTGATACTTTTATATTTTCCAATTCTTGAAGCGAGATAGAACTAATAATAAATTCATGGTCAAATATCTTATTTTGTAATTCAAGAAGTGCGTTAGTATCATAAAAATATATTTTGTTGATTGTAAAAACCACCTTTCTGTTTTAGTTTCATCCACAAGTGAAGAAAAGTGGAAGAGTAGCGTGACTCTGACTCGAACAGACCCTTTGGGGTATGAACCCAACATGCACCTTTACACCTTACCGCAAATTGGAAATGTAAGACTTGAACTTACGACCTCATGATCCCAAATCATGTGTTCTACCAAACTGAACTAATTCCCAAAAAGAGTGCAGTAGTCATACCTTCAGAACGAAAATACAACTACTGCTAAAAGAAGAGTTGTTTTTATGAAATGTATTATCTGTTTGAAAACGCCTTGATTTGCTACCCGTAGGCATGAATCCATATATCTTCCACAGAATGTATATGGTACAGGCTCGCTTGCTGCACTTACCTGGTTTGGCACACACATATACAAGTTTTTCACATAGCGTCACAGCAATGATTTATAGCTATATGTTAGACGAACTTTTATAATATCTTTCGAAAATTACATATTCTCTGTTTCTCAACTAAGAGAAGCTGATTTCATTATTTTAGCCTTTCGGCACAGCCCTCAATCAAGAGGGCTTTTATTTTGTAGTAAAACGATCGTTGCATATTTTTATTCCGCATTTGCATATTAGCGGAGAGGATAGTTGTGTTGGTATTGTACTAAAGCACACGCAAATTTACACTGTTATACATAGATAAAGTTTCATTGCCCACTTTCTCCTCATAAGTTCACTTAACTACAACTGTTACAACCGTTGATTTTACTAGCTTTTTGATATAGTAAAATAATTAAGTCTGTACAAAAAATGTGCATTTTAACAATTTTTTGAAAAACATTTTAGCAAATTTGCTGAATTTACATTATATAATACTTTTAGCAACAATGATTTATTTTTATTAAGAACAGAAGATATTGTTTTTTGATTACGAATTGAACCAGGAAGAATTTTGAACGAACGATCAATCATCCAAGAAAATAACCCAAGATAATTATTCGATATTTTAATTGATTGTATTTCGCAAATTATATCATCAAAATCTTTTCTAAGTAATAAATAATCCTCATTTTCTGCATCATCGTTTATTTCGTATAATTTCAATGAATATTTTGCTATAATTTCTTCAACTTTTCTACAAGTACGAATATTACTTTTCATTTCATATTTAACAAAAAAATGACACATTGGTAAAGTGGTATCTACATTACGAAACTTCATTAAATCCAAATCATATAAGTAATTCATAGGACATTTTAAATCTTTATTTATGTTTTTATCATTAAATCCATGTTTGATTATTTTCCAAAAAGAAGGATAAAGATTTGTCTTAATATCCATGTCATCTTTTATTCTTTTAATCTCACCAGTTAAGTCAATATCAAATCTTCTTTTTGCATTATCAATAGCAACTTGCGCTAAAACACTCAATATGCATACATAGTCAATGTATTTTTTATCATCAAAATTGCAAGCATATGTTTGAGCAATTTGAGCCAAATTACTTGATTCGCCAATATCCAATTGTGATTTTGCTAAATTGTTGTCAATGCCAGCATAATCATCCATTGATTTACCATATATATTTTTTTCCTTTGGAATATTGTTTTTAATTGTAGGATAATTCTGATAACAGTTTCTTGCATGTTCAACAATATCAGACTGATTTGTTGTATATCCGCTATCAGAATCTTGATCTGCATCTGTTATATCCAAGGCTCTTTATCCTTGGCGTCTCCGATTTTCATCGGAGTGTCGGACTATATCTTTACCCTCATCTGTATGTTAGGGTAATCGGCACTCGTGGGTGGATTATTGCTCACCTGCTCACCACCTAGTCTCTAAACCGTACTATCTACTTTTATGGATTTCGATAGTCTTGGTAATTGATTGGCATATATGTGAATAATTTATAACTCTGTAAAAGAAAAATACATTTTTCTATAAGTTTTTTTATTTTTTATAGACTCAATAATTCCACCTCTGATTGTATTAATATTGCTTGATAAAGATAGTTCATCTTTTACCCATTTACAACATTCACCAATATAATCAAAGTGTTTGATAAAGTTTTTATTTGAGTCATAAACAAAAACTTCTTTTGACCTACCATTCTGAGAACCTTTCCTAGAATAATATTGTTTTCTTAATTCTGGATTATCTTTTATTTTATTATGTAATGTTTTATTTCCATAATTAGGATTATTTATTCCAGTCTGAAATTTTAGTCTGTCAACGAGTTTCTTTCGCCATATTTTATATGTTTCATCATCCATACGTTCTTCTGGTGAAATACCATACATTTTGTTATTTTCTTTTGAATTCAATCTACTTAATCGTGAACGAATTTCATTCTTTTTATCATTAGAATATGTATCCCAAAGATTAACTCCGTACATTGGATTACTTTCACCCATCATATCAATAGAATGTTGTCTTCTCCACTCTTCTGAATGAACCATACCGTAAGAACCATCACCGCCAAATGTATGATTTGTTAAATGACCATTCTCATTTGGGTTATTGTTATATCCAATAATGTCAATTCCATACCCTAAATCAAAAACATAATGATGAATTAACTCTCTTTCTAACTTATAAGCATCGTCTTCTGATAATTTGTCTTTTATGATATTTACTTTCATTCCGACTTTATCAGCTATCCTATCATGATGCTCATTTCTTGAGTAATAATTACATCTGTTACCATGCCCTTTGCCAACATAAAAGCATGTATTGTTATCTAATCTAATGTGCTCATATACATAGTAGTCGTTCATGTTTCACCTCCTATATATATTCTCTTTTATACTTTAAATTATTCACATACTTAGCGTCTCAATTTTCACCGATTGTTTTAAGAACTACATTTCTGTAGAACTGAGCCATTATATTAACCCATTATTTCTATCCTGAAAATCTGTTCCATTCATATTTACTGCAATGCACTGTTTTCCAAGATTAAAATATTTTTCAAGATTTTTATGGTATACATTGTGAAGATATGTAAGATTATTTTTACTATTGAAAGGACTTCTAAAGAAAGCTAGATATTCGCCACTATTAAATCTTTCAGTGTAACATTGGATTGTATTGTTTTCTGTAAAGAATGTATTATCATTATCCACATCAGATTCGTTTCCAGTAGCGGCATATAAAAGCATTGCATATGGAGATCCAACTATTACTAGATTTTCTGCATTTTGAATGATACGTCCACTTTTCATATTTAACACATATCCTTTAATAATAGCTTTTTTTCTGTCACGAAAGTATGAACTTCTTACAAAATCTGGATTTTGATTACACAAAGCAATTAAAACTTCATAATCATTTGAAAAATTTTTATTCTTTTCAAGATATTTCAGAAACTCAGAATTGTCCTGTTTGAGTTTATTAATATACTCAACACTTTCTTTTACAACATTTGGCATTATTTCTTCATCAAGAGAGTTCACCATTTGATAACTCATTCTCTGAACTTCACCAAGCTTACTTTCATGTGCTGTCTTCACAATGCCAAACATACAACCATTTTCATAAACTCTGTCACACCAATATTCATACGACTTATCAAATTTCAACCATTTCATAGCATTGTCAGTTGTGATCAACTCAATATCCTTGACAAAATGCTCAACTCCAAACATATCTTTTACAATGGCAGAGTAGTAGTTTTCTCCAAAATAATCTCTGAAAAACTGTTGAATATTTGTACTGAACGCTGCCATTTTACAAAAATGATGTCTTAATAGGATATATCCATTCCCCCAAGTTGGGAAAATACTAGAATCAATTAGAGCCTGTCCATCAAACATTGTATTCTTCAATTCATAATTATCAATATGTTTTGCGTAACAATGTTTGTTTTCATCAGTCTCAATACTGACAACTTTAGTAAAAAACGACCTGTCAACATCTTTTAATATTAAAATATTCTTGGGATTAATTTTGACTTTACCAACAATGGCACTTGATATAAGTGGGGCATATGCACTGATTTCGACTGTAGGAGAATTCCTTTTCGGAAGCCGAATGCCCATATATAAGAATTTAATTGCTTTTTTATAAAGACGATCACATATAAACATACATGATCCTTTTTTCGCTTTTCCTGTACTTCTATAAAGCATTTTATAATGAATAATTTCTCGTTTTATAATATCACCATTTTTCTTTCTAGTGATATATTCAACATTCACACCATCATTGTAAAATAATTTTCTGATTTCTTCCTTGGTATGTTTATGGTAACGATCTTTATTTTTATTTGCTTCTTGAAATAATTGTGAAAGTTTTTTGCGCTTGTTTCTTTTCTTTTGAATTTGGCTTTTGTAACCATATGATTTTGCTAATTTGTATTCAGTTCTAGCATTTTTGGCAACTTTTTGTAAATGTGCAATTTCTTCTTCATATGAACGAGAACCAAAGTTAAATTCTAAACAAATTATATCTCGTGTAGATTCTTCCTTCCATACTTTTAATCCGTTTTCTTTTAGAAAGTCACTAAAAAGGCTATTTGTAAACATTGCATCTTTATACTCATAATGATCTCTGACACCATTGTTATACTCATAAAGAGTGCTTGCTTCAATGTTTTTAATTTTGATTCCAAATTCACTCATGTATATTATATCACCACCTGTTTATTCATTTAAAATTCCTCCTTGCATTCATCATTTATCGGATTATTCTCTTCATAACACACCTGCAAAGATTCACAACCAGCACAATCAACCATATTACTCATCGGACACTCTGATAGAGGGAGAGTCGCTGCCATATTATACAAATCTTCGCTATTATATTTATTCTCCATAATCGTCCTCCGTCATTTCATAAATCATATAGCCTAGAAAAATAGCCATATCTTCAGTTCTATCAAAACAGTCTACATGAGCATATTGTCCAACATCATTTCGCACATATTTGTCTCCAATGCAAATTTCTTCGCCACATTCGGCACATATAACATTGCTTTTATATTCTTTATAATTAGGGCATCCTGGAATATGATGAAGTTGTCCGCAATACTCACATGTACAGTTCATAATATTCATTTATTTAATTCCTCTCTAGTAACAATTTCCAAGCCTCTATCGAAACATTTTTGTTCAAGATCGTAGCGATCCATGTAATATTTGAATGAATCGTGATCATTTAGTTTCGATACTTCCTGTAATATATCATTACGGATAGAAGAGGAGTCTGAAGCAAATTCGACATCTTTATATTTTTCCATGAGATCAAGCAGCTCTACGTTGTTTTCTTTTAAATATAATGTAGTCATATATTTTTCTGTCTCTTTATTCCATTTAGCAATAGCAATCACTGAATAATTCCTATTATGTAAGTCAATTTTGATGCAAATTGTTCCCATATTTTCGTATCTAAGCATTTTTAATACCTCTCTTATATGTATATTGATCGTAAACTTTCCCTAAACGGCATGATTGATTGAATCGCATATCTGATTCAATTCTCGCCGCAATATTATGGGAAGTAGCGTTAGTAGTGTCAAAATCTGATTCGTAGATCAGCCCTCTATATTCTGATGGATCTACATAAATTTTTGGTGTAATATAATTCATATGTTTTTTTGTTTCCTTTCTCTGTTAAATATTTTTCCATTCGCATCACTCCTTTTATAGTGTTGCGTTAATTTGTGTCATATGTTTATTCTCTGTTTTATTTACGACTTATTACCATTTTTAATTTCTCCAAATGAGTCTACATTATAAATTTCCAACATTTTAGCAATAGCCCATTCAATTTCTTGCTCATATCCTTCTTTATTAAGTACATATATATTTGGTACATTTTGCGGTGGTTTCTTTGAATTAGGTTGAACACTACCAACTTCTTTTTTGATTAGAAGTGGTTCTTTGTCACCAATTGAAGAAGTAAGATATTGAATACATTGATTAATTGTATCCTTTGACATAGAAAGTTCTTTAGACATAGATTCTATACTTCGCCAAAAAGCTTCTGGTTTAGTTTCAGGATTATACATAGATTCTTCATTATCTTTATTTTTAGGACGAATGAAGATATATGAATTGATATAGAGAAAAGCCATTAGTATATTCTCTTTATTGATACTTGATTCACTCATCATAATAAAATCAAGTTGAGAAGATGTGATCTTTGAGAACTTATCAACAACATCAAAATTTTCAGGAATGATTTTAATTTCAATTCCAGTATCATATCCAAGCGTATCAAGATCCTGTTGAACTTCAATCATTTTGTTGTTAATCATATATTCCAGTACATCAAGAATTTCTTGAACAGCTTTCGGTCTACGTTTGTGTGTCTTGTATCCGTAAAAATTTAAAACTTTTCTAAGAGTAATCCAGCTATAGTCTTCGTAAGACCTATATTTATCAATAAGGATATAAGTAATATAGAATTTACGACTAACGCCATATTTAGTTTTAATGTTTCCCTGAATATAGTTATTTGGAAAACGAGTAAAGTATTCTGTTTTCTGTTGCAATAAAAATTCCTCCTTTATATGTGATATTTATTTATTCTCTATTTGACATGAGGCAGAAGATAAATTTACGAGCGTTCAGTAAAGTGGGTCTGAACCCCCACTTGTTTATTTTATTTTTGAAATTGGTAGGGGGTGAAACCCACTTTGCCGAACTGAAAGAAGATATATAACATTATTAATAAGACAGACTATTCGTAATTTATTCACTACGTTCATAAATTACTCTTTAATTTTTTTGAATGTTATTAAATGCTTGTTCAAGTTGTATTTTTAATTCATTGAATTTATCTTTGCTTTCTTGCGAAGAATTTGTTTCCCACTCAATAAAAGATTTTCTCATTAATTGAATTTCTTCAACTTTATTCATAATATTCATTTACTTGTTCCATCCTTTTAGTATATTTCATAATATTTATTCTCTTATCATTAATCATTTTCTTTTTGATTAAGGTCTATATATTTATCACTAAACTCAGCATTGAATACAGGTAATATGTTATAATATTGTTCATATATTTCTTTACCAGACATATGAGTTAGGTATTTCATTCCATTAGGTAACTGCTTATGAAGAGTTTTTTCTTCTACAATACTTTTCTCTTTGCTAAATCTATCACCTATCTTGCCACAGATAGAACAGTAGCTACTTAATTCTGTATGAAGATTATTCTTTCCCATAAAAGAAAACTTATATCTTATAATACATTCCTCATATTGATGCTTGTGGTTTGATTTCTTCTCAATCTTAGAAATATTGCTTCCTGTATTCTTCTTGTACTTTGATATTTCTTGATCAAAATTGTTCATAATTATTCCTTTCGATGATAAATTGGTTGTATAACAGATTTTTATTTGGTATTAAAATCTTGTTGTGAATTCAGTAATTTCCTATGGATATGATAGTGATTAGATTATAATAATTGGATTATCTTCATCTGGTAATGATAAATTAAATGTACTAGGTTTTATCATTTGTATTAGAGTGATACATCTGTAGTACATTACTTCTGTTGCTGATTTTAATTTACGGCTATTCCATTTGTAAGATTCTAACACTGTTGGTTAAAAGAGATACATTGCTAATGATGAATCTCTTTTGATTGCTTCTAATACTGTTGGTTTTATGTATACCTTAAATATAAATTCTATTGGAAGTAACGAAACTTGAATATTTCCTCTTCTATAACATGAATTGTAATATGAACTAAGTACGTCTAATTTTGTTTCATGTTTAGATTTATCATAGTGTCCTTTGCAAATCAGAATTATATCTGTCATTGTTTTATTATCCATTTTTATGTCCTCCTTGATAATTGATAGTTATTTATTCTCTATTTCTACACATCTATTAATATAATTATTGTAACCTGCCTGAAGAATTGCTTCGGTTTCTTCTATGATTTGATAAAAGAAGCTTGGCTTCTCGTAATAAATTCCTTTTTCTTTATCTATAGGAACATGATCTATTTTAGTCTTTGAGTTTTCTTTTATTAAATGATAGATTGTCATATCTTCATCAGTAACTACACCTTCAATATATCTTCTAGTAAGCCTGTTTATAATATGATCACTGTGGGTTTCAACTATTGTTATCTGTAATCGGTTCATTAATTCAATTATTTTGTCGGCTATCTCTAATTGTAGAATAGGATGTAATGCACATTCTGGCTGCTCTAATATAACTACACTATTGATCATAATATTATGTTCTATATCTGCCAAAGCAATAGAGCATTCTTTCCATTTAAAATATTGTGCTGAAGAGTGTTGTGATCGACATTGTTGTAGAATTGTTGTTTTACCAGTATTGTTACAACCAGTTAATACTGTTAATGGTGTTAAATTTAATGTTTGTGTTTCAAAATATGTAGGTAACTGTATTTTAAATGTTGACATAGTATTATGTTCCTTTCTGTTGATTAATCTTTCTTATTTTTATTCTCTGTTTGTGTTGACATATATTTAGTAATTGATATGGTCTATCCCAAAATTATTTTCTTGCTACGCTGCGAAAATACCGTCCCTTATCAAAGGGACTATTTTTATACTGACGTATACCATTACATTCTTTATATGGAGTTATGGGAACTAAATTGATCGTTTTGAGGGTAAATTTCCATTTTTATATATTTGTCGATAGATTGGTAGGGTAGAAGATAAAGTCGATTTTAGAGTCGATTTGATACGAATTAGTCAAGTAATTATGTTTTAAATAAAAATAAGACAGTGCAATTACTGTCTTAATAGTTTTGTGTGTAGTTTTATGGTAGCCCCCTATATGGGGATTATATGATTTGGAATTTTTATTGGGAAAATCGTTATCGGTAAAAGTGCTTATAAATAAGGAAGATTTTGGAATTGTGTGTGAATTTTTGGCGAGATAGGAGTTTGATTTTGGGGTTGTGAAGTGGCTGAAATGCTTGATTTTAATGGGTTTTGACGATATGGGGTACGATAAAGAGTTTTGATGGGTGAAATTTAGGTTTTTGCTTGATTTTGTTGTGGATTTTGATGCTTAGAGAGAGGATGGATTTTTGAGTTGGTGTGTGGATTAATCAGCTATATGGATTTCAGAAAAGACAAGCTGCCGTTTCAGTTTTTGCTACCCCCTATACCCTTAAAGCTACGGTATTTCTATATTTTTCCGTGATCGAACATTTGTTTTATAAAATCATCCTGGACTCTCAGAGCAGAACAAACTCGAACAAGTGTTTGAATTATAATTTTATCGTCATTTTTAAAATTTATTATTGACAATCACATTATCATGTGATAATATAGATAATGTCAAAAGGACATAGCAACACACGAAAACAATTTAAAAAGTTTTCAAAAAGTCCTTGACAAACACACAAACGTGTGATAGTATAATCTCAACAAAACAAAGAACCACACAACAAAGTGTTAAGGCACTGCAAACTCACATAGTTGCCAATTCAAAAGTTTTTGTTGACAATCACACAAAAATGTGATACAATCATTTCAAGTCAGGAAACAACGACTTGAAAAAATAGGGTGCAAAGTCTAGCACACCTTACACCCTTACATAGTGGAACGCATGAAACGCTACACCATAGCATTACATATTCTAGCATATTTCATGCAAAAATTCCACACATTTTTACATCTACATAACGATTGTTTGATGGTTCGCCTGATGACATAGTGGGTTATTGTAACCTACGCACTTTGTAGATTGTTCCTTGAAAAATACAAAATTGATTTTGTTATAAATCGGCGGTTGTGAGCTATACATGGATCTGAGTAGATAATGACTTGTGATAAAGTCACTCCATCCTGGAATACAATTAGACAAGTGCGTGAGAACCGTACAATCAGGGAATAAACCGACTGCTAGTTAGGAATCGTAACAACTTGAGCCGTAGTTATACACAGTTAGAAGGTATAAATAACTTAAATGTTTGTACCTTCAATAGTGTGCATAACACTACAACATAACGCTATTGTATTAAAACAATACTTATGTTATATTATTTATGGCTTAAATGCCTATAGTTTCGCATCCTTAAAAATGGCGTAGAGAATAAATCTCTTGTAAATCCATTCTATGAAGTGTGAGCGTGGTGGACACACAATAAACAACTACACAATGACCATAAAGCCCTATAGTGAGGCTTTTAAATAATACGCTATAGCGGAGTGCCTACGATTCGACATAAAAAAACATAGGTTATGGGACTATTCATATTTTGGATAGTCCTTTTTTATTATATAAAAATAATATAGCACCTATGCGTAAAATAGGAGAAGGAGTACATTATGTCAAAGAATCAGATTAATTTTTCAAAAATGAGCAAAGAAGCAACTACACAGTTAAACACTTTTAAAGAATCCGCACATGCGATTGCTGTAGAAGATTTACGGTTCAAAGCTGAGATTAAACCACTTAAAGCACAGTTAGAATCTATTCTTGCAAACCGTCAAAATGACATTGATAATGGCATGAATGTTGATGATGTTATTGCAAAATTTCCGCGGATTGAAGTGGATAATGCTATTCGCAAGGCTGAGACAGCACACAAAGCTATTGTTGAACCACTCTCAAAGTCTATGAAAGATACTTATACATTCATTCCAGACGGTATGCATGACGCTTACACTAAAAAAATCACTGAGCATAAACGTGGTGACTTTCTTACAGCCATTAAAACATTCCTTGAAAACTTAGGTATTGAAGGATGTTCTCAGGCTCAGATCAGCAAACTGGCAGAAAATATGTCTGATATGTTTGGAGCAAGATATGCTCAGAGTAAGAAGATTGTCAATGATAATATACTTGTAACAGCTATTAGCAAAGCACAGTTCAACAAACTTTTCATGGCTGTATTCTGTGAAATGTATATCAAATAAGTAGCTTGTAAACACGCAATAAATCCGCTATACTGTAAGTAGGAAGGCGGTGAAAGGATGGAAGAAATGAGTAGTCGTGAAATGTATAACTTAATAATCAAACTTGAAAAAGAGGGAATGAGTGCCGAAAAAATCATTGAAATCATCAAATTTATTGAAGAGAATAAACTAACCGAAAGTCAACTAAATGATAAATAGCACATAGTTAGAGGAGCAGATCAACACAAAAGGTCTGCTCTTTTATAGTGCACATTATCACAAATTACTTGTGAATCACACAGTTATGTGATAGAATGGAGGTGTATCTAATGGAGGTAAAATAATATGATTGTATATAAAAAATTAAAAAAAATATTGCAAGATAGAAATATGCAATGGAAATCATTGTGCGATGCTGGAATTTCTGTAAATATGCCAGCTAAATTTTCAAAAAACAAACCAATGAATACGGACATTATAAATAAAGTCTGCGAATATCTCCATGTCCAACCTTCAGAAATTATGGAATGGATACCTGATGAAGAATATAACAAGGCAAATGAAGAAATTGCCTCAATCGAAGCACAAATAGCAGAACTTGAGGCAAAGAAAAAGCAATTACAAGGCAAATAATAATGCGTCATAAACACACCAAAAGCACCCATCATCCAATAGGGTGCTATTTTTATACCCAAAAAATAGTATCCAGTCAAAAAGGCAGAGTAAAAAATACTCTGTCTTTTTTAGTGCATACTATTAGCACAAATAAAACAAAAAGGAGAGTTGATCAAAATGGCAAAGGTAAACGTAGTATGGAAGGGAATGTATGTAGGCACAGAAAAGATGTCTACCGATCAGATCCGCAAGGCAGAATATGCAGGTTTTACAATTACATACGCAGAATAAATCTGTGTACGGATAGTGAGTTCGATTATAACTCACACAACTACGGATGCAGATTTAAAAGCAAATGTAGTTATTACATAGTAAAAGGCAGACTATTTCGGTCTGCCTCAATCCCAAGAACACAAAATGAATTGAATAAAACATATTTGTGTTGCACACAAATTATAAACGATTCAAATGCAAATTACAAGAGCGAATAATAAGGAGGAAGCAATTATGGCAAACTGGGCAAGAGAAATCATGGTGTTAGCAAATGATTTTTGCTTAAACACATCAAAGGCAAAAGAAATTATTAAACAGGTAGACAATTTATCTGTTCCAAGTGGAAAGATGGAAGATTCATGGAAATATGACAGAGCATATTCACGGCTTAAACCAATGATTATGTCTGCATAGAAGGCAAAGTTATTTTAGAAAGGAGTGATATTTATGGGATCTATGTATAGAAAGACAAAACAGATGCGTGATTTTGAACCTATTCTAAAACGGAATGGGTTCAGATATTTACGAAGTCATGGAAGCCATTTTACATACATAAATACAGTAACGCACAAACGAATTACAATTAACAAAGATCTCAATCGGATGGTAGCAGAGCGATTGATGAAAGAATACGACTTAGTATAGAAAGGAAACAGAAATGGAAAATACAGTACGGTTATATACATATCAGGAAGCAGTACATATATATAAGAAGAAACAGGCTCGTAAAAAGGCAAAAAGAAAGGCAATCATTAAACGGAAATTAATCTGGCTGTTCAAGGCAAATTGGACATTGCTTACCATCGTGCCAATGATATTTATATCAAAATGGTGTTTTGATGGTGCACCAGATTACATATTATACATGATTGTATATAGTTTCTTATGTATATTATGTTGCTACGGACATGTAAAGGGATATTAAAGCAGAAAGAAAGGATGGTTATTTTATGAATCCAGATTATGAACAAGTTAAACGTATAGCGTTAGAGAATGCAGTGCAGAAAAAGAACAGAAAAGCAGTATATGATTTTCAGTGTCGCCACGCAGGAAAACATTGCAATAGAAAACGGAACAGAAAATAAAAGAGAATAAATGGATATTTCATAGTGAAAGGAAGAGAAAATTATGGCAAAAGTAATTGGAATTATTGAATATGAATTATTAGAAGATGATGGAGATACATCTGAAAGTTTAATTAAAGAGGCAAAGAAAGAGTTTAATTATGACATTCAGGATAGGTGTATAAACGCAGATAGATTGGAATGGAAAATGAGCAAGTAATGCGTGTTTCTTCGGATTGGAAAGAGAGGTAAAAAGATGAATTATTCAGATTTTGAATGGAAATTGTGTAATAGAGTATTTACAGATGCAGTGTTTATGCCAGAAGAATACAGCGGAGTGCGACATCTTATTATTCAAGGATGGGGTGGTGCAACATATATGATTACGATTGATAAAGAAGAGAAAAACATACGTGTGTCATATCCAGATTGTCAGGAAGTATATTCTTCATATGAAGAGGCATACGAGAAAATTAAAACTCATGGACGAAATTAATTAAGAAATTCGCATTTACTTGGGAAATGGAGGAAATTATATAATATGATGAGAGATTTAACAGGAAAGGCAAAACATTGTCCTATGTGTGGATCAGAAAGAATTTACTTAGAAGAACCAACATATGAAGGTATATTTGATGTAAAAATCCAATGTGCAGATTGTGGACTGATGGGTTTTAAAAGTTTTATAAGAGGTGCAAAAAATCCAGTAGAAAAAACAATAGATTACTGGAATACAAGAAAAGGAAACTAAGATTTACATGGAAAAGAAGTGATAATATGTGGAATACACCACATTCAAAGACAGGATGGAATTTAGGAACAGAAGATGAATCTACAGAATATTTTACACTAAATGGCGTAACTTGTTATCATGATTTATTAACAGATAAATATTATGCTTTTCTTGGAATAACAAGTGATAGAAAAGTAGAATTTGAAACGAGAGAGGCTTTGCGAAAAGGAGTGGAAACCAAAATGGCAGATATTGAAAAGTCAAAAGAGGACGCACGGAACTTAAATGAACTTACGGATCATCTGATTAAGTTACTTGAATCGGATGACAAGCGATTCTCATTTGAATTTTGTGCAGGTGGTACAATGGAAATTTATGACAAAGAAAAAGAAATCGGTTATGCAGTTCACATTGCACCGATTGAATATGACGAGAACGGAAAAGCAATAAATTTATAGTAACCGCAAAGGCAGTTAGGAGAATAAATACCTAGCTGCCTATTTTATTACAAGGAGGAACACAAAATGTTGAAAGTAAATGACAAAGTAAAAGTACATATGTATGACACATGTAACAGAGAAATTAAAACACGGAACTATGGAACTGTATTTACAGTTCGTGAAGTAAAAGGAAAACTTGGTATTGATTGGAATACAGAGAAATCACTGACAACTTGTGATGGTGAAGTATTTACACCATTTGAAACATTTTCATATTCAGTAATTTTTGAGAATGTGGAGAACGGAAAGAAATATCATTGGAGCAATGCAGAAAACGGAATTGTAGAGGAGGTTTAATATGAGCAAATGGTTATATGATCCTGAAACGGATTCACGGAATGGAAAAGAGTTTACTTATAACTCACCAATACATGAAAATGACACATTATTTAATGGCTTCTCATATAGAGAAATTATGGATGTTGTGATTGCAAATTATGGTCATAACATTACAGAAAAACAGTTTGATAAGGCACTTAGAGAGTTTCTGGATATACGAATTGAGGATATGAAAGAGAATTTAATGATGTGCAAAGAAAATATGTTAAAAGAAATTAGAAAGGTGTGATTGTATGACAAGGGCAGAATTTGAAGAGAAATCATTTGAAGATGTAATGAGTCAGCTTGATGAAGAGTTGGATGAGATTACAACACTTGACAGATTGAAAGAGTTTGCAAAGTTAAAGATAGATGAAGGGAATTATCTTCTTGCTAATCACATTATTGAAGCACTACAAGCAGGATATGATGAAGATTGGTGGGATTATGATTACTGTATGGGAACGCTTGATACACCTATCCCATTAACAGAAAAGGCAGATGTTGAGCATTTAATTGATGATTAGAAAGGCAGGTTGATTAGTATGAAAGTAAAATTTGTAGGATTCGGTGGATATATGGAAGTTCCTTGTTATGAGGACGAAAATGGAAAGTTATATTTTGATGAAAATAATGGTCGTAACGGACTTGAACTCTATACAGGTGCTTACAAAGAAGGATGGGGAGAAATATGTGGCGAACCAAATACAAGAATTACAGAAGAAGTTGAATGCGATGAGCCATTTGTAAGACATCCAAGAGAATTTGATTATATGATGCTCGATAGATATAAAACAGATTGCGAATATTTCTTGGGTAACGGAAACGGATATGAAGGTCATTTGTATTTCAAATCGGTGGAAGAACACTGTGATGAAATGGAAAAGTTATGGAATTCGTTTGCTGATGATGAAAAGCCTGAGTGGTTGACGTTGGAACAGATACATGAGTATAGAGAAAAAATGTTAAAAGCAAGGAGGAAATGATTATGTTACCACAGATTCAGTATGACAAAGTATTGCTTGGCAAAATGAAAAGTAATTATTTCAATGCAAAGGCATTATATGAAACCATTAAGGCAAATGCAGAAGAGATTCAGAGAAAAGTTCTTGCAGAGAATGAATTTTATGAGACAGAAGATATTGCGAAAAGAATGGAAAAGCGAGGTGGAGATGGTAAACCTAAACGTATCCTTGATCCTGACTTAACATATATGATGGACTTAGACAATGAATTGCCACGATTCATTGATTTATGTTATCCAGAATATGTAAAAGCTGGCATAGCAGATTCAAGAGGTAAAGATTATATCCCAGAAGCGAATGCGAAAGACTTAATGTATGAGGCAGAAAAGCAACTTGTAGAGTATGGAATTGATATCATTCCTGACGAATTTGGAGAAAAGGAAACTCTTAGAAAAGCAGTACAGATGATTAAGTATAGAGATAAAGTGCTTGATTTAGTATTGAGATTAGAAAGTGGGGAGGTGGAAAATTATGCAAGTCATAGATAAAGCCATTACACCAGACGGAATAGAAATTGAGCTTAGAGATTTAAGTGGAGAACATAAACTGCCAGATTATAACGGAATGGAAATTGTTTTTCATACAATTGCAAAGAAAACATTTCCACCAAACAAGGGATGGTATGCACAGAAAGGAAAAGAATTTCATTCATGTATTTGTTACTATAAAAATTATACATCAGATATGTTAAAGGCAGATTATGAGGAACTAAAAAATGGTACTAAAACTCTTGCAGATTTGAAATCACATTTTTGGAATGGGTACAGAGATCGTTATGTACTTGGGTTGGAAAGAAGTGGAATTTATGCAGAAAGTAATTGATAAGGCTGTTTTATCAGACGGAACGAAAATACAACTTGAAGATTGGCATAGTGAAAACACAAAAGAATATCCAGACTTACACGGATATACAATTGGTGCTTATCCGATAGCGAAAAATACAAATAAATGGGGACTAATAAAAACAGGTAAGAAATTCAGATTAAGTATTGCTAGAAATGAATATGCAAACTATACGGATGATATGGTACTTGCAGATTATGAAGCGTTGAAGAATGAAACTAAAACACTTGCTGATTTGCGAGAACATTTTTGGAATAGAGATAAGGATGCATTTTACTTAGGCTTGATTGATAAAGAGCCTGAGTGGTAATCAAAGGAAATTGTAATTTCAGGAGGTGATAAACATGGCAGAAAGATACATGAAAGAGTATGCAAATGATTGTAAGAGAAAAATTGAAGAAAATAATCTAATGGGGAGTAATGTAAAAAATAAGGCAATTGCAAAAATCAATAAGGCTGTAAAGCTAAGGGATAGAGAACTGATCACGGCAGATGAAGCGATTAAAATAATATTGGAACGATTTGAAGCTTGATACAGAGAATAAATAAAGGCAGACGCAAACAAATGTGTCTGTCTTATTTATTGGAAGGAGAATGCAAAATGAAACAGAATCAGGTTTGTTATTACATTGAAGATAGTCAGTTTGCAATGTATGTATCATATGGAATATATGAGTATAAAACAATGTGTACTCACAAAGTATCACGGTTGAAAGCACCAGAAATCAGATTAATAAATGGAGTCCCATTTGATGATTTCCAGTCAGAAACGGAATTTAAGAAAGTTCCTAAAGGATGGACTTATAGCACAGATTTATATACAGTCACAGAGGATCTGGAAAAGAAAGAGAAAATTAATGTTGCAATGAAAGGCAGATACATCAAAAATCCTTCAGATATTCAGTGGTTATTTGATAATGGTTATCTTGTAAAAATGGAAGATGTAGAACCTATTATTGAACCTGAGTTTGATCATAATACATATAGACTTGTAAAAAAATATCCTGCATGGACACAGTGTTATGGAAGTCATAATGATGCATATCCAAATGAAGTGTTTGAGACTTATGAGGCTGCTGAAAAGCGAATGGATGAAATTAAGGAAAATAGGCATAGAAAAGCGGTTGAATGTGCATTATTAGACTTTTATGAGAATTTAGAATGGGCATTAGAAAAATATGAAGCTGAACATGGTGGAAGAGAAATTGAAAAAATAAGGCAGAAAATTTTAGCAAGACCACATTTAGATGACATTATGTTTAGATACTACAAGGGAGAAATTCTTGTCGTATCAAGGGAAGCACATAGAAAAGACACACATATTGAATGGGAAAAGATAGCATAGAAAGTGAGGTTGATTGATATGTTAGAAAGCTATGTTATGGAAAATGCAGATTATGCAAAAATTAAGAAATTGAATACATTGCACAATATGGAAACATTTTGGGATGATGTTAGAAAATTTACAAAAAATGTGAGATCGGATCATAGTTTAGGTAGATGGCAGATATTATCAGAAGCGAGATATGGTGAATTAATGCAAGCGAAACGTAGTTTTTATGAAGATTAAAATGAGGTGATTGATAATGATATGTGAAATAAGCAAGAAAATATTAAATGAAGTATATGGTGGAGATACAAAAGAATCAAGAGAAAAAGCGATTAAAGATGGATATTTTATGGAATGGACAAAAGAAAGAATGAAAAATGCATTTAAAGCAGGAAATGGAACAGAAAAGGATTTAAAAAGATATATGAATGATAATAAACAATATTGTGTATTTGTAGAAATTTAAACCCAGTTGAAAAAATTGATTCTTGAAAAGAAAGCGAGGTAGCAAATATGAAAACAATAATTGATAAAAGCGAATGTAAGCCATTAGGTGACAATATTGAAGGCAAGTTGGTGATAATTAAACCAGATTTTTTCAAACCAGAATTTAGAGAAGCAAAGTATCAGCTTGTGATTGCAACAGGTGGTTTTGGATGTGATACAAGCAAAATGGGAAATGCAGTATATGTAGAAGAAGTCCATACTGATAATCCAGAGCATTACAGACAGGAAAGATACAATCTTATTGGTGAACCAACAGAAGAGATTATTAAGGAATGGAAATCAATGTATGGGGAATTTAATGAAAAAGCACAGAAAGCATTGGAGGTGCAGGAATTATGATGACAAGAGAAAGATTTGCGGAGACAAACTGGAAAATGAGTTACGAGGAATATCAGAAATGCTATTGTCCTGAATGTAAAAAAGAAGAATGTCCACACAGAGGAGCAATAAGAAGAGTGCCTGTCATAGATGGTGGTCTTGGTTTGTGTCCGAATTTAAAGGGAGAGTGATTAAAATGTTCAAAATAGAGATTGTGGAGGTGTAGGTATGAAGTATAAAAATAGATACGCAGATAAAGCGAAACAGAATGCATATATGAATGCTTGTGATTGTTTATATTTTGGATTTGGAAAGATTTTTTGGAATGATTGTGGATGTAATGATGATTCTGTATGGGATCAAGCAATGAGAGATATGTCGAATATGTAATGGAGAATAACTTAATAGTGATAGTTAAAGCAGAGATTTAATTGTCTCTGCTTTTTCTATAAATACATATAAAGGAGGGTAGTTAGTATGAAACCATACAAAAAGTACGGAGATTATTATGTACCAGGCGAAAATATCAAATTCCCAACGGAAGATGAAGCTTGGGAATACATAAGAGAAAACTACTAACAATTAGAGGCATCGGATGGTGACGCAGCCGTGTAAGTCCTCAACTCCTTATATGTATTATAACATAAAAACAGAAAGAGGGGTATCAAAAAATGAAATTGGATTTAATTATGGTAGATGAGTGCGGAGATGAAGTAAAAGTCAAATCATTTGATGTTTGGAATGATCTTGATGAAGATTATATGGAATTATGGAAAGAAAGAAAAATTGATCAGGCAAGAGCAAGATATCCAGAAGCACAACGGTTTTTCTTTGAACGACCATATTCAGATATGAGTTATGGAGAACTATTAGAACATGGAGATTTTGGACAAGAAATGGAGTGATGAAAATGAAGAATAATGATTATCCAATATATTTCAAAAGTAAAGGTAATGATATATATGCAAGTTATGATGGTGTGCAGTGGTTTTGGTATGGAAATATGGAATGTTGTTAGTAGTAAATAGCAATTTCAAATGGAGGTTGATTTTATGTTAAAGGCAATAAATATTAAATGGGATACAGATGGAGATAAGGACGTGTTTAATGAACTTCCAACGGAAGTAACGATTCCAGAAAACACGAAAGAGGAAGATATTTGTGATTATTTATCTGATGAGTATGGATACTGTGTATTTGGATTCGTTGTTGTAACAGTTAAAGGATTCAGATGTTTGTTTATTGATGGAACACGTAGTGGATATGCTCCTGAACAGTGTTATGAAACAATGACAGTTAATCAGATGATAGAGAAGTTAATTGAATTAAGGGATTATGATCATGCTGGTGACTGCCCGATTTATCTATCAAATGATAATGGATATACTTACGGACATATAAATGCAGATACAATGAATCTTGGAACATATACAGAAGACAATGGTGTTGAGATTGAAGAGAGGTGGTAATGGTGGTAATTATGCAAGATATTGATATTCACTTTAGGAAAACAGGAAACAATGAGTATTGGTTGCTATACAATCATGAATCATTTTTGATTAAAACATACAATGATGGGAAAATTTCACAACAAATTATATGAGTGCGAAAAGGAAATCCCAGAAGAACTTGAATGGTTTGTTGATACTGTAATTAGAAGAGAGTTAGAAATGGAGTGATGATAATGGAAATTAAAAGTGTTGTAAATAATGGAGTGCAGATTCCGAACGAATGTACTTGTATCTGGTGTGGATCAAAAATGCAGCGTGGTGGTGCTAATAGGATGGGTGCAGGAGTTAATAGTTTTGCTCTATGGTGCGATAATTGCGGAGCTGTAGTTGTACATGCTTGTGATTTTGGAAAGAAAATTACTGGTTATGAAGTGAAATGGGATGTGAAATAGGCAAGTAAACAAGAGTTTCATATGATTATGAATTGAGGTGAAATGAATGAAAAAAGCTATTATATATATGGAAGTGGCTTGTGGTTGTTGTGGGGGGATTATAAACAGAGACTATCATAACAATAAAAGTGTTAAATGGTTAAAAAATGCTGTAAGTGATTGGAGATGGACAAAAGAATATGGAAATACTTGTCCAGATTGTTTGGCAAAGATGAAATGAGGATTTACTGTGAAGAACGGAGGTGGAAATTATGAGTAAATGGAAAGATATTAGATGTGACTTCTTCAATGAAGAGGAAGAGAAGTATATGGTCGATGCATGGAAAACACATAATGATAGTGAAGAGGGTACGGTCATTGCAAAATTAGATTTGGCTGCCGGTACAGTTGAATATATTGATGAAGATGCAAAGACCGATGAATATGCACAGGCAGTAATCAAGGAAATGTTAGAAAACGGATATATTTTAACAGAATGAGGTAGTTAGATGGTTAAAGCAAAACGGATTCATGCTGGCAGGTATGAATATAAAGGATATGAATTGTTAAATTGCGGATATCATCATCCAGATCATTGTATATGGTGGCAAGCAATTAATATGGAAACAGGGTGTGCGGATTATTCCTGTCACACGAAAAGAGAACTTATTGAAGAAATAGACGAGTATGAAAGTAGAATAAAACGATGATTTGCTGCGAAGATTGGAGGAAAATATTATGAATGATGAATATAGAATTGAAGTAGATACAGGAAATGGTGGTTATGGTTTTACAGATACGCTACCAGAGCTTCTTGCAGATGTCGAACTTGAATATGAGGAGAAAGAAGTAGAAAAGGTGTCTACATGGACTAAATCCTCGAAAGAGGGCGATGAATATGTAAGTGAAGATAAACGGATGCATATTTGGAATATCGGAAAAAGTTAATGAAACGGAAATTTATTTGGAGGTGATGTAATGGAAATGAATATTAATATAACAGAAACGAAGAATGAAACACTTGCATATAGACTAATCAGAAGAAAGGTAAGAAACATGTTAGAACCTTGTACGGATCAGGAGCTTGGACAATATGTGCGAGGTATAGTTGATATGCAAAGCGAAATCTATGGAGAAGGAATTAGTCAGCAATCAATGAAATAATGTAGTTAATAACCTGTGGGTAACAATTACTCGCAGGTTTTATTATTAAGGAGGAATTTTTATGGTAGATATTACAGTATTAAATAATATGGAATACGCAGATGCGGAAAATTATGTACATAACAACGGCTATATTAATACTATCGGAGCAGACGAAGTTGCAGCTAGTAAATCCGATAGGGTAGCAGATACATACTATGAGTTATATGATAACGATGGAAACATGGTTGATATGATAAGTTTTTATCAGTATTATAACGGCGAGAATATTAATAATTCTGATCTGGACGCAGAAATTGTAGAACAGGGATGGGAAAGAGTCGCCTAGTATGGTATAATAATTACATATATAAGAGAAAGGAGGGAGATAAATGGAAGTTGATGCAATGACAAAATGCAAGGGCTGGTATATGAAAGCATTAAACGCTTCAGAAAGACGTGATGTGAATGATTTTCTGAATTATACATTAATGATTTATAATGGGACATCATTAAATGCACCAGATGATTTGTTGAAGTTGACTGAAGATGATGCAAATGTAAGCAAAGATGAAAAGCAGAAAATCATGGTCAAGACATTATTAACATTACAGAATCAGTTAAAGACAAGAAAATATTTATAATTTTTTAACTAATAGTTTAATAGACACATATTGGAATGTAAAGATTAATTTATTATCAAGACATTTTTTAATAGATACATCGTGGAACGTAGTATATAAAACTATATATAAAGAAAGGAAAGAAGAATATGAAAAGATTTGGTGAAGATTTTGAATTAACACAGGAATTACTTGATGATATTGCTGTTTATATGAATGATGAGATTAGAGAAAAATTACATCGTGCGCTTGCGCCATGTACGCCAGAAGATTTTTTAAAAGCATACGTCAAAGAAGATCCAGATTTTGAAGATTTATTGTATTCTGAATTTTCTATCGAACTGTAAGATTGTTAAAAGGAGATGATGATATGGACAGTTTAGCATTAATCATTACAATCGCTCTTATTTGTGTAGGACGCAAGATATACATTGAGGCAAAAGTAAATAGCTATGATCTTGATAAGGTGTCAATCGGAAAAATGGCTATGGATGCTGGTAAAAGCCCATCACAGATAAAAAGTAAGATGGTATCTGGTGGTTACGACAAAGATAGTAAATGGAAAATATAGGAGAACAAATGGAGATTATTAATCCTTATGAGGTATATGGATGTGATGGAACGGAAATGGTGGTTGTATCTAAAGCAGAACGCAATATAACAGATGATATTGTATTATTGATGCAGCTCGAAAATCTTGATCGGATCTATCATAAACAGAAAACGGAAATCGGTCGATATTTACGGTATTGTACAACGGCAGAAATTATGGAAATTAATAAAGCAGTAAACAGAATATTGGGATGAATAAGAGTTAATTAATGTGAACCAATATTTGCTGAGAAATAATAAATGAGAAGTAGAATTGTCAATAATGGCAATTCTATTTTATTATTATAAAAATTTTGATAGTTGAAAGGTGGTAATTATATGAAACGTGAAAATTTTAAGAAAATTATTAAATTGCGTAGTTGTTGGAAAATTGATAAAAGAAAAGGTAATTATGAATTACCAAGCGGCAAGCATTTATTAGATTATATCTTAGATCTGGTTGAGTCTCAAATGAAGCTTGATGGCTTAGGTATTAGAGCAAATGGAGATTTATGTTTTGCATCTGGTGGTAATTGGGATATCGAAGCAAACGAATTTAATGATTATGTCTTAATGCCAGATTTTGAATCCAACGAAGTATGTTCATATGATGAAATGGAGCAGAGAATTAGTTGTTTAATTCGTGAATTATTATATTAATTCTTTTATTTATTTCATTAATGACCTTATTAGATAATCCGTTCCATTGTGGTTTTATCGAAAAGAAATCGGTCATAACAATAGAGGCAAATGCATTAGCATCTACTTCAGCAATTTGAAGATTCTATTCTTCAACTGATGAACATTTGTTAGATGGTTTATATCCTGATAAATAAAATTCCTTATCAGTTTGATATTGATAAATATGACGAAGTTCATGAGCAATGGAAAATACATAATCTGGATTTAGTTTATCTACTTTATTAAGGTAAATTGTATTAGTTACTGGTTCGCATTGAGCTAATGTTGTTTTAGTAACGAAATGAATAGTGTCATATGAAATTTTTGGCACTTTTATTTCAAGCAGTTCGCAAACATCTGTTATAAATTCTTTTATCATGATTAGTTCCTCCGATAAAGAATAGTATAACAGAACACAAGTGGAAAGAAAAGAGGTGGTTATTATGGCACAGTTAATCGGATGTTTGATTGCAGGATATGTATGTATTTATCTTCCTTGGAAGGCAAACAAAAAGAAAGAATCTCGTAAGAGACAAGATATGTATAATAACTTAAACAAGAAGTCGGTTGACGAAATGGAAAAGTGGAGAAAATAATATAAAAGAGAAAGGTGGTTGATGAATATGTTCGGTGGACTGTTAGCGTTTTTAGGAATGTATACAGGAAGTGCTGCAAAGGCAGCGTATGACAATTATGATATGAAGAAAACTACTCGTACAGTTGATGAAAACGGAAATGTTCATTATATGGATAGACTTTGTAATGATTACATCAATGGAGAGCAAGTAAAGAGGGTTGAAACAACAGACAGGAACGGAGTTAAATTATATTCTACAGTTGGTGTGAATAGCAGCAAGGTGTACGACACTTCTTATGGAAGAGGTACACAGCAGTTATTTGCGATGAGTGAACATGATAAACAGGAAAATCTAAAATACGGGAAAAATGTATATAGTCAATACAATCCATATTTCGGAAAAACTGTTACAACTGAAATCAGCACAGGCAGAACAATTACCTGTTTGTTTAGTGGGAAGAATCAAAAGACTGGCAAAGAGTTCTATAGAGTATGGTATTTCCGTCCAGAATGTCAAGGAAAGCTTGATTATAATACGACTGTTGATGGCGATATGGGAATTGAAATTACAAAAGAAGAATTTAATAAGTTAAATTTTGGAGCTTTGACATGTACATGTATGCCAAGTGATTATGATGTAGTCCATGCATTATGGGGTGATAGGTAATGAATAAACAGAGAAGAGAAAAGATAAGGCAACTCAAAACTCAAATTGATTTGATTAAAACCGATTTGAAGAAAGTTTCAAGTGAGTTATCTTCTATATTAAATGAAGAACAGGACGCATTTGACAACATGCCCGAAGGATTGCAGAGCAGTTATAGAGGGATGTGTTCTGAAGATGCAATTGATAGTATGGAAGAAGCGAGTGAGAAACTTGATGAGGTGATTGAGTTGTTGAATGATATTGTGTAAGAGTTATGATTTTGTTATAATCTTTTATAATGTCAATGTTAAGGAGTAATATGTCATGAATACAAAATTTATAATAAAAATAGACTATATAAAAGATATTTGTCAAACGAAAAAAGAAGAAAAATATTATTGCAGAATGAGACAGCGTTACAATGAAAAATATGTTGTTTCGTCTGATATAGAAGCAGCACAAAAGTTTAAAACTGCTAAAAATGCAAAAACACATTTACAAAAAATAATAAAAGAATGTGTAAATATAAATAGCCGTTCAGGGTTTACAATTGTAGAAATTGATGGAAAATGTAATATTATTTCAGAAGAAAAGGTTAATGTACAGAAATTATCTGAAGAACTTACTACAAAAAATCCGCAATATAAAAGTATTGAATATTATATTGATAAATTAAATAAGGTGATGTCAAGATTACATGTAATTAATTATGAATATAATTGGGATAAAGATTCTGCTTATATAAAATTTACTTATAAGGGAGAATTTTATAAATTTGATCATAAGGCAACACCAGAAAATAAACTGATCTATGGAACGGATTGTTTAGCACAGCTAGTATTAACATTAGAAGATTTGGCACGAATGTCAGAACGTGACATATATGATTTTTCAGTATGGATATCAGGAATGAAATATTTGCCTGAAAAAGCATTGCTTCCCCAGTGTTTTCAAAACCTTGGTTTTAAATATGATTATCCATCAAAAGAAGAGTTAGATAAGGCATATAAGGAATTATTAAAAATAGTACATCCTGATAATGGTGGAAATAGTGAAAGTTTTATTAGTTTAAAGCAATCATATGAAGAATGCTTGAAACAAATATAATTGTAAATAATAGCTTCATTGGAAGAATGGAGGCGAAAATATATGAAATATGGAGACATTGTTGTATACAAAAATCAGATTGGAACAGTAGTAAAAAGCGAAAATGATTTTAAATTCCATCCGTGTAATTATGGACGGTGTTATTTTAGCGAGTTAAATACAATTACTGATAATGATGTAAGAGAAGCAACACACGAAGAAAAGTTGGAACTGATAGAAAAAGAATTTACATGGGGCAATGTGATTAAGATTCATTGCATTGGAGAATATCAGATTGTAGAGTATATTGATAAAAGAGATAAGAAAACATATTATCATGGATACATTAACTACAGTGATACAAACCATTCATATTTATCTCTGGATTCTGCATTGATTGGATGTATTGGATACAAACATGAGGGTGGAAATGGTAAAGCAGCAATGTATTTTGAAAAAATGATTGGTTTGGAATAGATCTATTAGAAGATTGGAGTGAATAATATGGATAAAATAGACAAGAAGACATACATAGGTATTGTAAAATTTACATTAGAATCAATGGTTGATCTTGCAAAGTCTGATAAGAATTATAATCTTGCGGCAGATACAATTCATTATTATGAGACAACTATTAAACCAGAAATGCAAATTAGCCAGGATGAGTTTTTAGAATTGTGTAAGGAAGTTGGAATTAAATAGATTGGAGAGTGAATGACATGTTATATACAATAGTACATACAGTAATTAATAATAAAGGAGAACACCCAGAAGCAAACGCAAGGGTGCTTGGGATATTTTCTGATAGAGAAACTGCAAACCAAGAAGCTGAGAAATGGATTGACAACACAAAAACATCTGATGTAAATATTAAGAGAGTAACGGAAACTGAATGGTATTTCTGGTATGAAGAAAACGGAAATACTTATGGTGGATATGTTAATGTGTATGGAAATGAATTAGATAAGAAAGTAGTGTAGAAAGGAGCATGATTGTATGAATAGCAATTTTAGGGAATATAAAGGATATGTAATAAAAAAGATAACTATTCACACAGTAAATGGTGCTTGTCTTGCATCATATGAAGTATATGCAAATAAATATAAAGATAGATTATGGATCGGAGATAAATTGAAAGATGCAAAAGCATGGATTGACAATAACGGAAATAAATTAGATGAATTTTAACAAACAAGTCTTATTAGAAAGGAGAAAATATTATGACGAATTATGAATTGATTAAGAACATGAGTATTGAAGATATGGCAAAGATGAATGTAAGAGCTTTTCATTATGTGGGTGGATATAGAGCACAGACTGATTTTTATACAACGGATCAGCACATATTTGATACAAGAGAAGAAGCAGAGAATTATGAGTTGGAATGGTTGAAGTCGAATGAAGATATTGATACATTCAATACAATTACTTTTAAAAAATAACGATGCAATTAAATTTAACTTTCCTTGGAGGTGATATGCTATAAAAGAACGCAAAAAGCAATGGATACTCAATTATATGTTACAACACAAAGATGAGTTTATTGATGTTGTATCAGAGAATTTTGTAAATGCATATATAAATGAATTTAATCCGAAAGTAATAGAATGGTATCTATATGGAGCGCCGAAAGTTCCTGAAATTGGTAGGCTGCTCGCAGAATTATACAAAGAGAATAAAGTAAGCAGATATAGGCATTATTGTGAATTTTGGCAAGACGGATATCCAAAATGGTTTTATATTTACTTTTTACAAAGATAAAAAGAAAGAATGATTTACTTGGAAGATTGGAAGAGGTGATATAAATGAACAAAAAAGAAGAATTAAAAAGATTAATTGACAATCCTTTAAAACCAAATGCAGTTGAATGGGCAATGGATTCTGAAGATGTTTTGTCAAACATGAATTTACTTTCACCAGAAACTAAACATTGCATTAAAATGATAAAAGACCATGGAGGTGCATTTAAGCAATATAATGATGCTCTTGTTGCTATTTTAAAACGGGCGTATAAATCTATTGCAAATGTAATAACTCCTCCACCAATTAAGTCAAGACATCAAGTGTTTGTTGCAATGTGCTTTGATGATGAAAGAGAACGTCTGTATAAAGATGTTCTTACACCAATCGTACAAGCTGCTAATTATTCTATCGTCAAGGTGAACGACCAAGAATACGAAGGTTCTATTATTGGAAAAATTGTGGATGATATAACTGACTCAACTATTTTAATTGCCGATCTTACAGGAAATCGTGGTGGAGTTTATTATGAACTTGGTATTGCTAAAGGATTACAGCTTTGTCATCATCCAATAAGAACTATACTTACTTGTGATAAAGCATTTTTTGATGATGAAAAGGTTCATTTTGATGTACAAGGTGATAATATTATTCTTTATACATCTGACGAGGATTACAAAGAAAAATTATCTCGCAGAATTCAATCATATAAAAATGAAATGAATGGTTAAAATTAATGGTTAAAATGACGATTTACTTGGGTTTTAGAAAGTGAGGTATATATTATATGAGTAATTTAATGAAATTTGAAAACTGTGGATATACTTTAAGTTGTCCAAAGGAAATGATTACAGATCTTAATGATGGTAGGAAGTATATTGATTGGAGTTCTTTTAATGTAGATGATTCTTTTTGTTGTGATAATGGAAACGAATATAAATGTGTTTCCACAGATCATCCTATGCATATGATTATGTTTATTACGAAGAAAGAATATGATGAATCTTTTAATATCAAATTTAAAAAATCCAATGAATGAATTGATTCATATATGATAGTGTCTTGGTGGCTAATAAATGCGATAGGTAATGGTTCGACTCCAATTCTCCTTATATAATAAGTGCGCATAAAAATAAGGATAATACACCCGGTGGTAAACTCGTTAGTCGGTTCGATTCCGAATGCTATCATTTGTGATACGGATTATAACTGCTAGTAGAAATGCTGGCAGTTATTTCATTACAAGAGAGAATATTATAATGTAAAGTATAAGAAAGGTTGTGATTGATATGAATAAACTTGTACAGAAAGTCGCAATGGATATAATGGATATTTCATTAGACGAAATGTATATTTATGGAAATGCAAATTTAGAAGAGAATTTGGCTATGCAAGAACCATTAGAAAAGTTATATCAGTATGAGAATCAGCCTAATATGAGAGAAAAGGTTGTTGAATATATTGGTGAGCTTAAAACAGAAATTAAGAGACTTGAAAGTGAGTTGGTAACAAAAGATTCTTATATGGCAAATATTTATCTAAGTAGAATGACAGCTTTACAGGAAGTTATAAATGATTTACAAGGCAGATTGGAGGAAAGAATATGAAACTTGGAGATGTATATATAAATAAAGACACCAAGGAGCTGATTCAAATTGATTCATTTGCAAGTCATATGGGAAAATTTTGGAAAGATACAGAAAATACTATTGTTATATTTAGACAGTTAGAAAAACACGGCGATATAGTAGGTAGTCTTCCTAGTTTTAATGGATATGGAACTTCGGAAGAAATTGAAGCTGAATATGATTTGCTAATTTCACAAGAAGAATTAAATAAATATAATGATTGGAATGATATATTTGAATTAGTAGAACACAAGTAAAGAGTTATTTCAAGAAGCGAAAATTAATCGCTTCTTTTTTATTGCATAAAAATGAGGTGATAATAATGTGTAAAATTAATAGAAATCCGAAACATAATTCAAGATTTATATGTCTTCGCTGTTTGCAAGAAAATAAAGTTGGCGCAGGCATACCAAGACCAAAAACAAAAGAAAAGGATCATGTTAAAAACTTAACTTGCTTATGTGTTGGATTGCAAATGAAAACGAAAAATCTTGAAGTAAGATGGTGTGATGATTTTTCTGAAAGAATGGAACGAGCAAGAGAAATGAGATCTACATATTATGATGATCATAATGAGCTGTTAGATGAATGGAAAACGGAGAATATGTATATAGGAAGGGTGGCTGATTAGTATGAAATGCAAAATTGAATTTGTGGGTGATAGTAACGTGAGTAACGTGCATCATATTGGAATTAGTTATGATGGAGAATATTATAGTGTGATTTTTGGCAAATATGTAAATGGAGGATTTTTCAGTATTCCAAATTGGAATTGCGGTGGCGAATTGGCTAGTTTTGGTGATGTGTTTTGGAATACAGAATCTATTGCAAAATCATTAAAGCAAAAGAAAGTGTCAAGAGAAATAGCACAAGCAATATGTGATTATAATAATTTTGTAAAAAGTGAGGTTGATTGATATGGCACAGAGTAGAAATTATGCAACGAAGAAGGCAGGTTATGACACTGAGGGAGATCCATTGTGGAATATGGATGATATTAAGCGTTTAGTTGAATGGTTCGAGAAGCATAATGATTGGGATGGCTATTTAATAACGTTATTTGAGCTTTTACTTGGTAGACGAATAGGTGATATCGTATGCTTGAGATGGTCTGATTTTTACAAAAAGGACGGACGAAAGGAAAATGAGTTAAATCATTTTATCGAACAGAAAACTGGCAAAAATAATAAGACTCCAATCAGCAAAATGGTATTTGAATCCATAGAAAAATATCTGGAACATACAAAAATTGATCCTATGCAGCATTATAATGAAGAAATTTTCAAACATTCCGCTAAAGAAAATTGGAATAATATTGAACATCAGTATTTTGCGAATGGAAAAAACACTATTACAAGCGTTGATCATACGGTTGAAAATTGGGTAAATATGTTCAATAAAGACTGGGGTGATGGCAGGATCAAGAAAATTCAAGAAGGATTTAATGAACAATTAGAAAAACAATCGAGAAAATATGGTTGTTACGATGATATGTTTGATTATATCCATTATGTAGTGGAATTAAAGGACGCTATTAAATGGCATACAGATTCATATAGGAAGAGATTTAACCATGCAATTAGAGATCTGGACTTGGATTATCATGTGACAACACACGGTTTGCGTAAAAGCTTTGCATATTGGATTTATACAATGCATCAGTTTGATCCAAATTGCGTATATTCTATTCAAAAGATGTTTGGACATGTTACAGTATTACAGACATATGATTACATGGGTGTTACCAAGATGAGGAACAGAAAATATATTGAGGATCATGGCGAGTTTATCCATAATGTATTAGATGGCAAAGGAGACGAAATTGTAAAGAATATGCCAGTCATTTCTTTAAAATCAGATGATTTTGGAAAGATTATTAGAATGCTTACTGATGATGTTGACAAATATCAAAAAGCGATTGACATGGCAAACGAACTGAGAGTTTTATAAAATAAATTTCCATAAATTACCATGATACAGATTGAGAAAAAGATGTAAAATTATGTAAAGACGATACTTACTGGGCATCGTCTTCATAATGTTTTTTTACTTCATTTGTTATGAGGTTGCGTACCCAACCAGAAAGTGATCTACCATCTGAGTTAGCTATTATATCAGCTTTTGTTTTTATCTCTTTTGGAAGTACGATCACAATTCTTGTATTGGTATCGCTAATTTGTCCTTGTGCCATTTTTTCTCCTTTCTATTCGAATTAATTGGTATAAGTTGATTATAAGTTGCTATAAGTCTTGTGTCAATTATTTAAAAAAACTGGTACAAACCTGTTGACAAGTTGATAGCAACTTGCTATAATAATGACAATCAAAGGAAAGGAGGATGTGAATATGGATATTAATACATTTGATATTTTACTTGTCGATTTTGGCGAAGTAGAATTCTGTGGTGAACAAGCTGGTGTCAGACCTGCTATAGTTATTCAAAATGCAATGGGAAATAGGTTTAGTGATACAACTATAGTGATGCCGTTTACTACAAGAATCAAAAATATAGATCAGTCTACACATTCTCTTTTTGTCAAGGGAACTGGTGGATTAACAAGAAGTTCAATGTTACTTGGAGAATGTATTAGACAAGTATCAAAACAGAGAATAATAAAGAAGATTGGTTCAATTAGCGATAGGGTGACTAAATTGGAAGTTAAAAGAGTGTATGAATCAAACTTTGGGGAGGTGTAATGTATGTCATACATAATGATGACTGTTGAAGAGGTAAAAAAATATGCGAAAAAAGATGCAATTGTTCTTGTTGCAACACAGGATTTAACATCGCAAGATTGTAATGTTGATTTCGTAAAAAAGAAATTTGGAGAATGTACTGATATAATTGGATCTGCAAAAACTATTGCAAACATATGTGATGAATTTGTGAATCAACTCAGAGTATTTTCAGATATTCAAACAGATCCAATCAACTATGAGTCAACTGGATACCTTAATACGATATTGTTTCGTTCGATGTCCAGAAAAACGGACACTCCATAAGGTATAAATAATACAGAACATATTTTCGATGCGATGTTGACATATTCGAACAAGTGTTCTATAATAAGGCAAGAAAAACAGCCTAACCGATTGATATAAGGTATTGCGAGTACCTTAAACGGATAGGCTGCCGTACATAACGTGTATACGCTACAACTGTATTGTTACATATTTTCAAATAAATGTCAAATGACATTATCTTTATTTATTTTTATCATTGTTGCGTATCGCACATAAATTCATTTACACATAATTCATTCATGAAGAATTAATAATGGGCTGTGGTGAAGCGGTTAACACCCCAGATTTTGACTCTGGTATTCGTGGGTTCAATTCCCACCAGCCTAGCTAAAATTAAATATAAGGGAGGTTGTATATGGTTGGACTATATTATCAAAAATAACAAAAAGGTGTATATCCGGCTGACTAATAATGGGAAAGCAGAAACATGCAATGAAACCAATATGGGTAGGTTCACAGAGCAAAAAGCAAAGAATATTCTAAAAGCTTTGCCTAAAACTCTGAAAAATCTGAATTTTCATGTTGAATGTATACCAGATATTAAAGTTGAGACACCTGTACAGAAAATCGTCAGAGAAGAGTCTAAACATGTAATCGAAAATACTGACTATCATCCATCGGATAATGTGACACAATGGATTGAAAAATTTGGTACATGCTACGACATATTTAAAGAGGCTAGAGACAGATATGAATACTTAGAGAAAGAATTAAAGATGTCTGATTCTAGTTTGATGGATATATTACATAGTATTGAGCTTGAAACTTCAAAGGATTTGTATTCTGCTTGGCTTCTATATAAGAAGATAAGGGAGAATAGAAGGAATAGGCGACAGCTCAAGGACGAAATGATGATTATACATAATATTCTGCGAGAGATCGATGAAACCAAGATCAATCGTGAACGGACAGAAAAGGCGATTGAAGGACTGTTCGATCGTAAATACAGATACAGGATTGTGGAGGAAGACGAAGATGACAATATGTAGAACATGCAATGTTCCAATGACAGAAGTGAGAAGATTTACATCGGAACGTAATGAGAAATTTCAGCGTTGTCCGAAGTGCTATGGTGAAACGAAGCACTTAAAGATTTTTGAGAGAGAATTATATATTGACAACTATTTACATAACAAAGGGGCAAAATGATGAACATTGATCAAATATTATTTATGTACTGCGACAACAATATGGCTAAGTTAAAGCGTATATGTCAGCCAATGATTGTTAAAATTGGTGGTGTATCCAACAAAGATTATGATGATTTTTATTCTATTGCACTTGATGTATTAAATGATACGGCACTTAGATACGATGAAGATCAAGAATGCAATTTCGATAGCTTTTTGGCTAGTAACATAAAACGTAAATTTAATACAGAGATTCGTGATCGAAATAGAGAGAAGAGAATACCTGCAAAAATGGTGGATAGCATACATAATTTAATCACAGAAGATGGACTTACTCTTGAAGATATCATCCCATCTAATTTTGACACATACGAATCTGCGTGTGGAGATCATTTCGAGGGTACAAAAATTGAACGTTATCTGAATAATTTGTCTAATATCCAAAGGGAAATAGTCCAATATCTTGTTCAAGGGTATGATGAAAAGGAGATAAGAGAATCATTACATATGAGTAAAAAAGATTACTCAAATAATTTGTCTGTAATACAGGCTTATGAAAATGTGAAAATATTAATGTAAAAGTATATAAGGAGGAAGGTAGTATGATGGCAGTAGGAAAAATTAGAGAAGAAAATATTCCAGTAATCAATTACACAGAGGAAGTAAAAGAGGGTGATGTTAACGATAATCAAGACGTGCAGCGATACTTTTGTAGTGATGACCCATTTGTTAATGGAATTGGTGTTACTGTCTTAACAGGAGATTATCTTCCTCCATTGATTTTAGCAGAAGTTCCTATTAAAGATGGAATTGTTCAAAAATATATTGGTGATGGATTACAGCGTACCACTGCATTGATGCAAATTCGTTATGGGAATTACAAATTTACTAAAAACATTGAAGACAGCGAGATCGAGTATCAATCAAAAGTCTTCGATGAAAATGGTGTGGCAGTTAGAGATGAAGATGGGAATTTTGTATGGGAAAAGAAAATATTTGATATAAAAAATAAGACATATGATGATTTTCCAAAAGAACTAAAAAAGAGATTTGATAACTATCAGCTTCGGATTGTAACATATCAGAATTGTACTATGGAAAAGGTTAGTAAATTAGTTAGAAAACTAAATAACCACAAAGGAATGAATACAAGTCAGAAAGCATTGACTTGGATTCCTACATATGCCAGACAAGCAAAAAGTATTGGAGAAGAAGGTTTCTTCAAAAATTCAATGGTGTATTCACCTACGGATAGAAAAAATGGAAATTATATTCAGTTGGTTTGCAATAGCGTAATGGCTCTTTTCCATATAGATGAATTTAAAAAAGATTCAAAATCGGCAAATGCTATGCTTGAAGAAAAAAGTAATCATCAGGAATTTGAAACAGTAAGAAATATCCTTCAGAGAATGGAAAAATGTTGTAGATCATCTTGTAAAGATGTTTTTGTAAAGAAAGACATATCGACATGGGTAGTTGTATTTGATAAGTTCAGCAGATTAAATCTTCCAGATTCTAAATTCGCTGAGTTTGTACAGGCGATTCCAACAAAATTACATAATGTCAAAGTAGGCGACTGGTCATACGATTTATTATATAAAGAACCAGGCACAACAGGTAAAAAACTTGTTGCTCAGAAAATTGATACATATACGGCATTAATGATGGATTATTTACATATTACAGAGGATCAGACAGAGAATAATTCAATAGACAATGTTGAGTTGTCAGAAGAAATTACGCCATTACAGTTCATTAGAGAGAATATATCAGAAAGAGCATCAGAAGATGATGTGGATGATTATTATACTTTAATGGATGACTTCAAAAATTTAGATGGAGTAAACAAAGAATCACCATTTTTTGATTATCATAATGAATTGGCATTTTTAGGTATGATTGCATATTCATTTAAGAGCGACAAAGATCTGGATGATTGGTTAGTAGCGTATACAAACAAAGATATAGCTTATAGTGATGATCAGGTAGCAAATTTGGATAACATGTTAGCTGATTTTAAAGAATTTGATAAGAAAATAACCCCAAAATTATCAGCATAGAAATGGAGAATACATGAAAGTACAAACAGAACATAGTGGTACAATAACATTTCGCCCAGAGGATTGTTATATGAACCGAAAATTGCTTATACAGATGATCAATCATAATAATAAGAAATCATTGGAAAGGGATAAGAATATGAATAAAAGGCAGCGTAAGAAATGGTTAAAGAAACATGGTGAATATGTTAATCCGAAGGAAACTTGGGATTTGAGCTATACCATTGCAAAGTTTATCATTCCGAGATTAAAATATTTCAAAGAAGAATCATGTTGTTATCCTGGAACTGGTGATATGAATACACCTGAAAAATGGGATGCTGCCTTAGATAAAATGATTCATGCATTTGAACTAACACTGATGACCGATGATTATTATGGTGTTTGGGACATAAATACGCAACCATATAAAGAAGTTAAGCACCTAGTCGATCAGAAGCAAGCAGAAGTTGATGAAGGTTTGCAGTTGTTTGGAAAATGGTTTCAAGCATTATGGTGGTGATATTAACAGGGACTATACATATCATTACCTCACCTCTTATATCTAATACATATGCCAAATCTGGCAATTCTTTGTGTATGATTCCTGTTTAATATATAAGAAAAAGAATAAAAAAGTAGATGACTTGACTAAAGTTGTCTACATAATGGGTTATCGCCAAGCGGTAAGGCACAGGACTTTGACTCCTGCATTCGCTGGTTCGAATCCAGCTAGCCCAGCTATAGGTTTTAAGATTTGAAACTCTTAATCTGTTTTTGTTCATGAGTGCGATGGTAGCACGACAGAAATGACTGACACTATAAGATGTGGTTCAATTTTACAATGAACAAACGATATATCCAAATAGAAAGGAGAACAAAACATGGGAATTACATGTAACCCAACTGGATCATTCAAGGGAGATCTTGACAAAGTAGATAACAAGATTGCTAAAGCAAAAGCAGCAAAGATTGCTAAGAAGAAAATAAAGAAGAATTAATGGAGTAGGAGGTCATCATGGATAAATTAGTTGGTACATACAAACCACAAAAATTGTATTGCTATTCAAAACCGAATGCCATGGAAGGACATAAATATTCAGATGATGTGGCAATATGTTATGCAGATTCACTTAAAGATGCGATGAGTAAATTTAATAGGCTTTACGATTTGAGTTTGTTAGTGGGTAATGTCAAAGAAGTCAGATTCAATGATTTTGGTATATATATTGCCACAGATTACTAGAAAAAATTCTTTTCTTTGGAAAACTAGGAGGTTTACAGATGGAAATGTTAAAAGAATATTCAGAAAAATACGGATTAAAAGAAGTGGTAAATGATTATGGAGAGCATCGTCATACAAGTGATAGAAGTATTGTATTCCCGAATGGATGGGTTGCTTCTATAGTAGAAAATAATGGTGTTGATACATATAAACCAAATGGAGAACATATAAAAGAATTTAAGTCGAATAAGAACTATTCTGTTGCAATGTGTGATTACAATGGGTACTTCGATTGGGATATTCTTAATAAATATGGAGCAATTGATGGATGTATTTACTGTGATGATGAACTTGAAATATTAGTTGCCTGTGAGACAATCAGAAGATTATAGGAGTGTGTGCTTTTCTTTGGATTGTGAGGTGAAATAAGACATGGATAATAACAAAGACTTTGATGAGCTTTTATGTTTACTGGATAAATATAAAGATAAAATCACAATAAAAGTTCACCATTATATTCAAGGAAATATTGATAGTGGAATTATAGGACATAGGAGTGATTGTCCTGATTATGAAGACATAGAAGAAGTCAGTAAAGATAAAGATGGGAATATTGAATTATTAATTTGTGTAATGGATTGAATCCGAATAAAGTTCGATTTATTTGGAAGAGAGGTGAAAGGATGACACAGGAAGAATTGGTAAATAGATTGGAGAAAGTTGGTATAAAAGGACAATGGATTAATTCAGACAAATATGGTTTCAGTAGAATATATGAATTTGCAATAAATGAGCAAGTCATTCAAATTGAATGGTACGCTAATTATTCTACTGTTATGATTGGCAATGCACATTTTTGGTTTGATAACATCTTGTTACATAGCAGTTATCCAATGCAAGGAGAATGGATCGAGTTTTCTTTGAGAGGAGAACACCCATTGCATATAAAAGTTAAGTAGCAAGAAAATATGGAAGTGAGATAGAGAAATGAAAAATATAAGAAGATGGTTTGAGCATGACCAAATGAATAATGGTCAGAATTATGAGATTGACGAATACGAAGGTCATTTAGAAGCAAGAACAGATACAGTTATTTTTATGATAGTAGAGCCTCATAGCGGAACAAAAAATAGATGGGTGCTTAGAGTTTCAACGAAAAGTGCTTTTGACAGATGGGCTAATTCCACAGCCATTGAAGAGTTTTTCGATAGCGACATTGAATTATGTAATTATTTATATGACTATCAATTAGATATTTATAAGGATTTAGTTAGATATCTTTCAAGAGAATATGATGATATAGCAGAGGCATATTAATCAGAATATATAACTTTGAAAGGAACATACAAATATTATGGAACAGATTCAGGAAAATGAACAGTGGAAATTGAATGGTAACTGTGAAAAATGTAGAAGAAGTAATTATTGTTCAACGTCATGTACTCATCATAATAGGCGAATAAGAGCAGAATTTAAAGGTTTTGTTGCAGATACAATGAATAAAATGACAGGTGGAATGATGAGAGAAGTTATTGATAAGACGGTAAATGGAATTTGGTAAATTGGAAAGGAGATTTATATGATTACAAAGACATTATATACTTGCCAGTTTTGTAATACTGATTATGCAGATAAAGAAAAAGCAATGGAATGTGAGAAGAATCACAAAGTTTTGGGGACAGCAACAATTATGGGCGACTATAAATCATTAAAATCCATCCCAGATGGATGCCCTACGAAGGTTAAGGTGAAGTTCAGGGGTTCAGATAAATGGATTGAGTATAAAAGGTAATAAGAAAACTTCGTTTCATTGGAATTTAGAAAGTGAAGAAAATATGAATAATTTTAAATTTGAGTCAGAATTTGTTGAAGTAAATGATCAGGTATTAAAAATATATTGTGAATCAGAAAACAATTCGTTCTATTGTTTAATTGATACATATGGAGATCCATATATGATTTATTATCCATTGAATGTATTAAATGAAAATGAAGAAGAAAGTTTTAGAGATCAGATTTTTGGCTATTTGGAAAAGAAATATCCTGGATATTTTTAATATTAAACGCACATTTTATTACAAAAATTGGAGGTAAAATTATGTTATTTTGGTTATGTTTAATTGTATTAATTGTAGGAATCGGATTAGTAACTGTTGGAAAGATGGAGTGGTATGATATTAGAAATGAAAATAAGTTAAGAAAATTTCTATATCAGAATGATGACACAATTGAAAATTCTGGTTGGGTTGCTGTTATAGTAAGTGGAATTATAATGGCAATTATGATTATTGTCTTTACTTGTAATTATATTGGTGTAAATGCTCAAGTAGAAAAAGCCAGAGAACGATACAATGCCATCACATATAAAGTAGAAAGTGGTGCTTGTCGTGATGAATTCGGTTTATTGAATAAAGAAGTAATTGATGAGATTCAGGATTGGAATGAGAATATAACATATTATAAAAATTTTCAGAAAGATTTTTGGGTTGGTATTTTTGTTCCTAATGTATACGACCAGTTTGAAACTATTGATTACACAAAATATGGGAGAGAATAATACAATGTCAAACTTATATGTATATCTAATGCGTTCTCGAAACAAGGATAATAAGAATATTCCAAACTTCAAGGAACGAGCCAAGACAATTCTTGAATACAAAGAGAACGAAGATAAAGTAATTGAGTCTTTTAAGAGTTTTGCAGCTAAAGGACTTCCTGGTGAACAGACAAGACTATATAGATCAGTCAATTCAAGGAACGAAGAGAAAATCAGAGAAGAATTTATTATCCGTCTGTTGAGAGATAAGCCAAATATGACACAGCTTAATCGTACATTAGCATCTGTTGCACAACAGGTACAAAATCGTGATGAGAGTAAATGGATGTTTGATTTTGATGTAGATGATGAGCTATTGATGAATGATTTTGTTCACGAGATAGCTATGTATTCGGAAATTCCATTGTTAGATATACAGGTATATAAAACTCCTCATGGTTATGCAATTATTGTTCCACATGGTTTTGATACAAGAGGACTTATGGAAGAATGGAAAGATTATGACATCACATTGAAGAAAGATGAATTGTTGTTTTTGAACATGATAATGAATGGAGAGTGAGTATGTACGAAAAATTAAGAGAATATATAGAAGAATCAAATAATATTGTATTCTTTGGTGGAGCAGGCGTATCTACTGAAAGTGGTATTCCTGACTTCCGTTCAAAGGATGGATTATATAATCAGCATGACATTCAATTTGATAAATATGAACCAGAATACCTTTTGAGTAGAGAATGTTTATACAACAATCCGAAAGTATTCTATGAGTTTTATCAGCAGAAGATGGATACAAGGAATATTGAACCAAACATTACTCATAAGGTACTTGCTAAGATGAAAGAAATAGGCAAGCTGAAGGCTATTGTAACACAGAATATTGATGGACTTCATCAGAAAGCTGGCAGTAAAAATGTATTTGAAATTCATGGAACTACACAGAGGAATTATTGTAGTAAGTGTAAAAAGGAATATCATTCTGATTTCTTATTTGACACTAAAGAGACAATTCCAAAATGTGAATGTGGAGGTCTGATCAGACCTGATGTAACTTTATATGGAGAGAATTTACCTAATAAGGCTGTAAATTGTGCTGTTGAAGCGATTAGTAATGCTGGCATGTTGATTATCGGTGGTACTTCATTACAGGTTTATCCAGCAGCGAATTATATTTCATATTTTAGTGGTAATCATTTGGTTGTCATCAATAGGGAGAAAATCCAAGTGTTAATGAATGAAAATACAGATCTGATGATTGTTGATTCATTGGGTAATGTGTTTAATGAGATTGATAAATGGATGTAAGGTGAGAATATGAAAATTATTGTAGATAAAATGCCTAACGAGCCAAAAGAATGTATCTTTTCTGAATGTACAAATCAGTTGCGTGGTAATTATGTATGTAATTTATACAAAGGAAGAGGATGTGAGCCTAATAGATGTGATTTTTTAAAGTCGATTGTAGATTATCATGCGGTTGAGCATATGGGTGATAATGTGATAAAGATGATTCCAATAGAGTGAGGTGAAATGAATGGAAAATGAATTTACATTATATGGTGTAATGGATAAATCAACAGGAAAATTAATAAGTAATATTACAAACCCTCGACACAAATATTGGGAAACAAGAAAAACTGCTGAGAATGCGGTTAGAAGATTTATGTCAAGACGTTATAATGCTGATAGGCAGCTAGAAGTTGTAGAAATTGAATGTAAGGTAAAAGTGATAAGCGAGGTGAGAGAATGAAATTAACAATTGATATTCCAAGAGAATATGAACGAGATTTTATAGCTGATAAGTTCAAAGATTTCTTTTCAAGAGTAATTGCAGATATGCACTATAGCGGTCTATGTGGCAACTATGAAAAGGAAATCGCAGAAATGTTTTTAGAAGCATTTGATAAAGCTATTGTTGGTGATGTTAATTTGAATGCAAATGTTGTTCCAGTAGTGAATATATCTTTTAACGAAGAGGATATACAGAAGATGATTCAAGATGAATTAAAGAAGTTCCAAGTAGAGAATAATCTAATATAGAAGTAATTTTATTCATGGCTGATCAGCCAAATTTTTCCAAAAAAGTAACAAGAAATATTTTTTTCTTATGGTTTTTTAGCAGACGTGTTAATTCCATAGGACTTTATAACAAAATAATATTAAAACGAAAGGATTTAACAGTAAATTCTAGGATAAATGATTGCGCAATCTCTGTAGATTAAAGGATTTTGACAGAGAATAAAGAAAAAAATAATTATTGTGAGAAGAACTGGAAGTTAGTGAACTTCTGTGAGTTTGATAAATATGCAACAAGTTCTTATTGTGCTATTCATAATGAGAACGAAAGTAAAAATCTTGGTGATATTACTAAGGTTGATGAAACAAAACTTGAACCATTTAATATGATTTGTGGAGGATCACCATGCCAGGATTTTTCGGTCGCAGGTAAGCAGAAAGGTTCTGTATGGACTTGTAAAGATTGTGAACATGAGTATAATCCACTGACAGTTCATTGGTCAGAAAGAGACAAGTGTCCATGCTGCGGAAGTAACAACATTGAGAAGACTCGCTCATCTCTTTTGGTAGAGTATCTGAGAGTTATCAGAGCAAATAAACCGAATTTCGGTATGTACGAGAATGTAAAGAATATTGTAGGAAAGCAGTTTAAAGATACATTCAAGATGTTCACAGATGAATTGGACGAGTATGGATACAATGTGTACTGGAAAGTTCTCAATGCAAAAGATTACGGCATTCCTCAGAATCGAGAACGTGTCTATCTAATTTTTATTAAGAAAGAATTGGACAATGGAAAGTTTACATATCCTGAACCATTTGATAATGGAATGAGATTAAAAGATATTCTTGAAGAGAATGTTGATGAGAAGTTCTATATCTCAGAAGATAAAGTTCAGAGATTTTTAACAAATCTCAACAACGAAGGCGCTTTATTATATGATGCTTGTCAGGTTAAAAGAGAAGGAAAATCAAGAGAATATCATGAACCAAAGATTGTTCAATTGGGAGATAAATTATCAGATGGATTAGAGAAATTAGATATTCCAAATTACAGTTACTGCATAGATGCAAATTATTATAAAGGAACTACTATTGATTATTATCTCAATAAGCACAAAAGGCAACTTATTAGTACAGTTAAGATACCACAGGCAACTAAGAAAGGATATATTGAATGTGAACTTGGTGGTGTAGCTGATTTATCATATCCAGAGTCCAAAACAAGAAGAGGTAGAGTTCAGGAAAATGGTCAGATTTGTCCAACAATTACTGCAACTGAGACAGGTGTTTGTAGAATTGAATCGCCTATTAGAATCAGAAAGCTTACTCCGAAGGAGTGTTTCAGACTTATGGGATTCTCAGATGAAAATTTTGAAGCTGTTGAGAAGATGGTAAGTAACAGTCAGTTGTACAAGCAAGCAGGGAATTCCATCGTAGTAGATGTTTTATATTACATATTGGTTGAATTGTATAAGGCTATGCCATATCTTTTTGATGATTTGAGATTAAGTAGTTTTTTCTCTGGCATTGGTGCATTTGAGATAGCCTTGAACAGATTATATGAAGGAATCAACTCTGGAAATTTTATAAATCCGCAAGCAGATTAAGTTCTGCTTGTGGTGATAAGCTACAAAATACAACGAATGAGTTGATTTTTGTTGGTGGTATAGATAGTAACTTATGGTTGAATAACGGCAAACAGTTATCTAGGAACTTCAAACAAGGATATAGAGTTTACAGTAGTGAAGGGATTGCCTGTTCTATTACGACAAATGGTGGAGGTCTAGGCGGTTGCACTGGACTCTATCTTATAGAAACGGAGAATAATAAATAAAGACATACAATAAGAAAGCGGAATTTCTTCTGAGTTTTCAGAGAATAAATACATATAAAAATAAAGAAAAGAGGTAACAAAATGAGAGAAACATTAATTGTTGTAGACATGCAGAATGATTTTATTGATGGAACACTTGGCACAAAGGAAGCACAGGCGATTGTATCAAATGTAGCAAAGAAAATTAAGGAGTATAAGGATGCAGGTAAGCAGGTAATTTTTACAAGAGATACACATTCTGAGAATTACTTAGAAACATATGAGGGTAAGCATCTTCCTGTTACTCACTGTGTAAAGAATACTATTGGTTGGCAGATTTCAGATAAGTTAGATTTTGATATTGAGAACGATATTCTGATTGATAAGCCTACATTTGGTTGGTTAAACTGGAAGGATTTTGGATTTGAAAGCGTTGAGATTTGCGGATTATGTACCGATATCTGTGTGGTTTCAAATGCACTTATTATCAGAGCAAATTATCCTGAGATTGATATTACAGTAGATGCAAGTTGCTGTGCAGGTGTCACACCTGATACCCACAAGGCTGCATTAGCAACTATGAAGATGTGTCAGATCGAAGTGATTGGAGAGTAGAATATGGATAAGTATATGAGTGTGATAACCAATTTTGGATGCCACTATTCATGTCCATATTGCATTGTAAAGAATAATAACCTTCAGATTCCAAAGAGTATGATTGATGGATTGAACTCTTTGGAAGAGGAGATTAAGAAAAATCAGTGTAATTGGGTATCAATATCTGGTGGTGGAGATCCATTATGGAATTTAGAAAATAATGTAGAATGGTATAGGAAATTTTTCGATATAACTTTGCACAAAGTTCAGATAGAGCTACATACAAGTATGCCAAATGTAAAAGATGCACCATATGCATATTTTGACAGAGTTGTATACCATTTACATGATTTTGAACAATTAAAATCCATCAAGCGATTAAGAAATGAAATCGTCAGAGTTGTATTTGTGGTCACGGAAAAATTCACAGAGGATTTAATCAACAGAATAGCAGTGTATTGCCATAACTCAGATATTATTGATGAGTTGAGTTTCAGACAGATGGTAGATAACCACTATCAAGAAACAGATTATTGTAGAGAATATCTTAGAGAAGGACATCAGAAGTTATGGTGGTACATTGAACAGTGTGATTACAATTTGTACTACTGTGAGAACAAAGTATACACGGAATATAAAAAGATTGGAGAGAATAATGAAGTGTAAGAATTATATCATTAATACTTTCAGACATTTTAAAAAAGTCTGTACGCATAAACATTGGGTGTTCTATTACTGTTGTAAAGCAGGAATTCCATTTCAAGGATTGATACACGATTTATCAAAGTTTTCTCCAACAGAGTTTTGGGAAAGTGTTAAATATTACCAAGGTACTTCAAGTCCAATAGATGCTTGCAAGAAAGAGAATGGGTGGTCGGCAGCTTGGATGCATCATAAGGGAAGAAACAAGCACCATTACGAATATTGGCAGGACAATTTTGATAATGGTGGAAATCCTATTGAAATGCCAATGAAGTATAAAAAAGAAATGCTTTGTGATTATCTTGGAGCAGGTAGAGCATATTATGGTAAATCGTTTAATTTTGAGAAGGAATTAAAATGGTGGAAATCTAAGAAAAGTAAGCCAATTGCAATGCATCCAAATGACATAGCTTTTATTGATAAGTATATTAATCTGTTTTATGAGTACGAAAACAGAGAATATGATATTAGAACAATATTTAATCAAATCAAGAAAGAAGGAAAATAATATGGAACAGATTATTACAAGTTTATTGGAGACAGATGCCTACAAATTGTCAATGGGACAGGCTATTTATCATCAGTTTAGCGATTATAAAACCACTTGGAGTTTTAAATGTCGTAATAAGGATGTTCACTTTACACCAGAAATGGTAGAAGAGATTCGCAGACAGATTAAATTATATTGTGGTTTGAGATTCACAGAAGACGAACTTACTTATATTGATAATATCAAATGGATGAAAGGTTCGTATGTTGATTTTCTGAGATTGTGGCAGCCAAGATATGAGGATTTTGAGATTACAACAGATTCAGATTGCGGTCTTTCTATCGAAACATTTGGTACGTGGCTTAATACATCTATGTATGAGATTCCTACACTTGCGATTGTAAACGAAGTATATTTCAGAATGGCATATAACTATGAGGAATTGCTTAATAGTTTCAAAAAGAGATTAGATGAAAAGTATGAAAATCTCAGAAGCGGTCATTGGTATGCTGGTACATTTTCTGAATTTGGTCTTAGAAGAAGACTTTCTGCTGAAGCACAGGAGTTAGCTGTTGAAAAGTTTTCACATTTGAATGATACATTACACAGTTCATCTAAATTTGTTGGCACATCTAATGTATATCTCGCAAAGAAATATAATCTCACGCCTGTTGGAACTATGGCTCATGAATGGATTATGTGTTCTGGTCAGGGTAATCACAAGCACAATCCAGCATATTCAAACTGGTATGCCTTAGATGCATGGGTTAGAGAGTATGGTGTGTTAAATGGTATTGCGCTCACAGATACAATTACAACTGATTGTTTCTTGAAAGATTTTCAGTTGACATATGCAACATTATTCAGTGGTGTAAGACATGATAGTGGCGATCCAATTGAATGGGGCGAAAAGATGATTAATCATTATGAGTCACTTGGTATCAATCCTAAGACAAAGACACTTCTGTTTAGTGACAGTCTTGATTTTGAAAGAGCTGATAAGTTATTCAGACACTTCCATGATAGAGTGAATGTTGCATTTGGAATTGGTACTTATTTGAGTAATGACACAGATGTTCCTGCTTTAAATATTGTAATGAAAACCACTAAATGCAATGGTATGGATGTTGCAAAAGTGTCTGATGTAGAAGGTAAAGGTATGTGTAAAAACCCTGATTATGTTGATTATTTAAAGAGATGTATTAATTGGAGAATGAATCATGAATAAAATTTTACTTATACCAGGAAGTTTTAATCCAATTACCAACGCCCATGTTGATATGGCATTGACTGCTAAAAAAGCGGTTAATGCTGATGCTATATTGTTTATTCCTGCACATGATACATATGTTGCGAAGAAAAAGACTTTGATACCTGGATATTGTCGAGTATCGCTGATTAATTCAATGCCAAATTGTGAGGAAAATAATATGTGGGCATCCGAAGTTGAAACAACCAGCTTCTTTCCACAGAGGACATACAATACTATTACTCAGATAAGAGATATGAATGAAAAAGATTATATCTTCAACGAATACTATATTTGTTTAGGAATGGATAATATTGAAACACTTACAACTTGGTATAATTGGAAACCGTTTGTTGAGGAATATAATTTTGTAGCATGTGTGAGAGAAGGTCAGAATCTTGAGACTGCTTTAAGAGAAGCAAATCTTATGGAATATAAAGATCACTTCACAGAAATTCAGATACCAGAAAATCATACTTCTTCAAGTTTGGTTAGAGATTTATGTGAAAAGGGTGAATTTGAAAAGGTAAAAGAATTAGTTCCTAGAAATGTGTATGAGTATTTAATTCGGTTCTATGATGTGATGAATCGAATGTAGGAAGGAGAATATATAAATGTTTGATGCTAAGAAAGTAAAAAATGAAATCGTAGAGTGGATCAGAAATTGGTTTGAACAGAATGGTAAAGATTGTATGGCAGTAGTGGGAATTTCTGGTGGCAAGGATTCAAGTGTTGTAGCTGCATTATGTGTAGAAGCTCTTGGAAAAAATAGAGTAATTGGAGTCCTTATGCCACAAGGAGAACAAAGTGATATCGAATATTCAAAAATGTTGGTTGACTTTTTAGACATCACTAGAATTACATGCAATATTGAGGGTACTGTCAATGAAGTGTTAGAGAGTTTTGAAGGTGTAGTTTCACCGACACCTCAGACAACAACAAATCTTCCTGCTCGTATTCGCATGGCTACATTATATGCTATTTCCCAGTCAGTAAATGGTCGTGTTGCTAATACGTGTAATCTTTCCGAAGATTGGGTAGGTTACGCCACAAAATATGGTGACGCTGCTGGTGATTTCAGTCCGTTATCTCAGCTTACAGTAACAGAGGTTAAAGCTATTGGTCGTGAGTTAGGTCTTCCATCTGAATTAGTTGATAAGACACCTACTGATGGTCTTTGTGGAAAGACAGATGAAGACAATCTTGGATTTACTTATGCTGAATTAGATGCATATATCAGAGATGGAATTGAGCCAAGTGAGGAAGTAAAAGCTAAGATTGATTCAATGCATGAGAAAAATCTGTTTAAACTACAGCCAATGCCAAGTTTTGTGTATCAGGCGTAAATGAGATACTATATATAGTGTTTATAGAAAATATATACACTATATATAGTGATATTTTTACCAAGAAACATAGATTTCCTTTGGGATGAAAAGAGGTGAAGTTTTGAAAATCGTACAGAATAAATCACATTATGATTTTAGAATAAAAATCGGAAATAACCATGTAACTGTTGCAACGCTTCATCCGTGGTTATTCAGTAAACATAATCATAAATACAGTCTGTATTTTTATTATTATGGAGCTGAATATGAAGAAGGAACGTATGCTTGTTGTCATAGAAATGGAAATGAAAAGATGATGGTATATGAACAAGAAAATGAACTTCATAAAGAATTTCTTGAAAGAGTGAGAAGAATAGTTTTAAAGAAATTGTATGTTATAGGAAGCTCGATACTAGAAGAAATAAAATATATTGAGGATTAGGAGAATAATATGGCAGGATTTGTATCAAAGCAACCGAATGGATTATATTGTAGATTTTCGACTGTCACGGATTGTCCTACAGCATGGAATATGACACGAGAAGATTATATCAATATGAAAATGCAGGAAGCAAAAGAAGATGCTGAAGATGTATTGGATAATTATCTGAAGCCGTTTGATATGGTGGTGGATATGTATTATCCAAACAATATGACAAAAGAGGAATTTGATGAGTTCCTTGAAGAGACTGGTTATAGTAAAGGAGAATAAACCATATGAAGAAGAAAATTTTAGCAGTTATATTAGTGCTGACATTGTGTTTTGGAATAGCTGGATGTACAAAAGGTGATATTGAGCCTGAAAGAAGTGGTCTTGCAAATAAATATATAGATTTAGTGACAATTTATAAAAACGATGACTATAGAACCAAAGTTCTCTATGATAAAAATACAAAAGTAATGTATTTTGTACAATGGAGTGAGTGTCAATTTGGAATCACACCTATCTATAATTCAGATGGAACAGTGAAATTATATGATGGGGAATAAGACATAGTAAACCGAAGTTTCCTTCGGATGATAAGAAAGAGAGGTCAAATATGGATATTTATTTAACAGTATTAATTGGATTATTAGGACTTTGTGTGGGAGCAATTGTTGGACTTGGAATTGATTTTAAGATCAATCGTGATTACATACTTGGAATGAATGACACGTCTGAAAAATTTACAAAAAATCTCTTAGACATTATGAAGAGTTATTTTGATTCTATGCTTAAAACAGAGGAAAAATATTTTACAAATACAATGACAGGTTTGGCAAAAGCAGTAGATGATATTAATAAAGTATATGAAAAGCCAATTTGGAGAAATACTGAAGAAGAATTGCCACCATGTTCAGGATTGTATTATGGCAAAATTAAAGGTAATCCACATGGAGAAAACGCTATGTGGAAAGTGGTATATAACGACAATGAATGGAGCTTATCTGGCTATCCTGATAATAAAGTAGAAATTAGTGAATGGACAGAGATCTATTAAGAGAATAAGAATAATGGAAGGAGCAAGAGATTTGCTGCAGCATTAAATCTGGATTTGCTCTGAGTAAGAAATGTTAGAGATTAACAAAATATACAATGAAGATTGTCTTGAAGGTATGAAAAAGATTGATGATAAGTCAATTGATTTTATCTTCACGGATCTTCCGTTTTCAACAACCCAGAATTCATGGGATGTGTTAATTCCATTCGAGCCATTATGGAAACAATACGAGAGAATCATCAAAGATAATGGTTGTATTGCATTATGGGCGCAGTCACCATTTGATAAGAGACTCGCTTGTAGTAATGAAAAGCTATATCGCTATGAATGGATTATCGAAAAGACCAAAGCAACTGGTCATCTAAATGCCAAGAAAATGCCTATGAAGGCACACGAAAATGTCTTGATTTTCTATAAGAAACTCCCTACTTACAATCCACAAATGACAGAAGGACATACACCTGTTCATTCTTATACAAAGCATACAACAGATGGTAATTGTTATGGTGCTACAAAGACTGGTATTTCAGGCGGTGGTAGTACACAAAGATATCCAAGAGATGTTCTGCCGTTCAAGTGGGATACTCAGAAAAGTAGCTTACATCAGTGCCAAAAGCCTGTTGAAGCATGTGAGTATTTTATTAAGACCTACACCAATCCAGGAGATTTAGTTCTTGATTCGTGTGCAGGAAGTTGTACAACTGCAGTTGCAGCTTTGAATACAGGTAGAAATTACATATGTTTCGAAAAGGACAAAGATATTTTTGAGGTTGGAAGTAGAAGAGTAGCTGAGTATGCTCATCAGGATTTATTGATGAGTGCGACATAAAAAATAGTGGAGGATAGACTTTCATTTGGAAATTAGAATAGCATAGCAAGGAGGCGAATAAATGGCTGATAAATTAATCAATAAGCAGTTGGTAGACATTGACGAATTATTACAGTTTCTATCAGATAATGGATTTGATATTGATGATGGAGTTTGGAATAAACACGCAATGTCCTTAAGAGAAGTATTTGATGAGTACAAGAAGAATACTATTCCAGACGTAGAAATTGGACAGACTGTATGGATTATTAGCAGAGATTATCATGATGTATATTCAATCAAAGAATGTCATGTACATAAGAAACAGATTAGAGCAAGATATACGTTTTCTGTAAGAGGTAGACATTATTATTGCGGAACTTTCACTAAAAACAGTATTGGAAAGACTGTATTCTTTTCAAAAGAAGCTGCTATTCAGTCTCTAAATGGCAAGGAATATAAGTTGGAAGAGTGGACTTGAAACTCGCATTTCACAGGAGGTAAGTATTGAAGATTAATGATAAAGAAGATATTAATGAAATCATATTTCATCATAAAGGAAAAGGTGTTAAATTTAATTGTTTTATCAAACCATTTCCTTATGTAGAAAGATTGGATTTAAAAGAAAAAGATCCGGTTGAGATTGTTTTTGATGATTTGACAGAAGTAGATGTATTAATTGATATGTTAAAAAGATTCAAACAGGAGTCACAGGAATATATAGGCGTTTGGAAGAGGAGTGGAATTTAAATGGATATTTATAATACAAAACCAAGGAAAATTAAATGTGTTAGAAACGATGATGACGTATGGGGTAGTAGAGGTGAAAATCATCACTTATTGGAAGTAGGAAAAGAATATACATTAGAAGATATTATTGTTTATTCTTGGCACACAATTGTTTATATAGAAGAATTCCCAGATATGGAATTTAATAGTGTTGCATTTGAAGAAATTGATTAGGAGAACAATACTATGATTTGTGAAAAATGTAATTGTAAAGATGATTGTGGCTAGTATGCTTCTTACAAGAAAATTGTAGACGAGATTTATCTTGGTATTGGAACTGATAATACTCTTGGAAGAGCATTATTAGCAACTGTAAACGATAATAGTTTGGAAGATTGTGAATATTTTGAAGGAGAATGATTATATGAAAGTAACGATTGATTTAGAAAATTTAGAGTCTCTTGTGCAGAATACAATGGAGACTAATATTGAAAACATTGTAAAAGAACAGATTGAAGGTACTGTTAAAAAGGTTGCTGATAATCTTGCTAAGAAGATTATTGAAGAAAAGGTATCTGAGAATTTTCAGCGTTTTGTTGATGAATACATAGCAAATACCAAAATCAAAGTTGGTGGAGATTATTGGGGTGATACAGAAGAAAAGGAATATACAGTAGAACAGTATATTAAGAAGGAATTAAAAGAAAGACTTGATTCTAAAAAGCTTAGAGCTAAGAAGAAAGGACATACAAGTTCATATAATGATGATTTTGAAAATGTATCATTTGAGGAATATATCAACAGACAGTTTGATTTTGATGACATGATTAAAAAAGATCTTGATAAATTCATGGATGATATTCGTAAACAGGTTAATAAAACCATGAAGGAAACTTTTGACAACTCAACAAAGACTATGTTATCAAATGCAGTTCTTAATATTCTTGGTGCAAATGAAACCTATAAACAGATAGAGAATAATATTAAGTGTATTGCAGACAAGCAGGTATAGGCTATGGAAGAAGAAATCTACGAAAACAATTATAAAGACTGCGATTACTGTGAAACGACATACTATGAAAGCGACACTGGATATCGTGAATATGGTTGCAGTCTTATAACTGGTGATGAGAATGATTATCTATGTTTGGGTGGTGAATTAGGTTTTGGCTGCCCATTGTCATTCAAATATAGAATTGAGAAAAATTGAACTTCAAAAAGTGCCTAAAATAAGGGCTTTTAAAAATGAATTTTGACTTGAAATTTTGGTTTCTTGGCTTGTCACAGAAACTATACAGTTTAGTACAAATAAGAAAAATAATGAGGAGGAATATAGTGAAAGTAGGAAACAAAGTAATTGTAAAAGCAAATTTAGAAGAGGAGTTACGTAAATTAACATTTGATGAATTTACTTGTAAACACATGGCAGAACATTTTGTAGGGACAGAACAAGAAGTCTTTGCGTTGTGGAAAAATGAGGATGGACAAGAATATGCAACTGTCGATCTATGTTGTGAAATTCCAGTTCAATGTCTTGACGTTATTAAATAATCAAAAAAGAAAAAATACTCCAATCTATAAAATGCCCTAAAATCAAGGCTTTCAGAGGTCGAAAAACCACATGGAAACCACGTTTCTTGTGGTTGTGAAAGTAGGTGAGAAAAATATATTGGGATATAGAAAATGGTGTCAAAAAATTAAACAGTGACTATGAGGATATTTATTTTTTTACTTCATGTTTTATACAACGCAAAGACTGAGTTGTATGACAGAACTCTTACTGATATGAGAAGTAGATATGATCCGACTGAGGCTTATATAAATTCTTATAACAAAAAATGGTCAGATTGGTACACAATTAACCTTTATAAGAAATGTTACAAATGTATAGAATTGGCTACACTCAAACCGTTCAATAATGAAAAATGGATAAATTATAAGTGGAGATATAAATTTTCTGCACAGGGTTGGATAAATTTATATCTCCAGCTACTTCAAGAGAATAGATATGAAGATTGGATAATGAAAGAAACGTGTATCATTAAGGACGAAGAATTAGTTACAGAGTGTTGTAGATCAAATGGAGGAATAAAAGTATGGGTAAAGTTGTAGATATGAGTAATTTTGATCCGTTATTTGATAATTTGGAAAAGTATGTGAATAAACAAGGGTGTACTCTCGGTAAAGACGCTGAGAGATTGCAAGACTTATTACATTCAATTCAGTATTGTTATATACATGGAGTATTAACAGATACTCAAAATGAATCAGCTTGTAAGAAATTTAGAAAACAGTTTCAGAAGGCTTTGTATGAAAAGTAAGAAAGAAGCATTTCTTTAGGGAAGGAGAACAATAAATGGAGACATTTTCAATAGTAGACAAGATAAATGTGGATAAGTTGAATACGAAAGTTGAAGAATTTATATACAGAAAAGGGCATAGACCATATATTTTTGCAAATAAAGAGACGCTTGAAGCATTGGTTAAACCGATTGAACAGGAATTAAAATTCGTATCAGCAGCAACTGGTACTGTAAGTTCATTTAAAGCTTGTCTTGTTGGTAAATATAAGGGAGACAAAATGTTTGAAGATGATACATTAAAATTCGGTGAAATCGAGTTGAGATAAGAGAATATATACATAGAAAGAGGCGATTATTATTACAGATGAATACATAAAAGAACATGGTTTTAAAGAATATAATCCTACTCGATTTGATAATGATTCAGTAATTTTAAGATTTCAAAAACGCTATGATGATGATTTTGGTAAGAAGTATTTCATAGATATATTAAAATGGGACAACAGTTATATACCTGCTGATAAACGAGATAAATGGTGGAAGCTTTATTCATATACATATGAGACACAAATTACACTGTTTAAAGATTGTAAGGCGTTGAATTTTGAGTTCTTTTCAGATTGGACTTTAGAACAAGTCGAAAAATTTATGGAAGATTTATTTGAAAAAATGAAAGCAAATTACTATGAATCTTGGAATGACGAAAGTGGTTATAGACCAAAGGAGGACTATAGAAATGACTGATTTTGAAACATGGTTACACGATTTTGGATATGACCATATTCTTCGTATGTTAGAAATTCGTAAACCAGGACAATACACTCCTTACGAGATGGATAAGAAATTTGCGGATGAATCACTATATATAGATAACCATTTTAGACATATTCAAATTAAGGAAGCTATTGAACTTCCAGATAAGGATATTCTGATTGGATTTAGAGAAATATGTGATAGTGAGGACTTTGAAAAAGAATGGGAAGAATCGATTATCTATTACAAAAAAAATTGAGTGAAATTGAACTTACATATTTTCCTTGCGATGATAATATTGAGAATTGGGAGTGAGAATTATGAGTGGTATTTCAGTTGGTGAATTAAAATCCATTCTCGAAAACTATCCAGACGATTACGAAATTGTAATGAGTATTAAGCAGAAATATCCAACCTTTTCAGATATTAGATGTTGGCGTGCTTATATCAATGGTGTAAAAGCTGATGATGATTTTCGAGAGATTAGGTTGATGAACTAGGAGAATAATTATGTATAAACAAATTATTATTGCTAGAAAAGATTTGAATATGAGTTCTGGGAAGCTTGCAGCTCAAGTCAGCCACGGCTCTATGGCATTTCTTAGTTGGTTTATTAGAAATAATGCCGATTTAGATGGTCATGTCGATGGCTATATTGACGAAGATATTCTTCACAATTGGATTGAGGGTGAATTTACAAAATGTGTTCTTCAAGCCAAGAATAAGAATCAGTTGCTAAAAGCTAAGACTGTGGCAGAAGAATTAGGAATGGTTGAAGGTAAAGATTTCTGGCTCATATATGATTCGTGCAAGACAGAATTAGAGCCTGAAGAAGATGGTAGAACACTTACTGTAATTGGTTTTAGACCAATGGACAGTAAACTTATTGATCAGATTGGAAGAAAATATCATTTATATATGTAGAAATGGAGAATACTAAAATGGAAAACAGATTATTATGGGAAAATGACGTAATTAAAGCAATTAGAAATCATACCAATATCATTGGACAGTTAGAGGATGACATAACTCATATTCTTGATGATGTGCAATCAGTAACAATAGTTGGCTCAAAACAAGCATTAGATAACTTACAAGTAGAGTATAAGCAAGTACAGAAACAGAAGCGAGTTGAACTATTCGAGAATGAAGATGTCGTTTTAGAGCAGAGAGGAAATAAATATTACTTATCTCTGTACGATAAGAAGGGAAAATTCCAGAGAGAAGTCACTATTGATGTTAAGGATGACTACAAGGTTGGACTTGGGAATTGTAAGTAAAGGAGATTACTATGGTGGTATTTAAGAATTTCAAAGATGATGAGCTGATCGTAAGTTGCAATTGTAGTAACTGATAGAAAGGAACACATATCAAATTTTGATTTTGATGACAATAGACCATAATGTTGCATAGACCATGATGTGATACTTGTGAGTTTGGAGAATAATACATTGGAGGTGAAACATAAATGAAGCCAGTAGTATATTTTGATTTTAAGGAATGTGAGAACGATAATAATAGTGTGATGATTACAAAAGATAGATTAAAAGAAATTTTAAATGAAGTATACCAAGCAGGATATTCAGATGGAAATTCAAATAAAACTACCATCACAACAACTCCGTGGAATTGTAGAGATAATGTTGTGTATTGTAGTAGTAATAATGATCAGATGATTCCTAGGGAAATAACAACAGGAACACCATTGAGAACTAATGAAACAACCATTACATGTAAGAATAAAGAGTCGAAGTAAACCAATCTTTCTTTTGAAAATTTTTAATCATATCTAAGCCATTCGGCTATGGGAATCCCAGTAAATAAGAGAATAAAATATCAGAAAGGAGAACAAATGAGTAGCAGTAGCATTTATGGAATAAGAAAAGATTATACAGGAGAAGAAATATTAGAGTATAAAAATTCGTGGTGGTTTTCTCCTATAATTTGGAGCGTCTTACCAGATAAATATATTCATGATTACATTCAAACACCATTTGGTTTTAAAAAGGGAATTATTGGAATGGACGGAAACGATGTATGGACAAGAACTAACAAATCCATTAATGAGTGCGATAACACACCTGATAGGGTTTGTTGGGAGATGTCAAATCAACAGATTTTTCATACATCTGATAAACAGATTATTTCAAATTCTATTATGCAATTCTTAAAACAAAATGATACTTATGATGTATCAGAAGAAGATAATATCCCAGTTTTAAAAAGAGAACATATTATTGAAAGATTTACCGAAATAGCAAATGATATTTTGTCAATTGACGAAAATGAATTTCCATATTTTGTTTTTAAAAATACAACAGTTGATGATGGCGTTGAGAGATGGTTTGAAAAATATGATGAAGAATCTGATGAGTATGTTTCATGTGCAATGTCAGAAAATACAGATGATTTTTATGCAGAATTTGTATTTTTCAAAGATGAAAAAATTGACAAATTTGTAAGTAACAAAAATTATCAGTTTGAATCATAGCAAGAAATTTTTCTTTCTTTTGGACAGATTGGAGGTGTAAGTGATGTGTGAATTTTGTGAAGAGGGACAAAAGATTAGCTGGGAAAGTAATAGAGATATTTGTCAAATAGGAAATTTTTCTATTGACAGACATTATTATAATAACACATTATTTGCTGATAGTTCAGGTGGTGAATATGCATCGGCAATGTTAAAAATAAAATTTTGTCCGTTATGTGGTAAAAATTTAGAGGAATAACGATATGAAGGGAAATATAGAGGTTGCGACATAGAGTAGAACGAGGTGATTGATATTTCAGAGTTACATGATACTTTTGAAAAAATAAGTGATGCTACAAAAGTCTTAATAGTTGGTAAACAGATAGATGCCATAGGAAAAATGATAAGTGCAATGGCAGAAGCTCAAATACAAAATGAACTTGAACAAAAATATAAAGACTTAGGCATACAGGTACAAGAAGATCCAGTTGCAAAGCTTCTTGAAACAATTAATGAAATGCATTTTGGTGATAATTTTCCTATTGAATGCCTTGAACCTCCAAAACAAGATATACCTACTCTTAAGAAGAGAATAAAGTATTGTAAGAATCCTATGGAGAAAAAGAAATTAGAGCAGGAATTAAATACTTTATATAAAGAGCATAAAAGAAATAGGAGAACTGTATCATGAAGCTGATTAACAAATATGCGAATTCAAGATATTCAAAAATGAATGAATATTATTGTGAAATCACAACAGAGTTGGATAAACTTGCTGGACTTGATCCGAATGGGCATTGGAAACATTATGTGCTTTGTGATTATGAGGATGGTTGTTTGCCTATCAGAATTCCAGGTGGAACACTTGGAAGTATTGAATATGACGAGAATAGTGTTATTACTAAAATTCATGTTTGTACTGATTATGTTGTAAAAACTTATCCTGATGATGTAAATGAACAGCTTCAGAAATTCGTTGGTCAGAAGATAGAAATGGGAGAATAACTATATGGCAGACAGACAAACCAAAACTATACAGTGGACAATAAATCTTCCAATGGACTTTCCTTCAGAGTGGGATGATGACATGATTGAATTTCATCTTAATGAATCAAGTTGGTGTTGTAGCAATCTTATTAGTAAACTTAAAAAATACGACGAGAAAAATGGCTGTATTTGTGGAATATGTGAAGCAAAAGTGGCTGAGAAGATAGAGAGCTTGATAAGTGAAGAGAGAAATAAAACACTTGATGAAGTTCTAAAGACTTGTGATATTGAATGCGGATTGTACAGTGGTGATGTTAAGAATCTTACAAGACACGCTTTGATGAAAGTGTTGGATGGATTGAGAGAATAATAGATAGGAGATAAAAATATGGATAATTTAACACGCAGAGAAGAAGTAAATCTTCATGAAGCAATTCAAAAATCATTCCCTAGAATTCTTATCAAGGATCTTACAGAGCATGAAAGAATTTGTCCTGTCTGCAATGGTCTTGGAATGAAAATAGAAGACAATATTTATGGAATCAAAGGCGATAGTTCTGAAGCTGGTAGAAAATATCATTTTCCATACAAGCATCAAGCACTTTCATTTTGTCAGAGTTGTTTTAATGGAGTACAGCGATTGTGTCCTTATTGCGGAGAGCCTTATAAGAATCAGGGATATATGCATTGTGATTGTGAAGGACAGAAGAAAGCTGATGAAGAAGAGAGAATAAAGAAGTGGAATGAGAAAGTAGCAAATGCAGTAGCTGTTGATGAAAAAGATGTAAACACAATGCTTTACTGTGAGGAATTTGACGAGTATTACGATACAGTTGACGATTTCTTTAATGATTATGCATGTAATCATGAAGAAGATGGTGAAGAAGATGGTGATGAAAGACCCGTAAGATTATGGGTAACTTCTGTTGAGACGATTTCTATTGATGCAACCAATGTCATTGAAAATGCTTGTAGCGATTTACATGAAGATGCATATGAACGGTGTGATGAGGGTTCTTTACAGAAATTATTAGATGATTGGTGTAAAGAACAGACAGGAACAACTACATATTATCCTTGTTTTAAACAGTATGTAGAAATTGATTGGAGCAAATATTCAGAGGAATAACAGAGAATGAATATATGTGAGGTGGTGAAATAGATGTTTGTACAACATACAAAAATTGAAGATTACATACATAGTTGTGATGTAGAAAAACTTCCAATTACATATGAAGATAAAATGGAAGTAAATTTATTTGGCAATAAAATACTGGTTGAAAAGAATGAGTGGTTATGGCATTTACATTTAAAACTTACAGATGCTTGTAATGCGAGATGTTTCTTTTGTGTAGAGCAGAATTCAAAATGCCAGGAAAATGCGGAATATTTTATATCTCAGGTTGATTCAATGCTATCTGAAATGGAACAAGCTGGTATTTTATATTCTGTATCTGTAACTGGTGGTGAACCATTATTATTCAAAAAGTTTGATGAGTTATGTGAAGTGTTAGAAAAACATGATATTAAATTTTTAACCATGAATACTAATGCAAAATATCTTGACAAATATATAGACAAGATAGATGGTCTATTTAATTTTGTAGATATTAGTCGTCATGCGATTTCAGATCAGAGAAATAATGAAATTTTCGGTTGTGATATGCCAACATTGAATGAGTTAAAAAGCATCAAGAAAAGATTAAAACATACAAAAATGAGAATACAATGTGTTTTATGTGATGTTGATTCAATTGAAGATGTGTTAAATAGGATAGAAGATTATTCATTTGCAGATGATTTATCTTTTAGAAAACTTATGAAACTTGGTGAACAAACAGGCATTGAATATGATGATAAAGAAGATTTATACAATCAAATTTTAGAATATGCCTTTAATCATTTTGAGTTAATTGAACAGACAATACAGGATTATTACGTGTATGAGATATGGAAGTACAATGATATATATATTACATTCAGCTATTCAAATATGAAGATGTTAGGTGAAGTTGAAAAAATTGAAGATGATGCGGTTTGTAGAGAATTTATTATTCATCCTGACGGAACTATAGCAGGAAGTTGGGATAAAAATATGAAAGTAATAAAGAGATAAACAGAGAATAAGTTAATAGGAAAGATTCGTTGCTTGTGGAAATTTGAAAGGAGAATATAAGAGTAGGAGGTAAAATTAAATGCATTATTGCGTTCATTTACTCACAAAAGAATTACCAAGTGAGAATAAAATTGCAGCAATTATGAAGCCATACAATTCAGAGCTTGTATATGGCTCAGATGATGAAGAAGGCAAACAGATTGATTTTGATTATCCAGTTTTTACATGGGATTACTATCGAATCGGTGGCAGGTACAAGGCTGAATTAAAACTAAAAGTAGATGAAGAAGGATCTGCAAACAGTGAATATTATAATTGGGATTATTATGACAGACAAGATAGAAACGGCAGATTGTTTTGGTCAAGCCTTTTATCAACATTGAAAGAGAATATTACACCTGAATGGATGTATCATGAGGAAGATTGGTTTATGAATATGGGTTTTGGCGATGGATATATTCTTGTTGATGGAGCAAAACAAAGCGATGTTTTAAATATTAACAAGCTTGGATGTTACATATGTATTCTTCCTGACGGTTCAGCTATTGCAAGAGATTCATGGAATGGTAAAGGTATTATCAAAGATGAAAAATTCGATGAAAAATATAAACAGGCTATAACAGATAATATGGATGGATTTATTACAGTGCTTGATATTCATGATTGAGGGTTAATATATTTTATTTTGGAAGATAGGAGTGATATAAACGAGAGTATATAAAGATAAGCAGTATCTCATTTTCGATTATGAAGATGGGCGTACTGTGAAATATGATTTCGCAACAAAGACTGCTATTGGAATTAAAGGTAAACCAGTAAAAAATCTATGTAGTCAACTAAGTGGCTTTACCTTAAATGAGTTATTTGATTGTTGCGATGATGAAAAGTATGCAAAGTTTTTACGATTTGTAAAGAGAGAAGAGTCTGGTTATTATCCAATATATAATATAGGAACAATTCTAAATCGTGTACCACGATATTCAAACTATGAACAATTATTTTCAGCAGGAATAGATGAGATTTTAGATAGTAGGAACAAATTCAGATATACAATTAATCAAATCCCCAAAGCGTTAATTAAATTATGTAAAAACAGAGAGATAAAATTATCGAATAGCATTCTTGAATATTATAAGAAGAATCCTGATGCTCATTTAATCGCATATAAGTTGGAATATATGAGCTTGACAGATGATGATATTTACAAAATTTGGTCAACAGATAATTATGACTTCGATAATGATACATATGAACGACATTATTGGTCTTATTTTAATAAATTGATTGAAGAGTATGGATATACCGCAAAGCCACTTTTACTATATATTGATCAATTAAAAACATTTGAAGCGTTAGAAGATGTTAGATTTGTGGTTAAAGAATTATATGACTATGCAAATATGATGAAAACTATTAGTCCTAAATTTGACAAGTATCCAAGACATTTTTTAACTACACATAAGATTGCTTGTAGGAATTACAATCGAATGAAGAAAGAGTTCTCAGAAGAGTTGTTTAGAAAGAGAATAAATAAACAGTACGAATGCTCTTTTGGTGATTACATATTCATTTATCCAGAATCTACACAAGATATTAAGGATGAGGCAACTATGCAAAACAACTGCGTAGCTTCATACATAGATAAGGTTATTGACGGCGAGTGCCACATTCTTTTCTTGAGAAAAAAGAGTAAACCAGATGAGAGTTTGGTAACGATTGAAGTAAGGAATAATCATATTGTACAAGCTAGACGAAGATTCAATGATGATGTAACAGCAGAGGATCAGAAAGCTATTGATGCATTTAACAAAAAATTTGCGAATAAGGAGGATAAAGCAGCATGATTAAAGGTGATCGAATTAAATTAATTAAGAAGATGGGCGTTTTTGACAACATCGGTGAGATTTGTGAAGTAACTGATATTCAGGAAGGTGGAGTAATCTGCTTTAAGTTCGGTGGTTGCAATCTTGGTTGTATGTCATATGACGAGTACGAGAAGTATTTTGAGAAAGTTGAGATACCTACAAAGAGGACTTGGAGTAAGTGGAGCGATTACCACATTTTACATTTAATAGATTTACTTGGTGTTCCTAAAAATTTGAGCTGGCAGTACAGATATAATGGAAAGAAAATTCAAGTTAGAAGTGGTGCATTTAAAGTAGAAACCACATGTTATAAAGATGATACTTTTGACCTTAATAAAGGATTAAATCTAGCCAAGAAAAGATTGATTGTAAAATACCTTGATAATCAGGTTAAGTCGATTGCAAAGGCGATGTAAGAGGAGAATAAATATATGACAGTCAAAGAGTTAAAAGAATTATTAGAAAACCTACCAGAAGATATACTTGTTTGTTGCAATGGTATAGGTGGTAAATATCTTATAACAAACAGTGGTGTTGTTGCAGTTGATTCAGAAGATGAAGACTTTTTTGTGAGCGATGATGTCCTTGTGTTATATACGGAAGGAAAGTAAGTAAATATCGGTTTCCTTGGGAGGTGAAATAAATGAGTTGTAAATATCCAGTAAATAGTAGAAGCTATAAGTTTTGTTTAGGCTGTAGCGATATAGATTGTTGCGAAGATGCAGTTACTTCTAATATGCCTATGCCAGAAGTTCAATCACCAAAGAATGTTATTCCGTCTGCATTAGAAGCAAATAAAATGACAAACAATGCAATTGATAGTTGTACTACACAGCAATTAGCAGAGTTATCAAAATTGATTAGAGATGCGATTGCAGATGGCAAATTTTCAATCAGTGAAGATGGTTGTTTAAAACCTGAAGCACGAAAAAAATTAGAGGAACTTGGATATAAAGTCGAAATTGGTACTCAGTACAATGAATCATATTACAGTATCAGTTGGAAGGAGAATAAGTAATGGTAGAAAAATATTATAACGAGAATGATGAACTTGGCGTTTTATATAGTCCAGGATTTGGTGCAGGTTGGTCTACTTGGCACGACAAATACGAAGATGATTATGATGAGCATAGAATAGCATATGATAAGAGAATTATTGAATATTGGTTAAACAACAAACCATCATCTAAGGATATGAGCAAATTTCTTGAATCAATCGGATATAAAAATGTATATATGGGCGGTTATGAAGATTTATCAATAGCATGGATTCCAAGAGGAACAATGTTTTATATTGATGAGTATGACGGTTTTGAATCTATTAAAACACCGAGTAGTTGTGGAATGAGCATGGCATAGATTAATAATAAGTATCACATTAGAAAGAGAGAAAACATGAAATTAAAAGTACATTCATTAAGAATAGAACATATTCGTACATACAATGACAGAGATTGTAAATTTGAAGATAATAACATGTATATCTTAAATTGCATTTCAAAACATATGACAAAATATGAGTTATCTTTATGGACATTATATGGAGATTGTGATAGTGGATGGTGTTCTGCATCATGGGGGCATGGAAATATTAGACAGGTTAATAATTTTGTTGGAATGACACATCGACCGATTAAAGAACTTTCTTTTGAATTAGATATTAAGGAAAGTGATGATTATAGTAACTTATCTGATATTTCAAATGATATTTTCGGAATAGATTGGGATGGTGGAGATAGTTACTATCCAAGCGGTCATAGTTGGGTAAACGAAGAGTTGTTTATAGAGACGGATCGCATGATGGATAAAAGACCTGTTTGGATTTTTAAAGGTGACAGTGCTTTAGGGAAAAGTTATTTAGCTGGTATTATTTCAAATTCTGGAAGATCAAAAATAGTTTATGAAACAGATGTCTGTGAAACATTAACGGAAGAGATTGAAGCAGATATTATTGTTGTTGGCAATAAATATAATCACTCGCTTGAAGAAATTGAGTCAAAAATCAAAGGTGAGCATGAAATCATTTATGTTGACTTCTCAAAAAAACCTATAAAATAAGGCTTTCTGTGAGTGAAAAAGCACAGTAAATTTCGATTTCTTTTGGAGAATATAAATAAGGAGGGTTGATACATACGAATTTAGTACGAGCATTAGAAAAGCAGATTGAATTCTGTAATCAATATACAAGATATAAATGTGGAGTATTTGTAAGAACAAAAGCACAACGTGAAATTGTAATGAAATGCATTTCAAACTTATTATTAGATCTAAGTAATATCCAATTAAGAAATTATGAATGGAAATTGGGCTGTTATTGGAATAATGGTAACTGTATTGAAGTATTACCTGTAAACGATTCCGTTAGGGGACACAGATTTAATGGTGTAATAATTGAAAACGAAATCGAAAGAGATATTGTTAATTCTTTGATTATGCCATATTTAATGGTAAGGATTGATTCTAGTGGACATAAAATTGAAGAATTTAATAATGTTAAAGAGAGAATATTTACAGTAGATATTAGCAAGAATGATGTCATTGAAAGTAAAAATCGTTCAATTTATATTTCGACTGGTTGGCGTAGAGGACTAAGAAATTCAAATATATTTATTGATGATTTATGCGAAGAAAGTTTTAAGAAGGAGTATATATGTATGTTTAATAATCACACAGCAGCTTTTAGAGTTGCACAGGTAGGAACAGATAAGATTTATATTTACAATGCGATTGGTATTCCAAAGGAGAATATTAAATATGAGACAGAGTTTGTCAATAGAACCAAGGAAACTTATCTGAATATCAAAGGTGAACATAAAGTTGAAGGTATTGGATTTGAGAATGAAATTGATGTTCATTTGCTTATTGATACTAATGTATATGATAAGTATGAAGTTGATTTCCATGATGGTCTTATTTTTGTTTTTTTACATGAGATTATAAATGAGAAGCCTGTTTTAGAGGATGTTTCAAGTAAGAAATAAAGCAAAATAAAAATCTGTTTAGAGAATATTAAAGTGGAGGTAATTATAAATGGACGAATTAAAAATAACAGATAATGTGGAGTCTCAATTAACTCCACAGCAATATTTTGAAAGAATCAAAGATAAAAAATATGAAGTATCTTCAGATGACTTAAAGAAAATCTATGAAAATTGCTTAGAATTGGCAAATAAGTATAGAATCACAGGTCAGATCCGAGGATTGAGGAAAATCCTTTTCTGTATGGAATCAATTGAAAAAGAACAGAAGCTTGTAGATATGGGAATTACAACTTTTGTTTACAAGGATGATATTGATTTCTATATTGATACAGTCGCTAATACACGCAATCGCAGCGAAAGACCAATTAAGATTATCGAACTGGAAAGATATGAACGAGAAATTCCTGATGAGATTGTAGATGTAATTGATAAGACTAAGGAATTATTTGACCAGATGTATGTTGTTTATACTGATTATTCTGGGAAAGAAGAAAGAAAAATTGAAGCTGAGAAGAAAGAAAAAGATCCAATTCTGTTTGGAACATTTCAGGATAGGAACAAAAAGGTTTGCATTGACAGATTCTATTATCTTGGTGATTGGGTAGATGAATTTTGTGATTTAACACTCGATAAGATGATTAATGAAACTGAGAAAATGGGTAGAAATATTGTTAGAACAATCAATACGCCAAAAGATGTGCAGGAATTAAGAGAATATATAGATGCACACTATGAAGTTGAAAAAGACAGCATTTCTAAAATTGTAAGAAAAGCTGATGCTGATTTGAATTCTAATCATAAGAATAACATTTTCTCAAAGGTTAAAACAATATTTACTAGAGGTAAATAACAGTGATACATGATTTAACAGCTAATAGTGATTTTCACAGTGATAGTTTTGGTATTCTTGGAAGATGGAGAGATATATTTGATAGAGCGAATCGTGATGATGAGTTGACTCCACCATATAATGAGATTGTATTAACTGGCAGTGGCTTTGATAGAGAACATAAAAGATATATTCTTGACTATGAAAGCGATACTAAGAATATGTGTGATTGTTGTGGTGCTCCAATAAAAATTAGACCTTGGGACTTTGAAGAGAATAAAACATTATGCCCTGGTTGTGAGAGATTTTTAGAGGAACAAATGCAACTAAAAGAGGATGGGACATTATTAGAAGAGATTGTTGATGATAGTTTCAGAGTAAGAGTTAGAAAACCTTGGGATATGAATGAATTTGAAAGGCAATCAGCAATAAATAATGTGTTGTTGTGGGACTAAAAATATGTAAAGGAGAATATACATATGAGTAATTTGAAGGAAAAATTAACAAAAGGTGGAGTAACAGCAGTTATTGTCATTACAATTTTAGCTGTATGCTATGGACTTAGTTGGATTGTTACATGTGGAATAATCAAGCTTATTACAATGTGCTTTGGTTTAACATTTAAATGGTCTATTGCAACTGGTATTTGGTTGATTATCTGTATTTTAAGGTCAGTTTTCAATGTAACAGTGAAGAAATAGAGTCGAAGGAAACTGACATTTCTTGGTTGTGGAGGTGAGATTGTGAAATACAACATTAAAACAGTAAGAACATTAGTAACAGATAACAAGAAAAACTTTAGAGTTGGTGAAGATATTGCATTTACGTTATTCAATAAAGTGACAAATCATCATGATCACTACATAGGAAATATTGTAGAAATGACAGATACTTCTATTAAAATTTCTAATATTGAAATTGATAGATATCATGAAGATGGCGAAATGATTATTGACTTAGAAAATATTGAATCCAATAGCTGTAATTATGTGTATTGTGATTAAAACAGAGAATATATAGTTGGAGGTAAGAATGTGATATATACAAGTTATTTTGCAAAACTTAAATCGTTACCAGATAATATAATTCCAATTTCAATTTGTGGAAAAGCACCTAATTGGTATACAGGCTTGCAATATAAAAAGCTTGCACCAAAATATGACTTCTTTATGAAGTGGAAAGAAAATCATGATAATGATTATTATATAAAGTGCTTTAATGAGCAGGTATTAAATAAATTAAACGCTACTGATGTTGTCTTAGATTTTTCAAGAATTTGCTATGGATATAATGTTGGAGAAAATGACATTGCTTTGATTTGCTATGAAAAGCCTACAGATTTTTGTCATCGTCATTTAGTATCCGATTGGTTAAATAAAAACGGCTTTAAATGTGATGAATATTTATTTAGCAAGTAAATCTAACTTATCTATGATTCCTTCGAATCACAATTTCCAATAAAAATGAAAATCAAATAGAGAATAAACATATAAAGGAGGATTTTATGTTTGCAGAATTTGAAGATGATATACAGTTTTGGGGATGCAATATTCCGAATGAAGTGAAAATGGTTATAGATTCAGCAAATGAAAGTGTAGACAAATCATTCGATAATGAAGATCAAAAACAAGCTTATCATCTTGGTGTAGAAAATACATTGTCTGTATTGAAACAGTTACTTGATGAAGGGTTAAGTAGAGATAGCATTACATTTTATTATCCAAACGCAGCTACAACAGAAGAAATGGATATAGAAGATATTAACCAATGGCTAGAAACATTATCATATAAATAAATCACTGTTTCCTGTGGATTTCGAGGAGGTGAGAAAGATAGAGAATCTTATAAACTTATCAGATATTATTCTTGATAAATTAGAGAATATACATATAGATGCAAAAGGTACTATTAAAGACAAATCAGAAAGTACAAATATCGGAATTGATATTTCAAATTTAAATGATGCAAAGATAGAAATTACTTGTTGGGATGAATGGAATTCTATAACTGGAAAAATTGAGCATAAGAAAAAGGCAACAATTAGTTTTACAGATTATGAAATGGACTATAAATTCCAAGATAAAAACAAAACTAATATATTAGAATGTTTATGGAAAGCAAGTAAAAAGTAATTAAAATATCTAATCAGTCTTGAACAATTCAGTTCAAAAAATTCCAAAACAAGATGTCTCGAAAATTATATAAAAATCGAGACAAAGCAAGAGAACAAATAAATGCGGAAAACATTTGTGAGGGTGGAAGAACAGCATACCCTTGGGTTTTTATACTCAAAAATCACTGTTGAAGATAGATTTTTACATAAATTTATTTTCTGTGTTCCGTCCTTTTTGGGCGTTTAGATAGATTGTTTTATTAACAATATTTACATAAATTTTTAAATTTTAAGGAGGATAAGTAATTTTGGCAAAGACAAAGGAAAGAAAGGCATTAAAAAAAGGTAAGGCAACATTCAATCTTATTGGTCGTGTAAAAGTAACAGATAAGACATTCAATCTTGACAATAGTTATGATTCTGGTTGGACAGATAATAGTATGTATGTAGGTGTTGATTGTGGAAACGGCAACACAGTATATGCAGAGATGAGAAGTGGTTTCTTCCCTGATAAGGATAATGTAATTCGTGCTTACAGTAAGGATGAGAAGGACGATGCAGGAAAGAGTAAGTCAGTAGAGATTGCGTGGGAGGATCGTCTTGATGAATCCCTGTATGATAGCATTTCAGATTCTTCATTCTTAACAGTTGGTGTTGAGAAAGATGTAAAGGATAAGACTGTATATAAGAAGTTCCTCACAGCTTATGATGCAGTAGAGTATCTGAATGAGCATCTTGAGGACGGAATGATTGTAAATGTAAAGGGTACAATCGGTTACAGTGAGTATGAAGGCAATGTTTCTACAAAGAAAGAGATTACATCTATTGTACTTTCAAAAATTGACGATGAGGCAGATTTCAAGGCTACATTCTCACAGACAATTCTTGTTGATTCAAAGAGCATCGGAAAGAAAAATGATGATAAGGGTACTATAGAATTGGCGGCATATGTTGTTGACTATGTTGGAAAACCTAAGATTGACGGAGAGAAGATTGAAGTTAAGAAGAATGTTACATACCCTAAGACATTTGAAATTGCTATCAATGAGAATCCAGAGATTACAGCTAAGATGCTTCAGAGATTTTTCAAACCTAAGAAGGGTAAAATTACTGAGATTACAGTTACAGGTAATTTAGTAGAGGGTGGATCTACTGTAAATATTACAGAAGATGATATTCCTGATGATATTAAAGAACTTATTGAAATGGGACTGTATTCAGAAGAGGAAGCAGAGAAGAAGATTGCAGTAGGTAATGGCAATCGTGAGAGAAGAATGATTATTGTAAAGCCTGACATTACATATGTGGGAACTGGTGACGATAGAAAGCCTACTGTAGCATTTGAAGATGGTAAATATGATGAGGATGATCTTTATTTCTATGAGCAGGCATTACTTGATGCTGGTGCAGAACCAAGTTCAGATAATGATACAGATTCAGAGAGTGAGGAAACTTCATCAGAAGATGATGACCTTCTTGCAATGCTTGAAGGTATGAACTAAAAAAATACGCTTGCCCTGTTTAATACAGGGTGAGCATTTTATCAAAAGAATATATACATTTTAGGAGGACAAAAAATTGGCATTTAGAAAAGCAAGAGAAGCAAAGATTGGTGGAAAATTTTTAGCATATGGTTATGAGGGTTCTGGTAAGTCATGGTTTGCTCTTACATTCCCAAAGGTTGCATGTATCGACTCAGAGACAGGTATTGCTCACTATGAAGGTAAGGATATTACATTAGCAAATGGTAAGACTTACAACAATCTTATTTTAGTAGATGACACATCAGATCTTGATGATTTAGAGGATGATATTGACGAAGCAGTAGATTCGGATGAGATTCAGACACTTGATATCGACTCAGAGACTAAGTTTTATGCAACAATGCAGGTTGGAGCTACAGAAGTTGAAGAGAAGAAAGCTCGTAGAAAGGGTGGAGATGTTGACGATACAGTAGTTTCTCAGAGACAGTGGGGACGTATCAAGATTATTAACATGAAGCTTCAGCAGGCTAAGATTGATCTCTCTGCAAAGGGTAAGCATGTTGTATCAGTTGCACAGGCAACAGAAGTGTATGAAGGAACAGGCGACAACCGTAAGTTAGTTGGCATTAAACCTGATATGCATAAGTCAGTTAAATTTGATTATGATACAATCCTTGAGTTCTATAAGGAAGAGAATGGTGAGGATGTTCGTTATTTTGCAAAGGTCAAGAAGGACAGAACAAATGTAACTAAGGTTGGACAGATTATTGAGAATCCATCTTATGATATTTGGAAGGATTATTTTGAATCAATGCATGATCTTGAGACAAATGAGACATCATACAAGAATGACTTAAAGACTTCTACAGATTCTATGGTTGACAAAGCTGAGAAAGCAGAAGAGTTGGCTGCTGAATTTAAAGATGTATTAAAGTCGCTCAAGGATAATAAAGATGCTTTGCTCAAAGTAAACAAGCAGATGAAGGATAAGGATGTTTCATTAAAGAATCTTGAAATGCAGTCACCAGATACTCTTGCAGAGTTAATTGATTTTGCCAAGTTACAGTTAGCCTAATTAAAATTATGCTCCGACAGGTTAATTGCCTGTTGGAGTTTTTAAGAAAGGATGATTTGGTAAATGAGAAATGTAAAAAAGAAAGATAACGAGCAGTGGATTGAACTATGTGAGTATGTAAAGAAAGAAATTCTTGAATACGATGATAATATGAAATTTCCACAGTATCTCGCATTAAAGCTACAAGGTATTAAACGTGGCGAACATATAGCGAATAATAATCATGAAGCAAAAGCTAATTATGATGATTACACAATTTTATGTACTTTTAAGTTATGTAAGAGAAAAATTGTTACATATTTACATGAAAATGAAAAGAAAATCAAAGATGAAAAACATAAAATCAATCTTATTATGAAAATGATTGAACCTGAAATCAACGATGTATATTTGAGATTGCAGAGAGCAGAAAAAGCAAAAACAAAAGCTGAAAATGTAGAATATGAAAATCAGAACCATGATAGTGCAAGCTATGTGAAAAAGACGAAAGAAACAAGCGATAGAATGAAAAAACTTTTCTGAGGAGGTATTAATTGGCTACTACAAAAAAAGAGAATAAAAAATTAACGCCTTATCAAGAAGAAGTATTAAAAGCAGCAAAGCAAATCAAAGAATATAAAGTAATAGCAGAGGCTAATATAGTAGCGATTCTATATAAACAGCCTGAATTATTTTTTGATTATACACTGGAATTAGAAGATTTTAGTGAAAATACGTGGCGTGTTTATTGGCAAATCGCTAGTGATTTACTGGTTGTTGAGAAAAAGTCTGTTTTAGATGATATGACTGTTGGTTTATATCTTGAAAAACATCCAAAACTAAAGAAGGAATATGACGACTACGGTGGTTATGAGACAATTGACAAAGCAAAAGAATATGTCAATGTCAGTAATATGGATGGGTATGTAAAAGAGCTTTACAAATGGAAAACTGTCCTGGTTATGTTAAAAAACAACTTCCCTGTATGCAATCGTATTAATGAATTTTGTGATATGTCATTGGATGAAATTTATGAAGAATATGAAGCAATGATAAATCACATTTTTGTAAATGCTGCAAGAGACGTTGAATCCTACAATGCTTGCGAAGGAATCAATCAGTTTATTGACGATTTGAATTCTGGCAAAAGCGTTGGATTGCCATTACATAATTGTGACATTCTCAATAAGGAAATAGGTGGATTCAATTGTGATGGGAATATTTATGGTCTTGGTGCTAACTCAGGTGTTGGTAAATCTACAACTGCTATGAATTATATTATTCCATCAATTCTTCATTATGATGAAAAGGTTGTATTTTTTATCAATGAGGAAGATCAGACAAAAGTTCAAAGAGAATTAGTTATATGGGTTGCTAATAATGTCTTTAAATTCGATTTACCAAAGTACAAATTGCGTGATGGTAAATTTGACGAAGAAACAATGGGACAGCTCAGAAAAGTTGCTGAATGGATTGAAGACAAAAAAGAGAAACAAAATATTACAATAGTTCCTCTTGAGAGATATTCAGTAAATATTGTAATTAAATTGATAAAAAAATATGCAAGTCTAGGTGTTAGATATTTTGTTCTTGATACTTTAAAAGAAAGTTTTGATGCAAAGACTGATGAGATATATAAGTCGATGACACGAGATATGGTTAAACTATATGACGTTGTAAAGCCAACAGCAAAAAATGTTGGGCTATTCGTAACTTATCAGCTTGGTAAGGCTAGTATCAAAATGAGATATTTAACAAATAATGAAATTGGTCTTGGTAAAAGTATTGTAGATGTTATGAGTGTAAATCTGATGATCCGTAGACCTTTTGAAGATGAATTCGAGGGTGGCAAACATGAGATTGTGGGTTATAGATTTGATGGAGTTAATGGTAAAAGTAAAATTCCATTTAAGTTAAAACCAGATAAACATTATATGATTACTTTTATTCCTAAAAATAGGTTTGGTCAAACCGATGCTTTCCAAATTATAAGTGAATTTGATTTTAGTACAAATACAAATAAAGATCTTGGTATTTGCAATATTGTACAGGATTGGTGATTAATATGGCATGGAGCGTTTATATACATATTACACCAAACAACAAATATTATGTTGGAATTACAAGTAAAGAACCTTGTGAAAGATGGAGAAATGGATTTGGATATTATTCTCAGAAATATTTCTATAATGCAATTCAGAAATATGGATGGGATAACATCTATCATGAAATTGTTGCAAGTAATTTAACAAAAGAAGAAGCTAATAATTTTGAAAAGTTATTGATACAAAAATTGAAATCTAACAATAGAGAATTTGGATACAATATTACAATTGGTGGCGATGGTGTTGCAGGTGTAAAGCATACGAAAGAATGGTGTGAACAACATTCGAAAGACATTCAAGGAGAGAATAACCTTATGTATGGTAAAAAACATACAGAAGAAACATTACAGAAAATTAGTGCTTCAAGGGCAGGAAAATGCGTAGGAAAAGATAATCCTTTTTATGGGAAACATCATACACAAGAAAGCATTAAAAAACTTCTTGATAGTAGAAGTTGGTATAAACCATCAATGGATTCAATAATAAAAACAGCGGAAAAGAATAAGAAACCTATTATTCAAATCAATAAAGATACAAATGAAATTATAAAAATATTCCCATCAACAAAAGATGCAGCAATAGAACTTGGCTTGGATCGTAGAAGTATTACTAAGTGTTGTCAACATAAAAGAAAGACTGTTGGTGGTTATATATGGGAATATAAGAAGAATGTTTCATAATTTTGTGATGGAGGCGGTGAGCGTGTATTAATGCAGATGAACTAAAAGAATACATTATAGAGAATAATTGTATAGAACAGATTTTATTATCGTTGGAATGTCATGGACTACACGAATATCCTACTGAATGGAGAGCCGCCTTACCACAAGGCAATAATAAAACTGCTATATGTGTAAAGAAAGATACATTATCAGTGGCGATTAGAAGTTCGGAAGAAAATAGGCGTGGAGATATTTTTACATTGGTTATGACAATAAAGGGTATATCTTTTGGGAAAGCTAATAAATATCTCCACAATATTTTAGGTTTGAAATATTCATATAGCAAGAGTGACAACAAAGATAATAAGAAAGATCCATTAGCAATCTTCAAAAAGGTGAAACGCCAAAGATACACAATTGATAAAGATGTTCCAGTGTATGATGATTCATGTATGAAAGAATATACTGATTTACCATATATTGATTGGGTTCGTGAAGGCGTTATGCCTTTTGCATGTAAAAGATTTAACATTGGATATTCATATGATAGAAAACGAATTGTTATTCCTGAACGAAAGTGGGATGGAGATGACAATGAATATATAGGTATCAGTGGGAGAACTACTGTACCGAATTATGAGATGTTTGATATTCCGAAGTTTTTTAAATTATCAAAAACATATCCAAAAGGAATAAATGTATATGGGTTAAATGAGAATTATCAAACAATTCAAGAGGCTGGTTATGCAGTCGTTTTGGAAGCGCAGAAATCGGTGCTTAAAAGGTATTCACGAAAAGATGGTACGGCTGTTGCAATAGGAAATTGTGAGCTTACAGAAGAACAAGTTAGGATACTGATTAGTTTAAATGTAGAAATTGTAGTGGCTTTAGATGAAGGAATTGATATAAACCATATTAGGCAGGAATGTGATAAATTTTATCCTATTAGAAAAGTAAGTTACATATATGATTGTTGGGATTTGATTAAGAAAGGTAGCAAAAACAGTCCTGCTGATATGCCAAATAAAGTATACAACTTCCTTCTCAAGCATCGTGTTTTATATGATGAGTCAGAAAGGAGAAAGTTAAGAGATTGGCAAGAAAGACAAGTAAAGAATTAACAGAAATTTGTAACAAATTTGGTGTTGATACATTATGGTCATGGTCAAGGTATCATTGTTACAAACAAGATAGATGGGAATATTTTTTGAAATACATCCTACACAAGAAAGAAGATAGAACAAATAGTATTTATTGTGTATCTGGTGGTAATGTACATGATATTATTGAGCAGCTATATACTGGCAAAATTAAATATGAGGATATGCCAGATTTATATGAAGATAGCTTATTTACAATGAATTGTGCAGAACTCAAATACAATCGCAGTGATTCTGATAAAAATGATGCAATAGCAAATAGATATGAAAATTGCATTAGACATTTCTTTAAAAATCATAATCTGATTACTTTTCCACATAAAGTTGAGCATTTTATTACGATTAAAATTTCTGATGATATTTATATGCAAGGATATATTGATATGCTTTATGTCGAGTCATATAAAGACGAAAATGGCAATGAGAAAAAACGTGTACATATTGTAGATTGGAAGACATCTACACGTTATCAAGGCGCAAAAATTGACGCTGAATGTGGTCAGTTGGTTATTTATGCTGAAGGTATTAGACAAGCATTAAATATTCCATTGGAAGATATTGTATGCGAATGGAATTTCTTAAAATATGTCACAGTTACTATTGAACAGAAAAATGGTAAGAAAAAAGATAGATATATAGAAAGAAATTCTATAGGGGGAAGCCTTATTAATACGGCAAAGATGTGGCTGAAAAATTTCGGATATGAAGATGATATTGATAAATATGTTGATGAGATGGTGTTAAACAACAATATTGATTGCTTACCAGATGAGGTTAGAGAAAAATTTGAAATCCATGATTGTTATGTACAAGTACCTCTAACAGAAGAAAAGATTAACGATTTAAAAGAAGACATTATCAATACAGTCGAAGAAATTAATTCTAAAGAGAGAGAATATAAGAATAGTGAAGATGAAAATATCTTTTGGCAAGAAGTGACAGATGCCGATGAATTTAGATTAGCAACCCTCTCAGGATATTCTAGGGTATTACATAAACCGTATGACCAGTATTTAAAAGAGAAGGAATTGTTTAAAGAAGAAGCTGAATCTGATTCCGATACAGAAGAAGATGATTTATTAGCATTTGTAAATAGTTTATAGACATAGGCAGGTGAGAAGTTGAGTAATTTAACAGTATTACATTTACATAGTATGGATTCTAACCCATATAGCGGTCTTGAAGTTGACTCAATCACACCTTTTCAAGCTTATATTGATAAAGCAAAAGAAGAAGGAATGAAAGCCATTGCTTTTACAGAGCATGGCGCAGTCCTTCATAATGTTGCAAAAAGACAGGCATGTGAAAAGGCTGGGTTAAAATATATTAATGCAGAAGAATTCTATGTAACAGAAAAAATTGATATGGATAATCTGCAAAGAGATAATTATCATTGTTGCTTATACGCAAAGAATTATAATGGGGTATTAGAACTTAACAAACTTTCTTCTGATTCATTTAATCGTAATGATGGTCATTTTTATTATAATCCACGAATTACTTTAGAGGAACTTGAGAATACATCAGATAATATTTTAGTATTAACAGCTTGTGTTGCAGGTATGTTATGCAAAGGAACGAAAGAAGTACAGGAAAGATTTCTGAAATTCCTTATTAAAAATAAGCATAGATGTTGGTTGGAAATACAGCCACATAATTTTGACGTTCAGATTTATTACAATCAGTATTTGTATAGAATTGCTCAGAAATATGGAATGAAACTTATTGCTACAAGCGATGTACATGCTATTGATAAGGATTATATGATGGGTAGAGCAGTAATGCAGAGATCAAAGCAGAAATCAAAAAATGTTAATTTCCATGATGAGGATGCGTGTGATTTATCATGGAAATCTTATGATGATATGGTTACTGCCTTTGAATTGCAGAATGCATTACCCAAATCAATTTATCTTGATGCAATCGAAGAAACGAATAGATTTGCAGATAATATTGAATCATATGAATTGGATTATAGTAATAAATATCCAAGATTATATCCTGATGCTGAGAAAGAATTTAAGGCACGAATAGTTCAAGGCGTAAAAGAACGTGGGATAAGCAAACTCCCAAATTATAAAACAGAATATATTCCAAGGATACAGGAGGAGTTAGAAACATATAAACATAATGACGCTATTGATTTTATGTTACTTGATTCAGATTACAAGAATTGGTTGCTGAAAAATAATATGCATTATGGATGTTCAAGAGGTTCTGTGTCTGGTAGCGAGATTGCATATTTGATTAAATGTACCGATGTTGATTCAGTTAAATATAAGCTTAACTTCTCACGATTTATGAATCCCGAAAGAATGTCATTGGCTGATGTAGATACTGATATCTACGCAGAAGATAGATATAAAGTGCGTGAGTATTTATTTAATAAGGAAGGTTTGTATTGTTGCAACATTATTACTTTTAATACAATTCAGTTAAAAGCAGCGATAAAAGATGTCGGTAGAGCATATGGGATGACTCCTGATCAAACTCAGGAATTATCAAATATGGTAGAAACTGATGATAAAGGCAAGGATTATATGCCAGAAGAAATCAGAGAACAATATCCAGAAATGTTTAAATATATTGATATGGTAATTGGAACAATTACATCACTTGGCAGACATGCAGCAGGAATTGTTTGTAGTCCTACAGATATAAGATATGATTTTGGAACATTGTCTATTACATCAGATCCACGTCCTGTAAGTCAAATAGACATGCACGAAATTGATTCTTTAAATTATGTAAAGTTAGATTTGTTAGGATTAAATGCTGTTGGATTAATTGATGGTGCTTGCAAACTTGCAGGTATAAACTATTTAACACCTGATAAAGTTAATTTCTCGGATGAAAATGTTATTAACTCAATAGCAGAAGATACAACCTTAATATTCCAGTTTGAAAGTGGTTTTGCAAGCGATTCATTAAAAAGAACACTTAGCAAAGAAACCTTGGATAATATTAAAGCACAGAATGATAACATCTCATATCTTGATGTCATGGCTATGGTCAGTGGTGCTATTAGACCAGCAGGTGAATCTTATAGAGAACAGTTATTCAATGGTATTTACAAAGATAATGGCAACGAAGCACTTAATAATTTCTTGAAACCTACGCTTGGTTATTTAGTATATCAGGAACAGATTATTGATTTCTTACATGATTTCTGTGGCTTTACTATGGGGCAGGCAGATATTGTCCGTAGACATTTTGCTAAAAAAACAGGTACTGAAGCAGATATACCTATCATTGAAAATGGTGGATATATGGTAGATATTCACGGTAATAAAGATGATAGATATATTCCAGGATTTATTGCAATTGCACAAGAGAAGTATGGAATGACCGAAGCTGAAGCAAGAGAGGCTATAAAGTCATTCTTGGTAGTAATCGAAGATGCATCTAATTATTTGTTTTCACGAAATCATTCCGTTCCATATAGTATGATAGGTCTATTTATTGGATGGTTAAGATATTATCATAAGATTGAGCTATTAACATCAGCGTTGAATGTTTATGTAGACAATAATGAAAAAATGTCAAACATCAAAGAATATATCAAATCGCAGGGAATAGAAATCAAAGGAATAAAATTTGGCAAATCTAAAGCACAGTATTTCATGGATAAAGACGAAAATGCCATTTATCAAGGAATCTCTTCTATAAAATATTGTAATGATCAGATTGCAGATGAATTATATGAATTATCTAAAAATCATTATGATAATTTTGTCGATTTACTTTCTGATATTATTTCAAAAACATCTGTGGATGATAGACAATTACATATTCTTACGACACTAAATTTCTTTTCTGAGTTTGGCAAGAATAAATATTTGTTGTCAATTATTGATATGTATAATTTGTTAGGAAAATGTAAGACATTGAAAAAAGATAAAATTGCATCACTGAACATTAGAGAAGAAGATGTAAGAAAATGTGCAGAGAAAGAGACACCTAAACAGTATAGCAATGTTGATAAAGACAAACTTATTAAACTTATGATAAGCGGTTTAGAGAATAAGACATTATCAATAAAAGAACAGATTGTATATGAGCAAGAATATCTTGGAAATATAATGTACAAAAATCCAAAAGCACCAAAAGACATGTATTATGTTCTTGAGTGTAAGTTCTATAAGGATAAAACAAAACCGTATCTTATGCTTTATAACATGAGAGATGGTGAATATCTTAAAACAAAAATCACTTCTGGAAAGTCATTCATTGAATCCCCATTTATAGCAGGAAATGTCATCAATGTAAAAGAATTTGGTGAGAGAAATAAAATGAAAAAGGTTGGTGGCGATTGGATTAAAACAGATGAAAAAGAGAGAATAGTAAAGAAGTGGGACGTATATTAGAAGGAGATGTAAAGTTGGATAAAATAACTGAGTTTAAATGTGTACCTGAAAGACTTGTATATAATTCTACTGACTTCAAAATATATGGCGTTTCTGTTAATTCATTTGAATATCCTGATGTACAGATTGGCAAATATGGCACAGCAACTATTAAAGGTAATATTTCAGAACTCAATCTTGGAGTTGATTACATTGTAAAAGCAAAGGAGGTATCCGATTCTCATGGAGTCGGATACGATGTAATCAATATTAAAAGAGAGAAACCTACTACATTAGCTGCGACACGAAATTTCTTATATGAAATTCTTACACCAAATCAGACAGATGTGTTATTAGAAGCATATCCAGACATCGTAGATAGAATAATGAATAACAGATTAGATGGCATTGATTTATCAAGAACAAAAGGTATTAAAGATTATACATTCAATGTTATTAAGAATAAAGTCATAGAGAATTTCAAATTAGCTGAGATTGTAGAAGAATTCAGAGGATTATTTAATCTTTCAACAGTAAAAAAACTGTATGACAAATATACTTCTGTTGACAAAATCAAGGAAGTTATTAGAGAAGAACCATATCAGTGTCTTTGTAGGTTAGGAGGGATTGGTTTTAAAACTGCTGATTCCCTATTGTTGACATTAGATAAGGATGGCAAAGAATGTCAGAAGAAAGGGAAAAAGCCAGTTTTGTTCTTTGGATTTGATCTTATAACATCATATCAGAGAGCGAAAGCTTGTGTAGATTATCTACTTGATGAGAATGAAAATAATGGTAATACATATATACATGTTGGTGATTTGAAAAAACAGTTTGATGTATTAGTGCCAGAAGCAAAAAGCAACTTGCCACTTATTCTTAAAGGTGATAATGATGTAATATTCGATAGAGAATTATTAAGTGTATGTAAGAAAGAAACATATGAAACAGAGAAATATATAGCAGAGAGAATAAAAGAGGGATTGCAGATACATACAAAATGGGAGTGTGATTGTTCAAAGTTTCAGGAACTTGATGGTTTTAAATTAACTAAGAATCAGTGTAAAACATCACAATATATGTGTGAAAATAACATTGTTCTTCTTGTTGGATATGGTGGTAGTGGTAAATCTTCAAGTACACAGGCATTTGTAAATATGTTAAATGCTTATAACAAAAGGCATTTACTTTTAGCACCAACTGGTAGAGCTGCAAAGGTACTGTCAGGTTTTACAAATGAAAATGCTATGACGATTCATAGAGGTCTTATGTATATGCCACCTGCTGATTGGGGATTTAATGAAGAGAATAAATTACCATATGATGTAGTAATTGTGGATGAGTTTTCAATGGTAGACATTTTCTTATTTAGAAAATTGCTTGAAGCAATAGATTTTGAAAAAACAAAATTACTCCTTATTGGTGATGACGCACAGATTCCTTCTGTTGGTGCTGGCAATGTACTTTATGATTTATTAAAATGCGAGAACATTCCCACTATCACACTTGATAAGGTATTCCGTTATGGCAAAGGTGGTTTATCTACTGTTGCTACAGATACACGAACTGGTACTGAATATTTAGATAAGACCAAAACAGGTATGCAAGTGTTTGGCGAAGATCAGTCATATATATTTATGCCGATTCTTCAAGATAAACTTGTTGGATATACTGTAAAACTTTATCAGACATTATTATCCAAAGGATATTCTGTTGATGATATTGCAGTATTGTCTTGCTATAACGTAGGTGATTATGGAACAGTAGCATTAAATAAGAAGATACAAAACGCAGTTAATTCTAATCCGAAGGCGAAAATTACATTTGGAGATACAGAATTCAGATTGAATGACATTGTAATGAACTATGCTAATGATTACAAAGCAATTATCTATAATGAGGAATATATTGATGATAAAAATACAACATTTATTGCTAATGGTGAATCTGGTAGAGTTGTAAAAATTCTAAAAGATGCAATGGTTGTTGATTATGATGGAACGCTTATCTATATCCCAAAAAGTTCTATGAAAAATATTCGATTGGCTTATGCTATCAGCACACACAAATCTCAGGGTGGTCAGTTCAAGGTGGTTGTTTTAATTACACCAAAGGCTCATAGTTATATGCTTAATTCCAATTTATTATATGTAGGTGAAAGCCGTGCAAAAGAAAAGTGCTATCACTTAGGCGAAATAAGAACCGTGAACTTAGCACTAAAGAAAAAAGAAAATTTTGACAGAAAGACAATGTTACAAATGTTTATGAAAGGATAAGCGAATAAAATAAATATCGGATTAACAAAACAGAATAACAAAGGCTGTGAAATGACTATTGTTGAATATAACGGATACGATGACATAGTTGTTCAATTTAATGATAAATACAAATGCAAAGTACACTCAAAAATGTGCCACTTTAATTCTGGGAATATAAAAAATCCATATACGCCCAATGTTTATGGGAGAGGGTGTATAGGTAATAAGTATGTATGTAAAATTAACGGAAAAGAAACCAAAGAATATAAAGAATGGCATTCAATGTTAATGAGATGTTTTGATCAAAAATTAAAAGAATATAGGGCAACATACGAAGATATTACATGTTGTGAAGATTGGTTGCTTTTTGATAATTTTTATGAGTGGATACATCAGCAAGAGAATTATAACAAAGTAAAAGAATTATCTTGGGCTGTTGACAAAGATATTCTTTATAAAGGGAATAAAATATATAGTCCAAAAACATGTTGTATTGTGCCTGAATATGTAAATGGATTATTTATTAAAAAGCAAGCAAGTCGTGGTGAATATCCGATTGGAGTCTGTTTAGATAAAAATTCAAATAGATTTAGGTCTACATGTTCTAACCCATTTATAAAGAAATATGTATCTATAGGTTATTATCAAACACCAAAAAATGCATTTGATGCTTATAAAAAATATAAGGAGAATATTATTTGTGAAATGGCAAAAAGAGAATATATTATTGGAACAATAACAGAAGATTGTTATAAGGCGATGCTTAATTATCAAGTTGAAATAACAGATTAATTTTGGAGGAACAGAATGGATAAGGTAAAAGTTTTTGGAGGACTATTAAATAAGTTTGAGACAGATGAGATTAGAGATTATTGTGCTGATATGATTAAGGAAATTCCAGATTATATCTTCACAATTCCAAGTAGCACATCTTTTAAGTATCATAATAAAACACAGTGTCAGCCACATGGTCAGATTTTTCATATTTTAATGTTTGCAGAAGTAATGAATTATGTTCTTGGATTAGAGTATGTAAAAGAAAAGACCAATGAGCGACAGCGAGATTGTTTACGCTGCACACCAATTTTTCATGATGCAATTAAATGTGGGCTAAATGGTTCTCAATATACGGTACACGAACATCCGATGCTTGCAGGTGAGTGGGTGAGAAATACATCTGTTGAACATGATGTAGACGCTGATACAAAAGCATATATTGCAAGATTATGTGAAAGTCATTCTGGCGAATGGACTTCTACAAAGAGAAGTAAGACAGTATTACCAAAGCCTGAAAATGACGAGCAGTTCTTTGTACATATGTGTGATTATTTAGCAAGTAGGTCAAATCTTGATATGACATATTCTGATGATGTATTAGCAGTTCTTAATAATGTAGAAATTCCAAAACAGGAATTGCCAGATATTAATACATATATTTTGAACTTTGGAAAACACAGTGGCGAGAAGCTTGTTGATGTTGCTCAGTCAGATCCAAGTTATATCTCATGGGCAAAAGAAAATATGAGTAGAGAGCCAGTAAGAAGTTTATTGGCTCAACTGTAGAGAATAATACAGTGGAGGATTTCTGGAATGCCCATAAATAGGGCGTTTCAGAGACTCAAAAAGCCAAGGACAGACGGGTTTTATGTTTGTCAAAATATGTGGTGGTGGAATATGTAGACACGCAAATGGGCAGTAGACAGGTGGATGATTAAAAACACTCGGTAGGACACCTATGGGTTCAACTCCCTCCAATGTGAGCAGTGCACGGTTTATGTAGGGTGAAAATCCCTACCCACATATTATGAATAAAATAACAAAATAGGAGGACATATGAGTTCAACAAGAGACAATACATATACAAATACCAGCAAAAAGACATTTTATTTATCAGATGATGTAGATAACGAATCTATTGGTAAACTGATGTGGGATCTTTTATATCAGATTCGAGAAGATGATGAGAAAGATGAGAAAGAGAAAGATTATAAGCGTGAGCCAATTAAACTATACATCAACTCGTATGGTGGATCTGTTTATGATATGTGGGGATTAATTGATATTATTCTAAACAGCAAAACTCCAATCTATACATATTGTACAGGATATGCAATGAGTGCAGCTTTTAAGATTTTCTTAGCAGGGCATAAGAGATATTGTTACAAGCATTCGACATTTATGTATCATCAAATGAGTTGTTGGAGAAGTGGAAAATATCAGGATTTAGTAGAAGATAGAGAAGAAATGGACTGGCTAAATAAAAAGAATGAAGAATATGTAATCGACAGAACAAATCTCACAAAAGATGATATTAATGAAATCCGTGAAAAGAAGAAAGATTTTTATATTCATTCTGATGAAGCAGTCAAGTACGGAATTGTCGATGAAGTTTTGTAAAAGTTGAATTGACGGATTTACTAAGGAGGTGACAACAATGGCATATTGTCAGAGATGTGGTGAATATTGTCAAGACCATTATACATATTGTAAGAGATGTTATTTTGAACTTGGACAACCATTTGGAAAAGCAATAGAAAGACCTCACAAATGTAGAAAATGTGGTGACACTATATATGGAAGATATAACTATTGTTTATCATGTGCTCAGAAAAAGGGTTTTATTAATAAATCAAATTATTAAAATAATAAAACAAGAATCGACAGTTTCTTTGGAAGATTGGAGGTAAAAAATGGACACAATTGTTGTAAATTTATTTGGTGAGCCATCAGCAGGTAAGAGTACATGTGCAATGGATATTACGGCACAATTAAAAAGACATGGCGTTAATGCTGAATATGTATCTGAATTTGCCAAAGACAAAGTATATGAAAATAATGGTGAAGTATTTAAACACCAGGAATATTTATTTGGCAAACAATCATTCAAGATGGGTAGAGTTAAGAATAAAGTGCAGGTTATGGTTGTTGATTCGCCATTAATCTTATGTGCCGTATATAACACTGACGAAGTGTTGGGAGAAGACTTTAATAAGACTGTACTGAATGTATTTAATTCATATAATAATAGGAATTATCTACTCACAAGACACCATTCTTATGAGAACGAAGGAAGATTCCAGAATGAAGACGAAGCAAAAGAAGTGAGAAAAGAAATTATTGATAAGTTAAATCAGTACAATATTAAATATGAAGAGATTGCTTCTACAGAATCAAATTGTGAATACATAGTAGAAGAAGTTATGGAGGAAATTAGAAATGAACAGTAAAGGACATTTATTTATTAGTTTAGGAAAATCAGCAATCAGAGTAATTGGTGGAATTGTAACATTAGTGAATGGTTCGATTATTCCATTAGCAGTAGGAATTATTGTTGCTGAAGTTGGTGGTGTGTTAGAAGAATTGGTTGATGAGAGATAGGTTAAGAAGAAACAGTTTCTTTGGAAGATTGGAGGTGATTAAGTGGTATTAATAAATGACAACTGGGAAGAAGTTAGAGATTTGGAAGATGTTTCTAAAATAATCAGAGAATATTTTAATGAAGATTTGGCTTATGAAATGGATAAGATGATTCCTGAACATACAGACGAAGAATATCGGGATTTAGAATGGCAATTAGAGGAAAAAGATGGTGATATTACTTCATTAGAAGATGAAAATGATACTCTTAAAAATCGAATTGAGATTTTAGAAGATAAAATAGAAGAGTTGGAAGAAAAATTAGATAAATGTAAATAACAAGAATCCATTATTTCATGTGGAGAATCGAGGTGAAAAATATCATGAAAAAGGTTTTATATAGTATTGCAATGATGTTTATATTTGTGTTTTCTTTAGTTGGCTGTGCAAAATGCATTAGTACCGAAACATCTACAGTTCAAGTAAAAATAATAGATGAATATCACAGGGCTGCTTATACAACAATGTATCATAGTCCTGCGACTAAAACGATGTTACCACAATCGCATCCAGCAGTTTATAGAATTGCTGTTGAATATAACGGTGTAGAATATAATATTTCTGGTAGTAATACATATAACAAATATTCAGGCAAAATTGGAGAATATGTTGATGGAATATTAGAAACCAAGAAAATGACGATGGTACTGTTAGATACAATATTGTTGACTTAGAATAAATCAACAGGAAGCTAAACTTTCATTGGATTTGAAAAGGAGGAATAAAATTGAAAGCAACAGTAACAAGTATTACAGGATTTTATGGGGCATTCGTTTCAATGTTTATGAGCAAAAGAACTTGGACACCTGAATTAGACAAAGAGATCAAAGAAGTTTGTGATTCTGTATTGGATAACAATGGAAGACTGCGTGAAGAGCAGGATAGTGAGAATCTCGAAAAGTTTAATAAATGGCTTGGTATGCTACTTCGTATGGGTAAAAGACATATTACCACGATAAGATTTTTAGATATTGAGATTTTAACACAGGGATTACACCGAGCAGGAATGGATGATGTGGACTCACACGCACGTAGATTTGAAAATCGTATTATTAGAAACAGTACACGATTAGCAACATTTGCAGATGGCGAAATGTCAGATTTTTATAAAGACAAGGTTCTTACGGATAGAGAAGCTTGTGAAATTTTAAAGATGGGGCTGCCTGATAAAATTGAATATGATGGAAATACATATGTTAAATCTACAAATGGTTACGTTCTTGAAGAATATGAAAACAATAAAGATGTGAAGCGAGGTCTTTATATGCTTAGTATTCCATGCAATTTTATCGCTAAAATCAATCTTTGTGAATGGGGACATGTGTTTAAAGAGCGTTGTGCTGATAGTGGTGCTAATCCGGAAGTAAAAGAATGGGCTGAACAGGTTATGAAACAGGTTACAGAATTCCATAAAGATATTACAAGAGATTATGTTCTATCAATTCAGAACTAGAAATGTTCATTTCATAGGAGGCGATCATAATTAGAAATCCAGCACGTATAGATAAATTTACAGCAGAATTAAATAGAATATGGAAGAAATATTTTCCTGATTGGAGATACGGACAACTTATGATGAATTTTCTTGGATGGGTATCTTGCGACAAGAAAATTGATCCGTTTTTCATTGAGAAAAATAAGATGCTTACATATTTAAAAGAATATTGTGGAGAGGAAGTGGATGATGGAAACAGTAATTAGTTTATTTAAACAGATACAATCTACGAGCAGTTTAAATGAGAAGAAAGTGATTATCAATGACAATAAAGATAATGAATTATTCAAGAAATGTTTAAAATTTCTATGTGATTCTAATATACAAACTGGTTTGTCTACCAAGAAAATTTCTAAGAAAGTTCATCCATCAAATTATATTTTGGCAGAATTTGAAGATGTTATACAATATTTGAAAACTAATAATACAGGAACAGATTATGATATTTCAATGATACAAAGTTTTATCAATGAGCAACCTAAAGAATATGGTAGTTTTTACATAGACTTAATTACAAAGAAATTCCGTCTTGGATGTGATAAGAAAGTCGTCAATAATGTTATTCCTGGCTTAATCCCATCTTGGGACGTACAGCAAGCTTATCCTATCTCTGAAAAGAACGAGCCTAAAGATGGTGAGTGGTTTGCTCTATCTCAAAAACTTAACGGATCTAATGCCGGATGGAAACACGGACAATTGATAAGTAGACAAGGTAAGCCATTTACAGGACTTGATCATATAATCCAAGACCTTAAAAGACTTCCTAATATAGATAATTTCTTTCTTAATGGAGAATTAATTCGTAAAAATTATGATAACCTTTCTGATAATGATAATTTCCAGTTAGGAACTGGCATTATCAATTCTGATGATTCTGATAAATCTTGTATTAAATTTGTAATTTATGAAATACTCCCAGTCGAAGAGTTTATACATGGTGAAAGTCAATTGACGTATCGGCAACGCAGAACTCAGTTAATTAACCCTCTTACTGTTGCCATTTCGAGACTGAATACCGACAATCTTGAAGTTGTACCTATTATATATGAAGGAACTGATAAATCAGTTATTCCATTATTACTTGATAAAGCAGATAAAGACGGTTGGGAAGGTCTTATGCTTAATAAAGATACTAAATGGAAGAATAAACGCAACAACGGGATTCTTAAAATCAAGTCATTTAAGCATTCCGATATTCGTTGTACTGAAATTATTGAGGGCGATGGTAAATATAAAGGTACATTGGGATTAATTAAATGTGATTATAAAGGGCATGAGCTTGTGTAGGATCTGGATTTACAGATAAGCAGCGAGATTATTATTGGAATAATCCTGATGAGATTATAGGGAAAATTGTGCAAATTAAATTCAAAGCAGAAACTAAAAATAAAGATGGTGGAATTTCAGTTCAGTTCCCTATTTTCGAAATTGTGAGAACCGATAAAACAGAACCATCTTACAACTAATTAAAAGCGGTTATTATCATTATAATACTTGCGTATGCTATAAGTTGGATTGTGACTTGTGGCATCATCAAACTTGTTACATTATGTTTTGGGTGGACATTTAGATGGTCTGTGTCCACAGGCATTTGGTTAACGTTTATTTTGGCAAGAACAGTTTTCAAACAATCGAGCAAGTAAAGGAGGAATTTTATTTTTATACGAAAGTTAAAAGAAATATTAAAACGAGACACATTGTATTGTGTGATGTTGATGATTGTAATTATTCTACTGATTGTAAATATTATTGTTTTACATCATGTAAACAAAGCAGTAGATCAAACATATAACAAAGCATCAAAAGAAGTCGATCTTATCATTGAAGATTCAAATAATGACATTCTACCAATTCTTATTTATTCTAATCCAGTATCGGATTATGAAGTATCTAATGAGCCAAGAATTATCGAAATAGAAGATTATGGCATTTCTGAAATTAAAATTGAAGAAACAATTGAAACAGAAATCATAAATGATATTCCAACAACAATTGAAAAAGAGAATATAGAAATAACATATAACTCAGATAGTGTGCTGACAGCTTCCAAGGGAGTAAATTACTACAATGGTAATAAAGAAACATATTACAACCTAGATATGTCAGGCTGTGTATCTATTATGAGAAATATGGGGAACACTGATGAATATTGGGTGAGAGAAGATGGCTGCAAAATGCTTGGAAATTATATTATGTGTGCAGCTAATCTTGATGTTCATCCACGAGGATCATTAGTTGAAACAAGTTTAGGAACAGCAATTGTCGTTGATACTGGTGGATTTGCTGACAGCAATCCAAATCAAATTGACATTGCGGTTAACTGGTAAGGAGGTATACACATATGCATAAAGTATTTTGTATTATTGGACGAACTGCATCTGGTAAATCAACAATTGTGAGTGCAGTTGCAAAAGATATGAAGTTAAAAGTCTTGAAATCTTATACAACAAGAGCAAGACGTAAGAATGAAGTTGGAAAACATTGTGATCACACATTTATTTCTGCTGACGATGTAAATAAATATATGAATGACATGGTTGCCTATACAGAAAGGTCAGGCTATTGTTCTTTCGCAACAGAGTCGCAATTAATGGATTCTGACTTATATATCATTAATCCAAGTGGTTATTCAGACTTAATTAACACGACAAGAGATATTCCGAATTTGCAGTTGATTGACATTTGGATTGACTGTGATACTGACCAGTTACAGCTTCGATCGAAGAAAAGGTCTACAGCAGATAATTGGCAAGCTAATTATATAAAAGAAGAGGAAGAATTTAATAAGATTTATTCTAATATTGATCCAAAACATTCATATCATGTAGACAACAATGGAGATATATCAGAAGCAATTGGAAAAGTCGAAAGTATTATATTATATGAGCAGCATTTAGCTTAGAGGTGGTGAGAGAGAATGTTTGAGAGTTTCTGTAAGCATAAATCTTACAAAATAATCAGATGTGAAAAGAGTGAACATAAATATACATGTCAGTGCATGAAATGTGGCAAGCAGTTTGAACTGCCAAAAGCACCTGATGAGATGTATACAATTGGACAGGTTGTAAAACTATGGTAAGGAGGTAAATATGTTTAAAGAGTATTGGATTGAATTAGATACCATTGATGGAGCAAAGCAATTAAATGCAATTGCGCTCAGTTATGAAGAAGATATAGATATTATTAAGGGTAGGTATGTCATTGATGCAAAATCAATTCTTGGTATCTTTAGCTTAGATATTTCGAAACCAGTGAAAATAAAGATTCATTCTGATGATATATCCGTATTGGATAAGTTCTATCAGGATATTAAAGATTTTGTTTTGTAAAATATTATATATAAAGAAGAGGTGATTTTAGTGAGTCGAATACGTGATTTGTATATCGATTATGACTGATGGGTGCATAGTTAATACGATTAAAGCCATATGTGAGATGTACAATGAAGATTTTAAATACTATAAAAAGTTTAGGCATATTGATTGGTGGGAAATTAATACGTGGAATTTTGAAGAGTGTAATTGTGCTAAACCATCGTATATTGATTCATATTTTAATCAGCCAAGATTTTTTCAATATATCACTTATATGGATTGGGCGAAAGAGATATTAGATGAACTGAAAGAAACTTATAAAATAAGTATTGTTTCTGCTGGTTATAGCCCAAATCTATATGGCAAATCAATTTGGATTAAGGAGAATTTACCTTATTGTGATTTTATAGGAGTTAATTTAAAACAATATAAAAATAAAGGACACATAGATATGAGTAATGGTATTTTCATTGATGATTCTTACAATAATTTAATTACATCAAATGCAATGATTAATATATGTTTTGGAGATATATATACATGGAACAAAGATTGGCAAGGTATAAAATGTAAAAATTGGCATGATGTTAATGATTTTTTAGGAGGTTTAGTTAAGTAGTGAAATATATGACAAGCCATGAGTTAGCGAATGAATTATTGAGTAGACCTGATCATATGATAACCGCAACACATGGAAACAGAGAATATAGTATTAGAGATTATCAGATGGCAGTAGATTACCGCAACTATGATGACTCAACAACTTATTGGACTCTGAATTTGTGCTCAGAGAGAATTATATAAGAAAGGAATGTATATGAGCATTGCATTAATAGGGCAAGAATGTAGTGGTAGACATACTGTGTTAAATGAATTATTGGCTATGGGATACGATACCATTAGATATTATACGACAACTCCTGATTATGGATACGATAATAACTATCATATTAGTGACAAAGAATTCTGTGAAATGATTGATAGTGAGCAGTTCCTATATTGGGAAGCTTTTGAAACAAATGATGGCATTAATTATATCGGAACTAAATATTCTGATTATGCTGGTGGAAATAAAGTTGTCATAGTAGAAGATATGGCAAAGTTACATACATTAGTTTCGTACTTTCCAGAGTTTAAGTCTATTTATTTAAAGGTAGATAAACATGAAATTAATAATCGAATAATGTCTATATATACTACAAAAGATGCCATTAAAAAGGTGAAAAAGCGTAACAAGAAGTTAAAGGCGAGAAACCAAGGGATGGAAACACTTGCTGATTGTATAGTTGATAATTATGGCAGATTACCTTATCAAACAGCAGTGATATGCAAGTGGTTTGATCAAGAGTAGGTGGCAAGGTTGATTTCTTATGGAATCGAGAAAGGAGATAAAATTTGTACAATGTAATAAAAAAGGATGGTACTATAGAGCCTTATAATGAGCAAAAGATCATTGATGCTTGTAACAAAGCTGCTAGACGTGCCATGTATGAGTTGTCAGACAATGATTATGCACAGATTTTGAACGATGTATTAACAAAAATAGATGAAAGTTACGATGAAGATACAGATATTGAAATTTACGATATGCATAACATTGTAGAATCTGTTTTGGAAGAAGATTTTCCAACGGTTGCAAAAATGTATAAAGAATATAGAAATTACAAAAAAGACTTTGTGCATATGATGGACAAGGTATATGAACGTAGTCAGTCTATCAGATATATTGGAGATAAAAGCAACGCTAATACAGACTCAGCGTTAGTAGCAACAAAAAGAAGTCTTATTTACAACGAATTAAGTGGAGAATTATATAAGAAATTCTTTTTAACTCACGATGAGAAACAAGCCGCAAAAGATGGATATATTTATATTCATGATAGGAGTGCAAGGCTTGACACATTTAATTGCGATTTATTTAGAGTTGGTGAGGTTATGAAGAACGGTTTTGAAATGGGTAATATTTGGTATAATGAACCAAATTATCTTGATACTGCTTTTGATGTAATGGGAGATATTATTCTTTCAACAGCCGCACAACAATATGGAGGATTTACAGTTCCAGAAGTAGATAAAATTCTTGAACCATATGCAGAAAAATCATATGAAAAATATTATCAAGAATATATGAAGATTGCAGATGATATTGAATATGAACAAGTATTAGAAATACATTCTAAAAAAGCTTCTGAATATGCCACGGGCAAAGTTCAACGTGACTTTGAACAAGGATGGCAAGGCATTGAAATGAAGTTAAATAGTGTTGGGTCAAGCCGAGGGGACTATCCTTTTGTCACGATGACAATCGGATTAGCAACATCAAAGTTCGGCAAAATGGCAGCTATTTCACTTCTTAAAGTTCATTCCGAAGGACAAGGTAAGAAAGGATTTAAACGACCTGTATTATTCCCCAAGATTGTATTTTTATATGATAAAAATCTTCACGGAGATGGATCAGACAAATATCCAAGTGCAGATGTATTTAATGCAGGAATTGATTGCAGTAGTAAGACGATGTATCCAGATTGGTTATCATTGACAGGAGATGGGTATGTTGCAGAAATGTATAAGAAATATGGTAAAGTGGTGAGTCCGATGGGCTGCCGAGCTTTCTTATCACCTTGGTATGAAAAAGGTGGTATGCATCCAATAGATGAAAATGATAAACCAATATTTGAAGGACGTTTTAATCTTGGCGTTGTTTCTCTTCATCTTCCTATGATTCTTGCAAAAGCCCGTAGAGAATCCAAGGATTTCTATGAGGTTCTTGATTATTATCTTGAGTTAATTCGTGAATTACATAAAAGAACATATGATTATATTGGTGAATTAAGGGCAAGCGTAAATCCAATTGCTTTTTGTGAAGGTGGTTTGCTTGGTGGTAATTTAAAGCCAACAGATAAGATTAAAACAATTCTTCCACCAATGACAATGAGTTATGGAATTACTGCATTGAACGAATTGCAAAGACTTTATAATGGTAAATCTATTCGTGAAGATGGACAGTTTGCATTAGAAGTTATGCAATATATCAACGATTATACAAACCGAATTAAAGAGGAAGACCATATTTTATATGCACTTTACGGCACTCCTGCCGAATCGTTGTGTGGTCTTCAGATCGAACAGTTCCGCAAGATTTATGGAATCATTGAGAATGTATCAGACAAGCCTTATGTAAGTAATTCGTTCCATTGTCATGTTTCGGAACAGATGTCACCTATTGAAAAACAGGATAAAGAAGGACGTTTCTGGAATTTATTTAATGGTGGAAAAATTCAGTATTGCAGATACAATTTAGGATATAACAAAGAAGCGATTAAAACACTTATTCTTCGAGCAATGGATAAAGGTTTTTATGAAGGAGTAAATCTTGCTATGTGTTACTGTGAAGATTGCGGATATCAGCAAGTAGAAATGGATATATGTCCTAAGTGTGGTAGCAAGATGATTACTAAAATTGACAGGATGAACGGATACTTGGGATTTACAAGAGTACATGGTGAGACAAGATATAACGAAGCTAAGAATGCAGAAATTGCAGATAGGGTTTCAATGTAGTATAAGGAGGTGAAAAATAAATTATAGAAATTATAACAAAAGAAATAAGTGGTTTCAAAAATTATACTATTGATACAGAGGGGAATGTCTATTCCCTTCTGAGCAAAAGGTACTTAAAGCCTTGGTTAGATTCAAAAGGATATTTACAAGTAGAACTTAGGGATGATTATGGGAAAAGAAAAATCAAAAAAGTTCATAGGTTGGTAGCAGAAACTTTTATACCGAATCCCGATAATTTGCCAGAAGTTAATCACAAAGATGAAAATAAGCAGAACCCTAGTATAAATAATCTTGAATGGTGTACATCAAAATATAATTCAAATTATGGAACACGAAAAGAAAGAATTGGATTTTCAATTAGAAATAGCGAAGTTAAACACAGAAAATCAATTATGCAATATGATCTAAATGAAAATTTTGTTAGAGAATATAACACTATCGAGAGAGTTAAAGATTATGGATTTAGTCAACCTAATGTAATAGCTGTATTAAAAGGGAGAAGAAATCAAACTGGTGGATATATTTTCAAATATAAGGAGGATGTATTAAATGAATTATCACACAATAACATATCCTGATCAAAATAATGGTGATGGTTTGAGAGTTGTTTTATGGCTCTCAGGCTGTTCTCACCATTGTTATAATTGTCAAAATCCTCAAACATGGAATCCTGATAGTGGCATTCCATTTGATAAATCGGCAAAGCAAGAAATATTCACAGAACTGTCTAAAGACTATATATCGGGCATTACTTTCAGTGGTGGTGATCCACTACATGAAAATAACCTCGATGAAGTCCTCAAATTGGTCAAGGAAACCCGTATTTCTTTTCCTGAGAAAACTATCTGGTTGTATACAGGTTTTCGATGGAATTACATAATGAATTATCAACCTGTAGAAACAGATGATTTTGATTATTTTGATTATATTGAAGAATCTTATAATGACGGATTGATGGAAAAACGCAAGCAGATAATTTCTTTATGCGATGTCGTGATAGACGGAGAATATATAGATGAGCAGAAAGATCTCACACTCAAGTGGAGAGGTTCAAAAAACCAAAACTGCATTGATGTGAAGCAATCTCTCGCTCAAAGCAAAATGGTTTTATATTGCGATTAGATGAAAAGGAGGTATACTCTTATGGCAGTAGCAATTATAACATTTTTTCTTGGTTGCATTCTCGGTATAACCGTTGCATCGTTATGTAGTGCAGCCAAAACAGGTGATGATCTTATATCATCATGCACAGAAGAAGGTGAAGAACAATATCATATCTAATAGAGAAGTTTAAAGGCATTTATCGAATCAAAGCACCAATAGATACAAAGACAAATGATTTTCCACGAAAGATGAATAGCCAATATGAAGACATAGATTTATACATCGACTGTCAATTTGGCAATAAAGTATTCTACCAAGGTAATAGCACTTTGTTGGCATATATTCCATCGATCGGACGTGGCAGAAATATTATTCAAAAGATTCAAGAAACAAATCCATCAATTATATATAATATAGAAGAAACAGATGAAGAAATTCTATTTGAATTCAAATATGTCAATTCTGACAAAATTATTCCATTGTTAAAACCTAGAACCAATGGTGCAAATATATCACCATTCTCAAGCAAGAACTTGCCACGAAATAATGAATATAGATTACCAGATGAAGTCTTGAATAACTATAAAGAAATAATCCAAAATGTACCCCCAAACAAGCTTCTCAGTATTAATATTATACAGAATTCTTTTATTAAGTCGTTGGCATCAAAGAAGCATCCATTATCCGAAATAAAAGCTGATATGAGATTAAAAGGATTGCGTGGTAAGGAATATATACATTCTATTGGCAAGTGGGATAAGTATATTAAATATTTAAAGGAGAACTTATATGGAAACAATTAAGATAAAGTATTTTGACGATGAGATAGATAAAATTGAAAAGATTAGCAAAGGAGATTTAATTGATCTTCGTGCAGCAGAAACAGTAGAAATGAAAAAGGGTGAATTCCGGCTAATTTCTCTTGGCGTAGGCATGAAGTTACCTAAAGGTTACAAGGCAAATGTATACCCAAGAAGTAGTACATATAAGAATTTTGGTATTATTCTAGCAAATAGTGTTGGTCAAATAGATAATAGTTACAGCGGAGATAATGACTGTTGGAAATTCCCAGCTATTGCTATGAGAGATACTATAATTCGTAAGAACGATCGAATTTGTCAGTTTGAGATTCAGAAGATTCAGCCTGAGATCGAATTCGTAGAAGTTGATCACTTAGATGATGAATCAAGAGGTGGAATTGGGTCTACTGGGACAAATTAAAGAGGTGAGCATATATAGAACAAACAGTGGAAATTAAGGATAAGATTAATCTTACCATTAAAGAAGCATCGATATACTCTAATATTGGAGAAACTACAATTAGAAAACTCCTATCTGCAACGGCATGTCCTTTCTTATTAAAAGTGGGTAATAAACAGTTAATTAAAAGAAATGAATTCGAGAAATATTTAAATAGTAAGCATTTTATATGAGATTGATATAACAATAAGAATCTTTGTGTGGTATAATACATACACGCAGAGATTCTTTGCCTTATATAAAGGAGGAATTACGATTGGGCAAAGATCTAAAAGGGAAAGAATTAGGGCAAGGTATCGTCCAAAAAAAGAGTGGTAGATATGAAGCAAGATATGTTGATCGTTTTGGCAAAAGAATATCGATTTCAGGCAAAGATTTAAAAGATGTCAAAAAGCGATACAATGAAGCATTGTATGAAAATGATAAACAAATCAACATCAGAGAGAATATCACACTCGATGAGTGGTATAAAGAATGGATGGATGTTTATAAGTTTGATGTTATACGAGAAAATACAAAAAAATATTACAACACAGTATACAAAAAGCATATATCACCTTATCTTGGTATGTTCCATTTAACAGATATTACTCAATATCAAATTAAAAAGAGACTCAAAGAATTAAAAGAAAACGGGTATAAATTTGAAACTTGTAATAAGGTGAAAATTTTATTGGTTGATATTTTTAATAAAGCTCTTATCAATGAATATGTGCGAAGAAATCCAGCAAAGGGAATCACTTTAAAAAGAGACGAGAAAAAAGATATTAGAGTATTAACCAGAGAAGAACAGGTAACTTTCTTTGATTGCTGTAAAGGCACATTTTATGATAATCTATTTGTGGCTGCGGTATCAACAGGAATGAGAATTGGAGAACTTGCAGCATTAAAATGGGAAGATATTGATTGGAATAACATGGTTATTAATGTCAGAAAAACACTTGTATACCAACAATATGAGGGTGATCCGAAAAAGGATTTTCATTTTGAGAACCCTAAGACAGATACAAGTACACGAAAAATCCCAATTAATAGGCAATGTGAATTAGCCCTAAAGAAGCAGTTCATGCAAAAAAGAGCTGTAGCATCCAAACAGCCAATTACTAAAAATGTTAGGGAAGATTGTGCAGATTTGTTATTCACAACAAGATTTAATACACCTTTAAATTCTCAAATTGTATGTGATGCAATCAACAAAATTATTGAAGAGATTAATCTAACAAAAGACTATTTAGATGAAATGGAATCATTTTCTGCACACTGTTTTCGCCACACATTTGCCACACGTTGCTTTGAAGCTGGTATTGCACCAAAGACAGTACAAAAATATCTGGGACATGCTACATTACAAATGACAATGGATCTCTATACATCTGTTATGCCACAGCATATGGAATCGGAGATGAATAAATTTGCGGATGTACTTGACACCATATCACAATCGGGTGATAATCTTGTCGAAGAACAATACAAAAACACAGTCCATAATGCTAAAATAACTGTTTTTCGTGGAGACTCAATGGTAGTATAGCTGGTGTTAGTGGAGACAAATGTTCACAGAATGGCTTAAAATAAGCATTTCTAAAGTGCCGATTTTAACAACAAGAATATCTTATTACGTATACCAGATAACCCCGTATTTATGGACAGAAAAGGCGGATAAAAAGAAAAATGAAACAGCAGAATAAACGATTAATACTTCTATGTATAGCAGCTTTGTTGATATTGTTTATGGGAGCTGGGAAAAATACCGGAAATGTGCAGGCTGCGGAATCAGTAAAGAAACAGGAATTATCACAGGACGAGAACACACATACATTTTCAAATGCCAGTGACGGTTCCTTCCAATATGATTATGCAGTAAAGTCAGATTACTATAAAGGTATGGGTGTAGATGAGAGCACCGGACTGAAATATGCACTTGTAAGCTATGATGAGAAGCTGTGGGCGGTTGTAGTAACTAAGAAAAGTGAGTTTAATGGTTCCTATGATACCAGCTCTTATACAGGCAAGATGTCATTGAAATTTAAGCCGGCAACGACAAAGACCGTGCTTCGGTTTTCAAAAAATAAAACCGGAAACACAGCTCTTGAAAAATGCTTTTACTATAGTGACGATTATTCCATTCTAACAACCGGTTTTTCAAAGGATATATATTACATTGACGGAACACCGGTAAAAGGAATCAAGAAGGTAGCAGGAACGTATTATTTCTTCCGGAAAGGAAAGCGGGTGGATGAAACCGGCTGGTATCCATATGGAAGATCACAGGTATATGTAAAGGATGGAAAGGCAATATTCCGTTTTTCAGGAGATGCCTGTTATTCATTTACAAATGGCAAGAAACAGCGTGTAACGGATCGTTACATCAGCGTTAAAGGCACAGTGTACTGGTTTGATGCAGCGGGTGCACTGGCACAGGGAATGAAACAGGCCGGCGGAGAATATTATTATCTGCGGGATGGTGTAAGCCGTCGGAACTATTATAAAAAGGTTGATCGTTATGGCTATTATTTTGGCGAAGATGGCAAAGCAGTAAGAGATACATGGGTAAATGTAAAAAATGCCATGATGTATTTTAATGCAAATGCACGTAATACAAAGACCTATTATCTGGATGGATATAAGGACAGCGAGCGGATCGGAATGTATAAGATCTACAGTAAAAACAAATGGAATTTTGTAACAGATGGCATTTATAAGATCGATGGCTCATTTGTATATTTTAAAAATGGAAGACATTATACATCAACCAGATGGTACAGCTCAAATGATACGACCATGTATTATATCCGAAAGGGAGAAGTGCTCTATAAACGAAAACAGTCCGGAAACGGATATGTGCTGTATCAGGCAAATGGAGTCAGATGGAAGAAAGTTTCCAGTATGTGGGCGCCATATAATAAAGGAAAAACCTTTTACTATGATAAAAATGGAACAAGTCTGTACCGGTATTTTAATGCCAGCTATTCAAAGAGCAAATACAGGAACACAGTATGGATCTATGATGCAGGAAGTTCCGGATGGCAGCAGGTAACAGATAAATTATTAAATATTCATTCGGATTATTATTATATACCGGAAGATGGCGTGATAAAGGCAGAAGAGGGCTGGCAGACCATTGACAAAAAAACTGCAGTCTATACGGATGCTTCCGGAAAAGTATCAAAATACATATATTATGACAAGACCGGAAAATATTCCATATACAGAGAAGGACAGAAGCTGGATCAGATCGTTCCGGGGATTGTTACTGTCCAGATCAATGGCAAGACGGTATATTACCTGATGAATGAACAGGGACAAAGTGTATCTGGAAGTCAGTCCGTGGATGGATATCTATATGACTTTGATAAATATGGACGTGCATATAGCAGACGACTGGAAGGTTCTGTTTACTGGGATACGGATGCATGGATGAAGCGCGTGATCCTGGCATATCTGGGTAAGACAAATATATATTGCAATGTATTTGTCGATCAGGCATTTGCACTTGCTGGTGGAGATGATCCATCGCAGAAACTTGCGGTTCAGTATACAAGTCCGGAAAAAGGCGGTATCCTGTTAGATCGGATGTATACCGGAACGGAATGGGGCGGTGCCGGAACTGTGACCGGAAAAGTTGTTCTGTCAGATGGGAAAAGCTGGATGAAACAGGATTCGATTCAGTTGAATTCAGATATTGTAGATTTCTCATATGATGCATTAACTCCGGGAGACGTGATCGTATATTATAAAAACGGAGAGACAGAGGCAAGCCATGTTTCCCTGTTTCTTGGTAAGTTTAAAAATGCGGCAGCGGTTAAGAAATATCTGATCCGGATGGGTGTTTCCAAACAGTTGGCGGAAGCCTGTGTCAAGGACTGGGGCGCTTATTATGATAATGATGGAACTTACTGGTGTATTCACGGTGGAATGGGAAGCAGTAGTCAGGTCTATATCAGTAACAGTACTTATTGTATTCCGGCATCCGGCAATACATATACATATGGAAGAAAGATCATAAATGTGATCGACTGATAATACAAAAGCATTAGAATGCGGATATTGCATGGTTGTATGTAACTTACAACAGCAAATTGTCCGTATCTAATGCTTTTTTAGATGTTTATTCCTCAGAAGATAATTCTTCCCACTGTTCATACATCGTGTTCAATTCTTCTTCTACAGAATTTCGTTCTTTTGTCAGATCATTTAACAGTGCAACATTTGTTGCATTTTCAGGAACCAGAAATTCTTCATCAATTTCAGCCAGACGGTTTTCAAGCTGTTCGATCTTGTCTTCCAGCTTTTTCAGATCATTTGCTTTTTTCCGAAGTCTTGCCTGTTCGGCTTTGTTTTCCTTCCAAGAGAGCTTTGCCTGGGATTCTGTCTGTTTTTCCTGAGAGACAGTATCAGATACTGGTGCAAATGCCTGCTTTCCGGTGGAAGCCGGCTGGGCTCTGTGGCTTTCGTAGTAATCATAGTTTCCAATATAATTGGTTAACTGCTTATCCTTTAATTCGATGATCCTTGTTGCTGTCTGATTGATAAAATATCGATCATGGGATACATAAAGGACTGTTCCGGTATAGTTCCGTATCGCTTCTTCAAGGATCTCCTTGGATGTGATATCCAGATGGTTGGTCGGCTCATCGAGAATCAGGAAGTTTGCAGATGAGAGCATCATTTTGGCAAGGGATACACGCCCTTTTTCGCCACCGCTCAAGTCTGCGATCTGTTTGAACACATCCTCTCCGGTAAATAGAAAGGCGGCAAGAACGTTTCGGATCCTGGTATTGGTCAGGTCAGGATAGGCGTTGCTGATCTCGTCAAATACCGTATTGTTCATATTCAAGACCTGATGCTCCTGATCGTAGTAACCGATCTTGACACGGGAGCCTAAGATGACAGTTCCGGCATCCTTTGGAACAAGCTTGTTGATGATCTTTAAGATCGTAGTCTTACCGGTTCCGTTTCCGCCAATCAGGGCGACATGCTCACCACGTTTGATCTCCATATTCAGATCGGAAAACAGATTATACTGTTCAAAGGCTTTGGACAGCCCTTCGATCGTAAGTACATCTTCACCGCTGATAACGGATGGTTCCAGCGTCAGCCGCATTTCACTGTTTAATTCGGTTGGCTTGTCCAGACGTTCCACACGGTCTAACATTTTTTCACGGCTTTCTGCCCGTTTGATTGATTTTTCACGATTGAACTGCTTTAATTTTGTGATAACTTCTTCCTGATGCTTGATATCTGCCTGCTGGTTTAAGTAGGCTTTCATCTTATTTGTCCGGATCTCGGCGCGCTTTTGAGAGAAGTAGGTGTAGTTTCCGTTATATACGGTGCTGTGTCCACGATCAAGTTCTACGACCTTTGTTACGATCTTATCCAGAAAGTAACGGTCATGGGAGACGAGAATCACACTTCCCTGATAGCCGGTTAGAAAGGTTTCAAGCCAACTGATCGAATCCATATCCAGATGGTTGGTCGGCTCATCCAAGATGATGATATCCGGTTTTGTAAGAAGAAGTCTGCCGAGTGAAAGACGGGTTTTTTGTCCGCCCGATAAGGTATCGGTATGACGGTCGAAATCTTCTTTGGAGAAGCCGAGACCTTTTAATACTCCGGTGATCTCACTTTCGTAGGCATATCCGTTTTTATATTCAAATTCATGTGTATAGCGGTTATAGGTTGAGAGGGCGGCTTTCAGTTCGTCGCCGGTCAGTGTTGTCATATCCTGTTCCAGTTTGCGGATCTTATCCTGAAGCTCGATCACAGGCTTCATGGCATCCTCCATCACGCCGTATACCGTATCGTCATAGAAAATATCCTGATGCTGGGAGAGGTAACCGATCGTACGGTCTTTTGATAAAACAATCTGTCCGGAATCTGCTTCTTCTTCCTGCATAATGATCTTTAATAATGTTGTTTTGCCTGCACCATTGATACCAACGATCGCCATTTTTTCCTTATCTTCAAGATGAAAGGATACATTGTCGAGAATTACGTTGGTTCCGAATGCTTTACTTATATTTTGACAATCGAGAATCAT